CCACCCGGTACGCCCGTACCACCACAACTTCACACCACCCGGTTGAGGCGAGGCCGCAACCTGGGCACCACGACCCGTGGGGTCGAATGGGGCCGACACGTACCGCATATTGCGGACGTGTCGGCCCCTTTCTGTTTTCCGGACACGAACAGGAAGGGCTCATGGCGACGATCCACCAGAGTGACCTGTCCTCATGGATGCGCTGCCCGACGCAGTTCATGTACCAAAAGGCCGGCCGCGAACGCCGTCAGACCTCGGCCCTGTCCTACGGGTCGGTCATGCACTACGCGATGGAGACGTTCGAGCGCCTGCGCGCCGACCCCGACGTCACCCTCGACCAAGCCACCAAGATCGCCGTCGACACCTTCCAGTACTTCTGGCACCCCAGCAACATCCACGAGGTCAGCGAGCCGGTACAGGCATGGCTGCGCGGGCAGACCTACTCCTCCCTGCGCGACCGGGGCACCGAGGTCATCCAGAAGTACGCCGCCGAGACGAAGTTCGACGACTGCACCCTGCTGGCCACCGAGTACTCCTTCCAAGTACCCATCCCCGGAACGTGGGACCAGGCCCTCGGCCAGCCGCACATCCTCGCCGGCACCATCGACCGCCTCGCCCTGCGGCTGTACAAGGGCAAGCCCTTCGTGTCCGTCGAGGACTTCAAGACCGGCGCCCAGTACAGCTACCTGCGCCACAACCTGCAGTTCACCGGGTACTGCATGGCCACCCACCTGCCGCACTTCTGGACCGGATGGAACGGTGAGGACGGATACGGCCAGGAGGACGGAACCGCCCTGCATGAACGGTTCCTCACCTTTCCCCGCCGGGGCACGTGGATCAACCTCAAGACCATCAAGTTCGTCGATGCGGGATTTCGCGGGCCGCTGGACTACCAGCGCTTCGCCCTGGCCGTCGAACAGGTGCTCGCCTCCCAGAAGGCCGAGATCTACCCCCTGACCCTGTCCGGGGACGTCTGCGAGCACTGCGAGTTCCGCGACATCTGCGCCGGGACCGGCGTGGCCGAGAACAACCACGGGCAGGCTGGAACCTACGAACCGGCCCGCGTCTTCGGTGAGAACACCCCGGCGGTGACGCCGTGAGCAAGAGGCTGTCCCTGCGGGTACGCCGACCCCTGCTGCTGGACCTGTGCTGCGGGCAGGGCGGCGCCTCGGCCGGCTACGTCTCGGCCGGGTTCGACGTGGTCGGCGTCGACATCAGCCCGCAGCCGAAGTACCCCTACCCCTTCGTCCAGGCCGACGCGCTGCAGTTCCTGGCCGATCACGGCTGGAAGTTCGACGCCATCCACGCCAGCTTCCCCTGCCAGGCGTTCACCAAGGCCAGCCGCATCCGCAAGAACGTCCACCCCGACCTGATCACCCCCGGCCGGCCCCTGCTGAACGAGGTCGGCAAGCCGTGGGTGATGGAGAACGTGCCCGGCTCACCCCTGCTGTCCCCGGTGGAGGTGTGCGGGTGCATGTTCACCGGGCTGGGCGTGTACCGGGTGCGCTGGTTCGAAACCTCCTACGACATCGCCCTTCCCCAGCTTCCCCACGCGCCCCACACCGACCCGCAGGTGAAGATGGGCCGGATGCCCAAGCCGGGCCAGCGCATGCACGTGGTCGGCAACTTCTCCGGCATCCCCCAGGCCCGCGTGGCCATGGGCATCGACTGGATGAACCGCGAAGGACTGCGCGAGGCCATCCCCCCGGTCTACACGCAGTACATCGGCGGACACGTCAGGGCCCTGCTGGACCTGATGGAGGACCCGACATGACCTTCGCCTACGACAGCATCCGCGCGCTGGACCTGTTCGCCGGCACCGGCTGGGGTGTGGCCTGCGACTGGCTCGGGGTGCGCGAGGACGGCGTGGACAACATGCCCGAAGTCATCGCCACCCGCGACCGCAACGGCTTTCGCACCCCCTGGCACGACATCCGCGACATGCCCCCGCGCGTGGCCGCAGCCTACGACCTGCTGATCGCCTCACCGCCCTGCCAGTCCTTCTCCATCGCCGGTGCCGGGGAAGGCCGAGACGCGCTGACCGCCGTGCTGGACGGCGTGCAGGCCCTGTCCCAGGGTCGAGAGCCGTTGCGCACCACCCCTGACCCCCGCACATGGCTGGTGCTGGAGCCGCTGCGCTTCGCTCTGGCCGGGCATCCGCCTTACATCCTGTGGGAGCAGGTGCCCACCATCCTGCCGGTCTGGCAGGCGTGTGAGCGGGTCCTGAGCGCCCACGGGTACGTGGTGTGGACCGGGCTGATGCGCACCGAGCAGTACGGCATCCCCCAGACCCGCACCCGCGCAGTCCTGATGGCCACCAACACGCGCTCCACCATCCTGCCGCCACCGCCGACCACGTCCCGCTACTACGAACGTCAGCCACACCGGATGGACGCCGGGGTCGGGGCGTGGGTGACCATGCAGTCGACGCTGGGCCTTGACGACGCCGAGCCGTGGCTGGCCCTGCGCTCGAACTACGGCACCAACGGGGTCTCGGCCCAGCGGGGCCTGAGGTTCATCACCCAGCCGGCCCCGACGGTCACCACCAAGATCAACCGCAATCAGTGGGTTCTGGCCGATCCGGCGGGTAACCGGGAGAAGTTCACCCCGCTCAATCAGCGCGTCTCTGTCCTGCAGGCCCAAGAGCTGCAGACCTACCCCGAGGACTTCGTGTTCGTCGGGGGCTCCCAGAACCAGTACCTGCAGATCGGCAACGCCGTGCCCCCGCTGTGGGGCTACCGGCTCATCGAGTCCGTCCTGACGCCCTGACCCACACATTCGGTTCATTACTTCAAGCCGCACCAAAGACGTTCAACAGGAAGGAAGCTCATGGCGCTACTGATCAAGACCACCGGACTGGAGGACTACGCACCCGGTGGAACCGCCCGGGTGAAGGTCTTGGTGATCGGCGGCCCCGGCGCGGGAAAGACGCGCTGGTCCAGCTACTTCCCCAAGCCCATCTTCGCCGACTGCGAGAAGGGCCGCGCCTCCATCGCCGACCGGCGCATGCCCTACGTCGAGATCACCAGCAGCCAGGACATGATCGACCTGCTGACGATGATGAAGCACGAGTGCCGTCAGCCCAAGGATGGGCGTAAGTACGAAACCATCGTGATCGACACCCTCGACGCCTTCCAGCGCAAGGTGAAGAACGAGTGGATGGAACTCAACCGCAAGGACGTCTTCACCGGGTGGGAGGCGTGGGGCTACCTCAACTCCAAGATGCAGCTCCTGATGACGCGGCTGCTCAACCTCGACATGCACGTCATCGTGAACGTCCACTACAAGGACAAGACCGTTCACGACGACGAGACCGGGCGCGACGCCAAGGAACTCATGCTCCAGCTTCAGGGCGAAACGGCTGACACAGCTTTCAACGACTTCGACCTCGTGGGCTGGATGGGCACTTTCTGGAAGCCGGGCGACGACGGCAAGCGGGTGCAGAAGCGTGGTCTGACGTTCAAGGCCGACCCCAAGCGCCCGTTCCTGAAGGATCGCCTGCACGTTACCCCCGACTGGCTGGAGGTGAACTTCGACGGCGATGACTACACCCGTCTGTTCGCACCCATCCAGGCCAAGGCCGAAACCCTCGGCGCCTCACAGATCGTGGAGGAAGTTCCTCGCGCCGAACCCGAACGGGACACCTCCACCATCGTGGTGGCCCCCGGCGCCCTAGGTTCGGGACCGGTCGGAACCCACTCCTTCGCAGCCGCAGCCAAGGATCTGCCGCTGTCGCAGATGGACAAGCCCACGCTGGTGAAGATGGCCCGCGACCTCGGCGTCACCGCCGGGCCCAACGGGCCCCTGGCCGGCAACTCCACCAAGGCCGAGTACGTCGAAGCACTGGAGGCCCACCGTGACGGGAAGACACCCGCCCCTGCCGCGCCCGCCCGGCCCGAACCAGCCCCAGCCGATCCGGTTCCCGAGCCCGCGAAGGTCACCGGAGAACCCGCCCGACCCGCCGCCGCCAAGCCTGCCGTCGCCAAGACCGCAGCCAACCCACGACGGACCAAGGCCAAGATCCAGTCCACCGAGGCCGGACTGGTCGACGTGTCCACCGGTGAGATCCACGACGAGCCCAAAGACCAGACAGAGCAGGCTATCCAGACCGTCAAGGACACCCTCGGCGGCGTCGTGATCGAAGACAGCAACGACGACAGCCATGACGATCAGGCCGAAAAGTCCAGCGAGCAGGCGCAGCACGAGGCCGACAAGGCCGTGGTCCTCAAGCCCGAGCCCGCCGAGGCCAAGAAGCCGGCACCGATTCAGGCCACGTGCGAGATCTGCGGCAAGAGCCTGGCCGGGGAACGTCCCGACATCGTGAAGATCGCCTTCATCCGGTTCCGCAAGCGCGTGTGCGAAGCCGACTACGACCAGCTCAAGTCCAAGCGCTGAGCCCAGCAACCCAACTGACGAGGAGAATCCCTTGCTGATCGAAAACGAGCACGAAGAAGACACCCGCTTCCGCGACGACCAGATCTTCCGTGCCCGCCTGACCGAGATCAAGCTGCGCACCTACCCCTTCACCGACAGGGACGGCCACCCGGCCGAAGGCCAGTCGCTGGACTGGTGGTGGGAGATCACCGGCTCCACCGAGGGTCCTGCCTACATCGGGCGCAAGGTCAAGGGCGAGTGCCACCCCAAGATGACCAACCGCGAGGACAACAAGTTCCGCCAGTGGGCCGAGGCCCTGCTGAATCGGGAGATCCCGGTCGGGATGAAGCTGGACACAGATGATTTGGTGGGGCTCGAAGCCGACATCCTGATCAGACTGCGCCAGGACCGCAAGGAACGCGACAAGTGGTGGCCGCAGGTGGATGGAATCGCGCCGGTGGACGGGGCCCTTCAGGACGTGCCCTTCTGACCGGCACCTTGATCGCCGCGCCTTGAGCCGTAGGACCGACGCAGTGTCGGTGTGCTCGGCGCGGCCCGCCGGGAGTACGGCTTGGCTCCCTGGCGGACCCCGGACGGCTGAGGAACGGGGTGGGACTCAGCCGTCCGGGGGCAACCCCATCCCCCTGCACATATCTGCACCCGCAGTACAGACCCGTGACCTGAGAAGGGGTGCGCGTGGAGTTCGACCCGGTCGCCTATCTGGCCACCAAGGGACTACGCGGAAAGCCGGTCTCCGGCGGGCGAGAGATCACCTACGCCTGCTTCTTCGACTGCGGTGAGCCCGGCGACTCCAAGAAGAAGAAGCTCTACATCCAAGCCGACACCGGCCTGTACCAGTGCAAGGTGTGCGACGCCTCCGGCGGCTCCTACCTCCTGCAGAAGCACTTCGGCGACGCACCGAACGACGCCCACCACGACAACCCCTTCGCCCGCCGCCGCATCCTCGACTCCGCCACCGAGGTCGGCGAGACCATCCTGCACAACAACGACGACGTCCTGACCTGGCTGGTCACCGAACGCGGCCTCGAAGCCGAAACCGTCATCGAACGCCGGCTCGGGTTCGTGGCCGGAGGCTGGTCCCTGACCGGGTCCCTGCCCCAGGACGTCACCAAGGACCAGCTTCTGGACACCGGGCTGGTCCACCGCGACGGCGACCGCAAGGGCCAGGACTTCTTCTGGCGTCACGTCCTGATCCCCTACATCTCCCGGGGCCACACCATCCAGATGCGCGGACGCGCCTGGGGGGAGACCAAGGGCGGCAAGTACCTCACCGGCCCCGGTGAGCCGGTGCGCCTGTACAACTCCGACGCCCTCGACGGCGCCGAGGACGTCATCATCACCGAGGGGGAATTCGACTGCATCATCCTGTCGCAGGCACTGTCGCGGGCCGACGAACGACGGGCGCGCGCGGTGGCCGTGGTCGGGCTGGCCGGCACCCACGCCCTACCCGATGAACTGCTCGACCTGCTCTCCGGCGCCAAGCGCATCTACCTGGGTTTCGACTCCGACGACTCCGGCCGCAAGGCCGCCGAAACCCTCGCGGAGAAGATCGGCTCACGAGCACGCGTTCTCACCCTGCCCTACGAGAACGGCCGCAAATGCGACTGGACCGAATACCTGCTCCCGACCGGGCAGGTGGGCAGCGACTGGGCCGCCCGCCACCCCTACGCCGGGCACACTTGGCGCGACGTCATGCGGCTGCTGTCCTCCGCCAGCGGCAAACGCCTGTTCTCGGTGGCCGAGAGCGGCGAGGCGTTCCGCGCCTACCGCAACTCCAACCCCGGCCTGAAGACCGGGTACAAGATGCTCGACGGGATCATTCGCCCCGGACTGCTGCCAGGCCAGGTGCTGATCTTCCTGGCCAAGACCGGCGCCGGTAAGACCACCCTGCTGTGCAACCTCGCGGTCAACATGCGCCAGTACAAGGTGCTGTTCATCTCGCTGGAGATGACCCGCGAGGAGGTCTACGACCGGCTGCGGAAGATCTACCTGTTCCACTACCCCCGCGCCAGCGACCACGACATCGACGACGCGCTGATCAACGTGTGGATCTGCGACGAGAACCGCCTGGGCGAGAACGACATGCGCGCCCTGATCAACGAGTTCGTCGTGGAGTCCGGTACCACCCCGGACCTAGTCATCGTGGATTACCTCGGCTACTACGCGCGCGGCGCCAAGGGCAACAGCCCCTACGAGAAGACCTCCAACGCCGTCATGCAGCTCAAGGCCGACGCCAAGGCCGGCCGGTACGTGCTGATCACCCCCAGCCAGGTCAACCGTGGCGCCAAGGAAGGCAAGGCCATCGACCTGGACGACGCCCGCGACGCGGGGTCGGTGGAGGAGACGGCCGACTTCCTCATCTCCCTGTACCGGCCCGACGACGGTCTGGTCAACGACGCCTTGGCCGTCCAGAACCAGCAGCCCTCAGGGATTGTCAAAGGCGACGTCCTGAAATCCCGGCACGGCAACAAGGGCAAGTCCCTAAACCTGCAGATGGACCTGCTCACCCTCGCGATCGTCGACGAGGCGCATCCGCTGAGCAAACGCGCCAAGCAGCACAACTACGACTACTGGCGTGGGAGCACGTGGGATGAACTCAGAGCCCGCGAAACCGCACCGCGTCAGATGAAATTCGACCAATTCGAAGGAGCGCAACGATCATGACCGAGAACGCCGACAACATCATCAACACTGTCACCGACACCGAGCCCACCTACACGCTGCCCTCGCGCAACGACACCCCCACCACGGTCGAGGATCTGCAGATCGACACCGACCTCGGCCTGCCGGACGTGGACCTGAACGAGGGCGAGAGCGGCGAGGCCACCCAGGGCCAGTACGTGGACGTCACCCACGTCATGAGTGACCTGTGGGTCGGCAGCATGGAACACGAGCTGGTGGACGCAGAATTCGACGCCGTGCTGACGCTGGCCAAGGACGCCGGCCACATCCCCGACACCATCCGCCACCGCCACGTCCCCCTCGGCACCCACGTGCTGGACACCGCCAAGCTCGACAAGGCCGTCAACTGGGCCTTCACCCAGTGGAAGCAGGACCGCACCGTGCTGGTGCGCTGCGACTACGAGATCGACCGCGCCGCCTTGGTCGTCGCGCTGGTGTGCGTGGAGATGGGCGGCAACGGCTACGACGCGATCGCCGCACTGGGCTCAGCCGACATCGCGATCAAGGACTTCCGCTACCGCAAGCACGTCTACGACGCCGGGGAGAAGAACCGCGTCGAGGGCGAGCCCTACGTCATGTGAGTCCCGCATGCCCCAGACCGCCAAGCAATTGGCCGCCTGCACGTGCGACGGCCAGCTCTCCATCGAAGAAGCCATCGAGGCAGCCATGACCGAAACAGCACCAACCGTCGAGTTCCGCAAGAAGCCCATCATCATCAAGGCCATCCAGTTCACCGGCGAGAACTTCGACGAGATCGAGAAGTTCTGCGCCGTCACCAACGAGGAGGAACCGCCCCACTTTCGGGCCACCCGCCCCGATGAGCACTTCCGCTACATGAAGGCCATCGTCTGGGACAAGCTGCACAGCTCGTGGGTCGGGGTCAAGGAAGGCCAGTGGATCGTGAGGGGCCTCAAGGGCGAGAACTACCCCATCGACGAAGACATCTTGGCCAGCACGTACGAACGCCTCGACCAGCCCCGGGGTGCCGGCGTCCATGAGTGAGCTGATGGACATCATCACCGACTGCGAGAACCGGCTGGGCTGCTACATCCCCTCCCGCCACTCCCCCTGGAAGGCCCGCGCCAGTCTGCACCGCCGCATGACCATCGTGATGGAACGCGGCAACTGGAGCGAGAAGGATCTGCGACTGGCCTTCGCCTATGTCCAGCGCAGCCACCGCGTCATCGACAACCCCATGGAACTGTTCGCGTTCATCGAGGCGGCCAAGGAGCTGGAGGTCGATGCCACCGTCTTGGACGCGGTCGGCGACCGGGTGAAGGAGGCCATCGCCACCGAGTACGAGCGTGGCGCACCGGACTCCGACTACTGGATCGACCGGTTCTCCCGGTCGGTCGGGCCTTTCCGCGCTGAAGTGCTCACCGAGTGGGAGGAATCCCGGCTCCGGCAGGCATCGTGAGTCGTTCCGCTCAGCGGGTGTGGCCGGCGGAGTCACTGCGCGTGGAAGACATCGTCGATCTGCGCGAGCTGCAGTGGCGCCGCCGGGCCGCCTGCCAAGGAACTGACCCAGACATGTGGTTCGCCGCCGAAAGCACCACAGAGCGGGCCGTACTGGAACGCATCTGCTCCACCTGCCCGGTCTTCACCGAGTGCCTCGACCACGCGATCGCCTACGACGAGAAGGGGTTCTGGGCCGGGACCACCCGCATCGACCGGCACGAAATCGTGGCCGAAGAAACCGGGCAGGCGCCGAAGTACCACCGATACGAACCCAAGCACTGAGGCAGGAGCGTATGGCCAAGAAGAAACTCATCGGCAGCCTGCACGCCCACGGCTGCAGCCAGTGCCACACCCGCTACGAGGACGCCTGCCTCACCCCCGACGACGACGGCCCGTGCAGCCCCTGCCGGGGCCTGAAGGCATGGCAGCTCCTCATCGACAACATGGCCCCGCGCGAGTGCTGCCGCGAAACCGCCCGGCTGGTCAACAAGGACGACAAGGACCGGTACAAGCTGGCCGGCAAGCACCTGTGGTTCATCTGCAAGAAGTGCTCGCGCACCCACCCGTTCGACCCCAAGCCGAAGGCCAGAGCATGAGCGAGAACTACGACGGCTACGACGACGAGTACGACGTCGAACTACCCTCCGAGGAGGAAACCATGACCGAGGCCACCCCCACCCGCAACCTGTCCATCGTGCGGTTCCCCGAAGGCGCGCACCGCTCCGCCTCCGGCCTGCCCAAGTTCGAGGGCCAGGACGTCGACTTCGCCCGGCTGAAGCTGACCTCCGCCAGCGATCTGGAGGTCAACGACGAGGCCCACCACATCGACGACATCGTGCGCCTGCAGGTCGAAGGCCGCGTCGTGCGGGTGGATCACGTCGTGGACGAGCGCACCGGCCACCTCAAGCGCGTGCACACCGTCAAGGTCTCCGAAGCCATCGAGCTGACCTGGGACGACTCGGTCGACAAGCTATGACCCCACCGTTCATCGGCGACCAATCCCCCATGGCCTACGCCGAATCGCTGGGCCTGTCAGCCGTCTACACCGCCTTCGGCAGGGTCACCCACTTCGCCCGCTACCAGCACCCCCAGATGGACCGGCTCGCCTTGTGCTCGGTTCATCCGCGCTGGCCATGGACGTGGTACGGCACCGGCAACCAGGACGAGATCGACAAGGCCGAGTCGATGCCGCTGTGCACCCGATGCTTGGAAAACCTCACCGGGCTCAAAGAATCTGACACAACCTCATGGGTCGGTGATCACGAGTGAGCGTCCCCTTCGACCCCGCCGGAATCGCCGAGTTCAAGCCGGCCCGCGCCCTGCCGTTCCACATCAGCTCCATCAACCTGAACCCCGATGGATCACTGGAGATCCAGTACCTCGACAAAGAGGTGGATGTGAAGGCCATCGGCGCTGTCCTCATGCACAGCCTGCTCGTGCCACCGACCGAGGACTACGCCGACAACATCCAATCCATCCGCGATGCAGCCGGTTTCCTCGTGGCGGACGTGACCGAGGACTGGGACAACCTCGAACCCGACATGGAGTAGACATGACCCTCGTCCCCAGCATCCCCACGAACAAGGCGCCCCGCAGGATTGTGTGCCCCGCCTGCCGGGCCCTCGGTTCCGGCGAGGACTGCGTCGAGCGCATTGGACATGCCAGACGCGAGAAGTCAGAGCCGGACATGAAGGTCACCGAGTACGACGAGCCCGAGTTCGCCGACCTTGAAGTGGTGGTCCGGTTCTCCGTATCCACCGAGGTCGACGGCGAACCGCTACGCCAGAAGGCGCTCGCCCTGCAGGCCGAGCTGGCCGACTCCCCGGACGCGCTGATCGCGTTCGTGGACGACTACAGCTCCTATGACGTGCAGGTTCTCACCCCAGCCGAGCATGGCTGAAACCTCAAAGGAGCGGGCTGCCAGCGAAACGCTGGCCATCCCGCAGTGGGTCCGAGACGTCGTCGATGAACGCGATCAGCAGACCTGCCGGGTCTGCGGCAGGCACCTCGGCGACGCTCGGGCCCTGCATCACATCCGCTTCGGGGGCAGCCGACAAGGCATGGGCGGGCGGCGCGACCACGACCCATCCAACCTGGTCACCGTTTGCTGGATGTACGGACCAGGCAAGGGATTGCCCCCCTGCCACGACCTCGTACACCGCGAAAAGGGCACATACCTGCCGCTGCTGGAGTACGTCGCCACCCACCCCGGAGTGACGGCCTTCCAGCTTCGGCGTTGGCGCAAAGCAGAAGGAGACCAGCGTGAGCACAGGACTGATCGCGGCTGACGGCACCATCACCGACCCCTACCGCCAGTTCATCGCGGTCAGTCGCTACGCCCGATGGCTCGACAGCGCAGGCCGCCGGGAAACGTGGAGCGAAACCGTCACCCGATACGTCGACTTCTTCCGCGAGCACCTGGTCGAAGGCCACGGCTACGACCCGCTGGACCCCACCTTCCACGAGGTGCACGAGGCGATCCTGAACCACCGGGTCATGCCCTCCATGCGCGCCCTCATGACCGCCGGGCCGGCCCTGAAGCGCTCGCACATCGCCGGGTACAACTGCTCCTTCATCGCCGTGGACGACCCCCGCGCCTTCGACGAGGCCATGTACATTTTGCTCAACGGCACCGGCGTCGGGTTCTCCGTAGAAGCACGCCACGTCGAGAAGCTGCCGCATGTGCCCGCCGCATTCTGGGCTTCGAAAACCACCATCACCGTGCAGGACAGCAAGGAGGGCTGGGCTGAGGCGTTCCGCGACCTGCTGGACGAACTGTGGACCGGCCTCATCCCCTCGATCGACTACAGCCAGATCCGACCTGCCGGAGCACGCCTGAAGACCTTCGGCGGCCGGGCATCAGGCCCCGAACCACTCCAGCGGCTCTTCGACTTTGCCATCAACCAGTTCAAGATCGCCGCTGGGCGTGCCCTGACACCGATCGAGGCACACGACCTGATGTGCTACGTCGGCGACGTCGTCGTCTCAGGTGGAGTGCGCCGCTCAGCGCTGATCAGCCTCTCGGACCTGTCCGACCAGAACATGGCCACCGCCAAGTCCGGTGCCTGGTGGGAGAAGACCGGTCACCGCCGCCTGGCCAACAACAGCGCCGTCTACATGAACAAGCCCACCCCTGAGCAGTTCGAGCGCGAGTGGAACAACCTGATCGAGTCCCAGTCCGGTGAGCGCGGCATCTACAACCTTGCCGGCGCCCGCGACCATGCCACCGCGCAGGGCCGCGACGGCTCCCGCATCGACGGGACTAACCCGTGCGGGGAGATCCTGCTGCGCAACATGGAGTTCTGTAATCTCACCGAGGTCGTCATCGACCCCGATGACACGATGACCGAGCTGATCGACAAGGTTCGCATCGCCGCCATCATCGGCACGTGGCAGTCCACCCTCGTGGACTTTCAGCACCTGCGCCCGCAGTGGCGCGAGAACTGCGTCCAGGAACGGCTGCTGGGCGTCAGCCTCACCGGCATCTACGGTCACCCGGTCCTGTCCAACCCCGACGCCGCGTGCCTGCCCGAGGCGCTGAACGACATGCGCCAGATGGCCCACATCACCAACCAGCGCGAAGCTCTCAAGGCCGGGATCGCCGCCTCCGCCGCCATCACCTGCGTCAAGCCCTCGGGCACCGTCAGCCAGCTCACGGGCGTCTCCTCCGGCATCCACCCGTGGCACGCCAAGCAGTACATCCGCACCGTGCGGGGCAACAACACCGACCCGCTGACCAAGATGATGACCGACTACGGCGTCCCCCACGAGCCGGACATCATGAAGCCCGACACCACCACCGTGTTCTCCTTCCCCGTCAAGGCCCCGGCCGGCGCCACCATCGGCGATGACATCACTGCGCTGGAGCACCTGAAGCTGTGGGCGCTGTACCGCAAGCACTGGACCGACCACAATCCCTCCATCACTGTCTCGGTGTTGCCCGAGGAGTGGGCCGAGGTCGCCGACTGGGTGTACGAGAACTGGGACGCTGTCGGCGGGATCAGCTTCCTGCCCAAGGATCTGGGCATCTACCAGCAGGCCCCGTATCAGCCGTGCGACGAGGTCACCTACGCCCGCATGGTCAAGAAGATGCCGGAGATCGACTGGACCTCGCTGTCGTTCTACGAGCAGACTGACTCCACCACCAGTTCACAGGAACTGGCGTGCACCGCCGGGGCTTGCGAGATCGTCGATATCGCGAGTGTCCCTGCAGTAGGGAGTATTCAGACATTGCAAGCGATCAGCGCATGATGCACTCGAACCCCTATCTTGCGTCAAGGACAGGCACATGGACCCCGACCGAGCCCGCGTGGCTGGCTCCGGTGACGTATATCAGCCCTCAAGCGGAGGCAGCCCACGTGATCGCGAACAGAAAGGCCAGCCAGAAGATCTCGCCGGCAGTGACGGCGGCTCTGGCAGTGCTGGGGACGGTGACAGCGATGGTGCTGGCGGTGCTCATCGCCTACCGCAGTGGCCTGCGCCTGCAGACCCTGACCGGCGAACCGCCCTTCGGCGTCGGGGCCCTGGGGGACGACACCGAGAACGACACCGACCAGGAGTGACCAGACCCGGGCGGGTGGGCCGCCACACACGGCGGCGGCCCACCCGCAAGGACTTCACCCTGTGGGGCACGTTCATCGTCGTGGTGTTCGCGCTGGTCGTGGTGGCGGCCGTGCTGATCTTCAGCCGCATGGTGCGCTGAGGTTCAGACCCGCCGCCAGCGGGCCCACCCCTGCGGGGAGACCCAGCACTCATACTGGTTGCCGTACTTGTCCAAACCCCTTGTCGGGCCCTTGATGTCACAGGCGTGACCATTGATGACGTCGCGGGCGTAGGTGACCGTGGTGGGGTTGATGGCATCACGCGCGGTGGCACTCAGTGCCCCCGTCGGGGTGCGCAGGGCGGTGTTGGAGACGATCGGCACCGCCCGCAGGACGTCGTTGAGGGCCTCGATCACGCCGGTGTCGTACAGCCGGTAGTCCCCGGTGGCGCGTTCCTCGGGGCCGATGTGGAACCAGACGAAACCTCGGATGCGCGGGGTGGCCTCAAGGTAGCCGGCCAAGGACTTGGTCCACTGCGGTGCGGGGACTCCGGCTTGGTTGATGCCGTTCTGGGCGCCCATCTCGGGGATCACGAAGTCCCGCTGGGTGATGGTGGCCAGCTTGGCGAACGTCTTGCCGTAGGTGGTGGCCGCGTCCTTGTCCCACCCGTACCCGGTGGTGCCGGCGAAGTCGACGCGGTCATCGCCGGGCCACACGGTGGACAGGTCCGGCGCCGTGATGCGCAGATTGTTGATCGCCGCGCACGCCCACACCCACCGGATCTTGGTGGCCTGAGCGAAGATCGCGCGCACCCGGTTCCAGAACGCGATGTACTCAGCAGCGGTGTTGCCGTTCTGGCCCACCGCCCACGGGTACCAGTGCCCATTCATCTCGTGGGCCAAGCGCAGGTACACCGGCTTGTCGAACGCCGCGATCAGCGCGGCGATCTTGCCCAGTTCGGCGTCGTAGCGCCCGGCGATGAACTCGCGCAGCGCCAGCTCCGGGCCCATGTCCATGGGCTTGGAGTCCCAGAACCACGGCTCCAGCGTCAGGAACGGTGTCAGGCCCCGGGAGTCGAAGCGCTGCAGGGTCTCGATGCCGAAGCCGCCGGTGAGCTTGACGAAGTAGGCGCCCACGGCCGGGCGGCGCACCAGCGGGGCCGTGACCTGATCCAGCAGGGCTAGGTCACGGCCGGGCACGAACACCCCGTACCAGCGGTTGGGTGGATACACGGGCTCGTCCCCTCGAAGCACGGCGTAGGCGGCTGCACCAGTGATCGTCAGACCGGCAGCGGCAAGGAAGGCACGCCGGCTTCGAGGGGACTCGGGTTCGCTCATGTGCTGACGAAAATCCTTCCCACCAGCGGGGCGAGGTAGTACGAGTACGCGGTGGAGATGTGCGACTCATCCCGGTACACCAGCAGGTTGCCCACGATCGAGGGGCAGTCCTCGCCCCCGCAGAACCAGTCCATCGGGTCGATGTAGGCGATGTGCGCCGCCGTCAGCGTCTCGGCCAGCCGATCCCCTCGACCGGAGTACGCCGCCGCGTACTGCCGCTTGACCGTGCACGAGCCCACATCATTCAGATTCAGCGCCACACAGTCCGGCACCGACTCCTGGTGGTAGGGGGTGTCCCCCACGTACACCACCGGAATGTCCGCCTGCTGCAACAAGTCCAAGCTGACGGCGGTCTGCTGCGCCCACTGCTGGTCCGAAACACCGTCACCGGGGACCGAGTTCGACTGTGACACGATCACCAGGTCCGGGCCGGTCAGCTTGATCTTCTCGATGACCTCCTTGCGCCAGGTGTTGCACTCGGTGAAGTTGCGGGCCAGCACCGTGTTGAACACCGTGATGTCCGCCAGCGGGCACGCCGCCTTGGTCCACGCATACAGCTTCCACCCCTGATCGCGGGCGGCCTTGTCCAGACCCGGCAGCCACTGCTGGGCGTGGGAGTCGCCCACGAGGATGGCGGTGCGCTTGGGGTCCTCGCGGTCCCCGTAGACGCAGTCCGAGGGGATGGCGATCTTGGTGTAGTCGAGGTGGCAGCCGTTCTTGGACGTGACCGGCTGGTCCTTGCCGGCCTCCTCCAGCGTCGGGGTCAGGTTCGAGGGCGCCGAGGTGATCTGCGTGCCCTCCACCACCGCTCGCTGCACCGCCGCCAGACCGCCGGTGTCGAGGCTGACGGTCACCGCCGCAGCGCCCGATCCGATCAGCGGTGGCATCGTCCACATTGCGATCAGCGCCACCACCGCCACGGTGGCTGACATGCCCAGGCCCAGTGAGGTCCACAGCAGCTTGCGCAGGTGGGTGCGGCGCACCGGGGACTCGATGACCCAGTACGACAGCGTGGCCACCCACAGGGCCAGCACCATGAGCTGCAGGTTGGTGCCCCACCCGAACTGGAACTTGAACAGGAACGGCGCCAGGATCACGAACGGCCAGTGCCACAGGTACCACGAGTAGCTGACCGCCCCGATGCCCTGCATGGGCCGGCGATCCAGCAGGATCTCTGCGCTGCCTGCCGTCTTGCGGCACCCGGCCGCGATCACCGCCACCGTGGCGGCCACCGGCCAGATCGCCGCCGAGCCCGGGAACGGGGTCTCGTCGGTGAACACGAACGCCGTGGCCAAGATCCCGATCAGGCCCACCCACGACAGGGCCACCGCCAGCCACGCGGGCTGACGCGACAGCCGCTGAGCGCCCAGCGCCAGCAGCGCACCGGCCGCCAGCTCCCACGCCCGGGTGTGCAGGGAGAAGTAGGCCAGCGGAGCGTTGGAGGCGGTCACCGTCACCGACAGGTACACGCCCGTGGCCACCACAGCCAGCAGCACGCCGGTCACCACGGTCTTGAAGTGCCGGCGTCCCAGCCACAGGCACGCCATCAGCAGCAGCGGCCACACGAAGTAGAACTGCTCCTCCACCCCCAGGGACCAGAAGTGCTGCAAGGGGCTCTCGGGGCCGGCGGCGTTCTGGTAGTCCACGCCCTCGTGGGCCAGCCGGTAGTTCAGCCCGTAGGCGGCGGTGTAGACCGCGTGCATGGCGATCTGCTTGAACTGGAACGGGCTGCCGAACTGGCGGGCCACCAGCACCGTGGTCACCAGCACCACGGCGGCCGGGGGGATGAGGCGGCGGAAGCGGTTGGCGTAGAAGTGGCCGAAGTGGATGCGCCCGGTGCGCTCGACCTCGCGCATCAACTGCCCGGTGATCAGGAACCCGGAGATCACAAAGAACACGTCCACGCCCACATAGCCGCCGGTCAGGTACGGCACCGAGGCGTGGTACAGCACCACCAGCAGCACACCGATAGCCCGCAACCCCTGAATGTCGGGGCGGAAGCGCCGCACCCCAGCAGCCTCAGGGCGCAGGTCCATGGGCGGGCGGACCTCGGGCACCTCCAGCACCGGGATCGGCGCTGTCGTGGGCACCACGAACCGCTGAGCGGGGATCGTCGCGGTCACCGACCCCGCCGGTTCGCTGGTCGGGACCGGTGCGGGGGCCTTGACCTTCTTGCCGGTGGAGACGAACAGCAGCGGCAGGTGGATGTACGTGGCCAGCGATGCCAGCGCGAGCATCGCCCAGAACTTCTCGAAGCCGTAGACGTACGTGCCGTGCAGCAGACCGATCCACAGCAGCGAGTACGTCGTGCCCACGTAGATCTTCATGGTGCGCCCGATGGTCACCGACAGCGGCGTGGTGCGGGTGTTCGCGGCCCCGGTGGCCACCCACTCCTTGGTGCGCCCGGTCAGCAGGTGCACGATCGCCACCGCATGGGCGAAGGAGTACAGCACCTGGATGCGCAGCACCTCGATCCGCCAGCGGCCCTTCATCACGCTCGGCAGGATCACGAACCACAACAGCAGCGCACCCAGCAGCCAGATCGAGTTCATCGGCTCGATCCACTGCGGCAGGAAGAACAGCATCGCCAGCGCCGGCAGCGGCGCGGTGAACGCATTCAGGCCGGTGGAGATGTAGTACAGGAACCCGGCCCAGAAGCACAGACGCTGGCGGAAGGAGATGTGCTGGGCGGCGTGGAAGTTCTTGTCCGCCAGCAGCGACATCGAGCCCGTGCACCAGCGGTACTGCTGATTCAGGAACCCCGAGACCGTGTCCGGGCACAGGCCCTTGGAGATGATGATCGGCACGTACCGCACGTGGAAGCCGACCTTCATCAGGTTCACGCCGGTGTGCACGTCCTCGGAGTGGCCGATCTGCGCGAACCCGCCGGACTCCTCCAGCGCTGAACGCCGGTACACCGCACAGGTGCCCACGCAGATGGCCGCACGGGACTTGTCCCGGGAGGGCTGGATGAACCGGTAGAACAACTCCTGCGTAGAGCCGGCGCAGCGCTGCAGCCAGTTCATTCGCTTGTCGGTGTCGAAGAACTGCGGGGTCTGCACGATCCCGACGGTGGGGTCCTCGAAGTACGGCAGGATCTCATCCAGTGCGTCATGGCGGGGCGCAAAGTCAGCGTCGAGGATCAGGATGAAGTCGCCGTCGGATCGGTCGTAGCCGAACTTCAGGTTCCCGGCCTTCTTCAGATAACCCCGGTTGGGCCGGGTCAGGTAGTGAAACCCGAACTCGTCGGCTATGTCCAGCACCTCGGGCCGGGCCGAATCATCCAGCACGTAGACGTTCAGCTCCGCCGGCCACGCCAGATGGGCGACGTACCAGTAGGTGTTGCGCAGGATGTCCAGCGGCTCACCGGCCGAGGGCAGGAAAACATCCACGCTGGGCAGGTAATCCGGATTCCATGAGGACACCCGGTGCTCGTGGTCGAGCATGTCCGTGCGTTTCCTGCGCCCCGAGGACAGCAAGCTGATCAGCAGCGTCAGCGAATACAGGCTCATGGGCAACAGAAACAACAGCAGCCGCGTGTCGGCCGTGGCAAACCGGAAGATCGAGTACGCGATCAGAGCGAACGACGTGGCCTGGGCAACCAGCAACCAGCGGTGCTGTTTGCCCATGTACCAGTACTTTTCCCGGTTCGACGGTGGACTGGGATACGGGGAGAGCTGTGGCCTGTGGACAGGCTTTTCCGTAGCGACATGAGAGGACACGAAAGAGGGGGCCTTCCCGAGAGATAGGTGCGCGTCAACCATCGAAGTGCACTTATCGGTGACCGGGCACAACTTTCGTGCAGAATCAGCAGAACTGGTGACTGGGTAGTCGTTCAGATGCTGCGCCATCTCGTCCGGATATCAGACATATCCGGACACGAGTAAGGCCCGGCACGAATGCCGGGCCTTACTCCTTCCCCTCCGATCGGCGATCTTAGCGCTCAGCTCTCCTGCGCCTGTTCGTAGGCGGCCATCACCTGCGCCGACAGACGACCCCGGTCGGTCACGGTGAACCCGTTCTCCTTCGCCCATGCGCGCACGTGTGAGGAGTTCACCTCGTGGTTCGGCTTCCGCTTCGAACGGGTCTTCTGTTTGCGCTGCGGGCGCGGGGTCAACTGCTCGACCTTGTCCTCCAGCAGCGTCAGCTCCGTATCCAGATCGCCCTCGAACGCCGTGGCTTCCGGGTTGTAGTGGTGCTCACCGATGACCGCCGCCTTCGCCACGTATAAGGCCATCATCTCGTGAAACAATTTCTGGTTCTTTTCCGCCAGGTCGATCGAGTACGTCTTCCCCTCGTACCCGAACACCACCTGCTCGGCCCCGATCGTGCCGTCGAGGTCGTCGGTGCGCGTCCAGCCCATGATTCCTCCTGTAGGTCGAGCCCACAGTTTGACCATAAAGACGATGCCCCGGTAGCCACGAAGCAGCTATTCACCCACCCGGAGTAAACACGTCGACTTCAGGCATAGATCACGTCCAGCGCCGGGAACTCGTCCACGGCCAGTGGTGTCATGACCCGGCCCGGGTCCAGCACTGCGACGCGAACACAGTCATCGCAGCAGATCTGCACGGCTGGCAGCCACCGCTGGGTCTCGACGATGCCGAAGCAGAACATGCAGCGCAGGCCCCCGACCCACACATTGCAGCCATCAAGGTGCTGAAACTCGTGAAGGCGGCCAATCCACAGCGCATGACTGCTACGAACGGCCCGTGCGAGAACGCCGTGGGTCTCGCACACCGACTGCCAAAGGGAAAGAGAACCCCGAGGTGGCGTGATGAGTAACGACATGTTGCCGAGTGTAACCACACGTATCTGACGAGTCACTGCCTCAGCCGCAGACTCAACCGTTTGACGAAGCTTCAAGCACACCCTCAACGCCCGCCACACAAAGGAGGAAACAGCCCATGCGCGGACAGACCTGGGGCTAGGCTGCTCCAGTCGCAGGCGAGCAACGAGCCACCCCGTATCTGCGCTCGCCTGCGGCACCCTCACCCGAACTACCGATACATGGCGCTGGACACTGATAAGTGCCGCCAGGTAGAAATAACGCCATGCACCGGGTGAGGCCCGGTGACTGAGCGGACCGGTGAGGCCGGTTGCCCTCGGAACAAGCTGACCTCTAAACAGCTTGAGCCGAGGGCATTTTCGCGTCCAGACCCTGCACTCGAATGACCGTCTTCCGTCATCCCTGAGGGTCGCCATGCTCACCCGGGTCTCCAACGTCACCCGCCTGCCCAAGCACCGCCTCGGCGGTCCATCCGCCCTCGACCTCGAAGCCCTCTTCACCGAACAGTGGCACGTCTCGCGCTCCTTCCCCGGCGAGGACCACACTCTCGAACGCACATGCCGATGCCTGAAAGCACCGTGCGGCATGGCCTTTCCCACTGCCGGCGTGTCCTGCGACCAGCACCTAGGCCAGAAACCCATCCGCCAGTACCACCGCGCTCGCGACTGTAAGTACCTGCGCATCGGCGTGTTTCGCTGGTTCGGAAGGAATGACCATGGCTGAACCCAAGATCGTCCTGCTGCGTGACGCTCGCAAATACGTACAGAACAAACGCTTCGAAGGCGTCATCTGCCCCTGCTGCGACCAGAACGCCCGCGTCTACAAACGCCGCCTCACCCACTCGATGGTCCAAGCCCTCATCGGCCTGTACCGCGCCGGTGGCATCAGCGAATGGGTCCACGGTCCCTCCATCACCCGCGAACACCGGGGCGAAGAAGCACGCCTACAGTACTGGGGACTCATCGAGCCGGCCACCGCCGAGAGCAAGCCGCTCGGCGCGCAGCGCGGCTACTGGCGCGTCACCCGCCGGGGCCAGCTCTTCCTGTCCAACAAGATCTCCGTCCCCGCCTACGCCCAGGTCTACAACGCCCGATCGTTCGGCCTGCGCGGCAAGCCCACGAAGATCACCGACATCCTCGGTAGCCGCTTCAGCCTCAAGAAGCTGCTCGCCGACGAAGTAGAACCCGAGGAATTCGATGGCGCACCCTGACCCCATACCCGGCTCCAAGAAAGAGATCTGGGTCTTCCTCGTCGAATTCCCTGACCGACTCGTCGGGGACGCAGCCGTCACATACGTCCTCGACGGCGACAGCGACGACGTGCGAGTCCACCTCGTACAGCGCCTGCCCTTCCCCGCCCCGCCCAAGGCCCTCGACCTGACATTGGTGGACTGACATGCCCCTCGGCAAGATCGAAATCGCACGCTGGATGGTCCTGCAGGAACCCTTCGACGAACCCGCCGTCAGGATCACCGTCGACATGAGCGGACGAAAGGGTAGCCTCGACACCTACATTGGTGAACTCGACGAAGCCTACGCCAGCGCCACCCACGCCATCCGCCGCGAGCACGACCGCCGAGAAGCGCTGCGCCAGCGGGTGATCGACGCACAGCTCGCCGCCGCCAACGAGCAGACCCGGCTGGAGAACGAAGGCCAGCAGCAGGCAACCCCGTGACCCCGTTCCGCTTCAACTTCCAGCACTACTGGACCGGCACCGTCTTCCCCGAGAACGGACGCTCACCACTGCCGGGCATCAACATCTTCATCACCACCAACGAGACCCTCACCCCGGTCGAATTCACGGTGGTGTGGGACAGCGCTACCCGTGAGATCCGCGCCAAGATCCTCGCCGAGATGGACAAACAAGATGCTCAGCCGGCCCACCACCGATGACCTGAACGTCGAACACCTCCTCATCAACGGCGACTTCTGGCTCACCGTCGACGAAGTCGCCACATGGCTACGCGTCACCCGCTCATGGCTGAAAACCGAATGCGACAGCGGCCGAATCCCCCACCACAAATTCGGCGACCGCACCGTCCGGTTCCGCTACTCCGACCTTGAGGACTACCTCAGAACCGCCTGGAGGCCCCGCTATGCCTACGATTCCTGACACCCTGCGCTTCTTCCCCGTCGACGCGCAGATCGCCCACCTGCACACCGTCACCCAGCGCACCGTGGCCCTGCCCGTCGGGTCCGTCATCGCCACCGTACCCAGCGAATTCGCCACCATGCGCGTGGCCCTGCACCTGACCGAAGAACCGTACGACCCCGAATGCGACATCCACTTCAGCCAGATCACCAGCCTGCAGAGCGCCATCGTCGTGCAGTACATCAACGGCCTGTACCGCGTGGCCCCCACCTCTCAGCCATGAACGATGCCGAACCCGACAACCGGATCATCGGGTACCTGTTCAGGGTCAAGAACGACCAAGAGGGATTCGGGATCTACAAGGGCGACAAGATCGTCTGCGTCGCCAGCGACTGGGACCCCGTATACAAGCTGACCGTCTGCTACCGAGAGAGCGACCTGTTCGACCCGCAGATGAACATCTACCGCGAAGACGTCCACCACCTCGAAAGCCTGATCTGGATCGAGTGGCGCGACGGACGCTACTGGCCAGCGGCAGCACCCGAACCATCCCCCCAGGAATGACCGCAACCGCGTGTGGGCATGGACTGCACGCTCACACATGTCGATGACACCGACATGTACAGGGTGCTGAGCGTGGTCGAAGAGATGAGCGCGACCTTGGCGGAGGCGGCCCAGAATTTAGGCAAAGCCCTACGCGCCATCGACGCCGAAATGAGCAACCTTGAAAAGCGCCTGTCCGCCGACGCAGCAAAACTCGAAGAGGCCCTCCTTCGAGCTGAACTGTCCGAAGCTGACCGCGAGACCCTCATGGCTGCCCTCGCCCGCGTTGAAGGCACAGCCGCCGCCGTCGCCAACTTCACCCACAAGCGCGATGGGTCCATGCCACCGCACCACCCCTGAACCAAGAAGCATCAGCAAGACTGCCGGCGTAGCTCAGCGGATAGAGCGACAGATTTCTAATCTGTGGGTCGCGGGTTCGAATCCTGCCGCCGGCACATGAGCGAGAATTACCACGGGCGTAGGCCCACCGAGCAGGAATGCTGGGAGAACTACTGGCATGTCGTCTCCGCCCAGATCGGCCGGGCCTACGCCCGAGGCGTCAGAGCCCCTCAGGTTCCAGCTCCCAGAGCCCCAGAATCCGAACCTTCGCCTGCGGTTCTTCCGGGTTCCACGAGCCCGGAAGAACCGTGATGCGCCCGATCACCTGACGAAGAGCAATCTGCTGTTCCTCGGGGCTGGCCAGCGTCTCCCAGTTCGCGTACAGATCTTGCAGGGCCGGACGCGGGTCAGCCTTCTTCGCCTTTTTCAGGCGCGCCACCTCGTCCAGACGGCTCTTGGCCATCGTCATCTGCGTCTCCAGCTCGCTGTACTTCTCCTCATAGTGATCCTCGGCAACGTTTCCCTTCACGAACAGCGTCAATAGCCGCTTCATCTGACCCTCAAGGTCGGACAACTGCTTGCGCAGAGATTCCGCATCCGCTTCAACCGCGCCGGCTGCCGCTTCGGCCTCCTCCGGGAACCATTCACCCTCCGCCCGCGATTCCAACCACGTCCGCAGCGCGACCATCGCACGGATATCCGAGATGTTCGCCCCCGGGCAGCCCAGCTCCCCCTGGTCGGCCTTTTTCTTGCACTTCCAGTACGGGTAGCCGTTGGAGTAGTTGACGACCATTGCCCAGCCGCACTGATCGCATTTCATCATTCCGGTCAGCACCCGGTTAGGGACCTTGGTGCGAGGGGCGACCAGTCGGTTCGCCAGCCGCATTCTCTTGTACCTCTCGAAGTCCTCCTCCGAGATGATGGTCTCCTGTCCACCGCGACGCCAGATGTCGAACGCCTCAAGCGTCTTCTGCGTCGGGTACTTCTTCCTCTGGTCCGCTGACTTCTCCCGGATAAACCCGGCTGCGAATCCGGTATCCAGCATGACCGTGACCGACTGCGGGGTGAATAGATTGCCCTGTGGATTGCGGATTCCCAGATGGTTCAGCTCCATCGAGAGCGTTCGGAAGCTGGTACCAGCGAGGGCCCGGCTGTACAGCGCGGCCAGAATGGGGCCGGTCTCTTCACTCACGATGTACGTCTTACGCCCCTTTATGGTCACGTAGTCGTACCCGAAGCGCGGAGCCCCACTGTGAGGTAGAGCGTGCTCCCGCCGGTGGTTGTGGGTCTCCTTCCAGCCCTCCGACTTCATGTTCGATTCCATGGCCGCGATGGTCAGCAGCATGTCCCGGGTGAACTGACCGATGATCGACTCGGGGTCGATGTCCTCGGTGGCCGAGTAGACCTCACCGCCAGCCTCCTGAACCTGAGCAAGGTAGGCCCCGGACAGGACAGAGTTACGACCCCAGCGCGACCACTTCCACAAGATCACGGCCTCGTACTGGCCCTCCCTGATCTCGTCGACCATCTGGCCAACCGCACGCTTCTCGAACCGCCGTCCGCTCTTGTTCAGGTCTTGGATGACCTTGACGATGCGGTACCGGTTCTTGGCCGCCCACTCGCGGGCCGCCGTCTCCTGGATCTCCGGCGAGATCATGTTCTCGCGGCCCTTCGAAACCCGGACATAGACGACAGCGCGGCGCCAGTTTGCCTGCGGTGCAACAAGATTCATAGCGGTGGTCTCCGATCGCGTTGGGCTGATCGGACTATATTAGTTTAGACGTACCGACGTTCGTCAAGGCGTCTAAACTACGCTTACGCTTATCGGACATATTGCGGCCCGCTGCCCAGCTCGTAGCGGTAGCGGGTGGGACACTGTCGTCATGACCACCATCCCCCTCGATGACGACGACATGGCCAAGCTGACGGCGCTGTCCTTCATGTGGGACTGCTCGCCGCAGGAGGCGCTGAAGCGGGCGCTCGCGGCCAGCATGTCCGCCCAGTTGACGCCCGCCGGACCGGACGAGAAGGCGCCCAATGTGTGGCGGATGTTCGAGCACACGGTCTACACGGTGGCGGTCGCTCACGGGGTAGACAGGGGGCTGGCCGTGACCCTCGGGAGTGACGCGGCGACGGCGGCCATGCTGCATCTGAAGGACATGATCCGGGCGGCCGAGGAGCCGCCAGCCTGATCACCTGCTTGGCCTAGTGTGGCGGGCGCCGAGGATGGAGAGACTGGCGGTATGGCTCAGCGATGTGACGTGTGTGGTTACCCCAGCGGTAAAGAGCGGGGCAAGGTCAAGAAGGTGCAGGGCGAGGTGAAGTGCGAGACCTGCGCTAAGGGTGCTGCGGAGCTGGCCGAGGAGAGGCCGGATGAGTTCTGGTTCGACAAGGACACGGGCGTGCTGATGTCGCTGGAAGGCGCGCCTCGCCGCTGATCGTTTGTTCGTGAAGGGCCCTCGACGTGATGTCGGGGGCTTTTCTTTTTGCCTCTTTGCCGGCGCGCTTCGAATGCAGCCGGCGAATAGCCGGCCATACGATTGCCGGCAACGTCAATATCTGTCACCCGTTTGGGCTATCGCGGCAATGGTGCGGCAACAAGCAGACTCTCGTTCATGCCCGACGACAAGCAAGTCCGAGCCTTTCGCCGCATCGCCCCGATGTTCGAGATCTACCGGGAGATGATGCACAGCGATTTGACGGATGAATCCGAGCAGACCGACCTTGCCGATTTCTGCGGTGACCTCATTCATTACACGCAGTTTCGCGGGCTGAATATTGTTGCCGCCCTTGAGAGCGGTCGCAGGTATTTCGCTGAGGAGTCGTGAGCGAGCCTGACTACGACCCGGCGTGGACGGGTCAGGCCCGAACGTTTCTTCAGGCCCTGCTCAAGGACCGACCGTCGTTCAACAATCTGTTCACGGTGGTGGATGTTGAGCGCATTCAGCACGGCACGTTGTTGGTGACGTTGGATGACGGGACGACGATGCGTATCGACGTCGACCGGTATCCCACCAAGGACCATGACCGTAAGCAGGCTCGCCTTGAGCAGGGTTTGCGTCCGAGAACGAACGCCCCGGGGGTGGGGAATGTTCTGCGGAAGGCGGGCTTCGCGCGACACGGGTCTTTGACGTTCGGCGGCAGCGGCTACACGGTGTCCGCTGTTCGGGGTGGAGGGGTGGAGCTGCACTGGATTGACGAGCGGGGCCAGCCCAAGCGCCGGGCTGAGCAGATCCCGAAGATTCGCGCCGCGCTGGAGCAGCGTGGGTATCTGGTGACGGGCGTGGCCAAGACCGGCGGGTTGATCGTCGGGTAGGCAGCAGAAAGCCCCCCGGCAGGCTGTGAACGGGGGGCTTTCTGTCGTACAGGAGACCGTCGAGCACGTAGCACTTGTGCGCAACATGGCCAGGGTACCAGGGTTATGGGGCTTCTTGGCTACCGTCATAATCTGGACGTTTGTACTTTTCAGCCTTTACTTCCTCTCTTTGCTCTTCTGCCCAAATGTCCCCCACGGGGCCAATGCCGAATTCTTTGATGATGGCCGGCAACGAACCAAGATCGACGCTCAGGGTGTCGTAGTGGTTGTTGTCCGGGGTGATGAAGCTGCACTTGTAGCCGATGGTGCCCCGGGTGGCCATGATGATCTCGTAGACGTCATAGCTGTGCACCAGCGGGACGTCGATGTCGACCATGTGTCGGCTGTCCTCGACCCGCTGATGGTTTTTGATCGTGGCCGGCTTCTGCTCATCGTTCTTCATAGCCGTGTTCCCCTCTTTCTTTCTCGCGCATGAGCTGCTGGGTGCGCTGGCTTTGGAGGACGAGCCCGTGCATGGTCAGTGCGTCGGCCTTGTTGGTGGTGCGCACCTCGTGGACGAGGTTGCCTTTGCCGGCGAAGACGGCGGTGCCGAAGATGCGGGGGTCGCCTTCGTGGTCGCCAACCCAGCGATCTTCGTCGTGCCCCAGCCACATGGTGACTACGACGCGGTCGCCGACGTCGTCGCGCCCGAGGGTGCGGGCTTCCTTGTCCTCGAACAGTCGGCCCCATTCGAGGACGTCGATGGGCTGGCCGTCCATGTCGAAGAAGTGGTCTTCAAGCATGGGCGATCACCCCGGCGGCATCGAGGGCGGCTTCGACGGCGCGCCAGATGGTGGCGTTGCGGTGAACGCTGCCAGGCAGGGCTTCGATGACGGTGTAGACGGCGCGGTAGGCAGCCTCGCGGTCATGGGTGTGGTCGCAGCGGCACTCGCTGGTCTCTGGGCTCATCAGTCCCCTCAGTCACACGGGCCGGTCATGGGTGTGGCCCCCGGTGGGATACCGGGGGCCACACTGGTGGGGCTGTCAGACCAGCCCGATGTTCTCTCGCAGGCATACATCGTGGTAGGGCACCCGGATCATCCGGTGGTCGCCGAGGCGAGGCAGGCTCCAGCCTTGCTCCCCTTCCGCGATGGGCAGCAGACAGTGCTGACACCTCTCACCGAGGGGGGTCGGGATCTTGGTGTCGGCGTGATGCAGGATGGGTTCGCGGGGTCCCCACCATTTGATGACGACGTTCTCTTCGGTGAGGCCGACGTCATCCATGGTCAGTAGACGATGTGGTCGAACACGCCGTTCTTGGCTCCGCGCAGCAGCGCGTCGATCTCGATCAGGCTGTAGGTCTGCACCCCTGCCTCACGGTTCTTGGTGTCCCGGATCTCCACGTCGGTGCCGACGCGGCGCATCTCCACGCAGGAGCCGTTGGTGTCCGAGGCGGTGACCCACTCGGTGGTCTTGGGGGTGGTGTCGATGATCTTCATGGCAGTCGGTGCTCCTTGATTGGGATGCTCAGCTCTTGTAGCCGGCTGAAGGCCGCTTCGTATTCTCGGACATGGTCGGGACGGTCGAGGTACCGGGCATCAGCTAGGCCCTCCAGATAGACAACGCTGGGGTCGGCCTCATCAGCAAACTCCATGATGGTGAACGGTCCCCGGAAGCCGGGGTGTAGGCCGACACTGGGGGGCAGGATGCGGATATCGACTCCGGGTAGCCGGTCGTACGCCTGCAGTGCGCGGTGCTGGGCGGCGAGCACGTGGTCACCGAGGTTGACCTGAGTAAACGCGGCTTCGGCGAGTACAAGGCTGATCTCGGTGCCGGTCGCGAGTGCTCGTTTCTGCCGTTCGGCGCGCAGTCGTAGTCGTGCCTGGTTGACCTCCTCGTGTGCGCCATTGTCCGGGGTCAGGACACCGCGAGCATAGTCGTCTGTTTGCAGGACGGCATGGATCAGCCATGGGTGCCACCAGTGCAATGCGGTGGCGTCACGTTCGAGGTCGAGGTAGAGCGACAGCCAGGTGGCGATGTATTTGTCGTCGCCGTCGTCGGCTCCGGCCTTGGTGGCGTCGGCGAGTGCTACGAGCTGGTCGATGACGCTCTGTTCGGTTCCGTAGAGCTTGCACAGCTCGTAGATCTCGCCGGGTTTTGTTGCGCGTCGGCCGTTCTCGATGCGCCAGAGGGTTACTTCGCTCATGATGCCGGCTTCGGCGACGCCGACGGTGGTGATGCCGACGCGCTTTCGCTCGGTTCGTAGGCGCCGGCCGAGCTGTCGGCGACTGGTCTGTACTGGCACTGCAACCCCCGTTGCTCGCAGGCGTGTGTCCCTTATGGACCGATTAGCACCGCTATACCCGTTCTAGAAACCTTTCACACAGAAAGATTGCAGGTCGCTGAGCAGCGGGCAACCCTATGTGTATCGCCGCAGTCACGGAGGGCAGCCGAATCCCTCTTCGATTGCCTACAGCCCCCGTGCCTGCGGCGTACCCAAGAACGGCGGCGCCGTTGGGGAGAAGTCAGCCGGCCGACACCGACTGGTATGCGTGCAGCACTGACGGCGCCGCCCCACAAACCAAGCCCCAAACACCCCGCCACAGAACGGACTTCATCATGCACATGAAGCTGATAGACACGTTCGGCAATGAGGTGATGGCCACCATCGTGGTCACCGCCAACGACGTTTACATCAGGGTCAAGGGTGACATCGTCGGCCAGTTCACCCGCTCCGAGCTGGCCGAATGGCTCGCCGATCCGGTCGAGGAGATCTCCAGCCAGAAGACCTCGTTCATGGCCGTACCCAACGGCATCGCCATCGCCGTGCGGGACATCGTGCCGATGTGGCCGCTGCGCGATGATGTCGAAAGGCGCCTCAAAGTCACCGTCCGGGAAGCCAACCGGGTGTTTCCACCTAGTCGGCTACCGACTCGCTGATCCCCAGCACCCGGCGAGTCTCGTCCATGAAGTGGTCCATGCAGATGAACTCGCGGTCACTTCGATGGTTGGTTGCCGGCCACAGCATGTTCCACCGGCTGGTGATCAGCATGGTCGAGCCGTCCTTAGGGACTGCCACGACGCTGCGCCTGCCGCACACGTGACAACGGCCCGGCCGAAGCCGCCACGCGAGCACCAGCAGCCACACCACCAGCAGGATCTGCACCAAGCGCTGCAGCCAGTCCGGGCCGACGAACATGGCCACCATCAACGGGACCATCACCGCCGCGTAGGTGAGCGCCTGCCGGCGGCTGGCCTGACGCTGGCGGCGACGCGACTCAATCAGCCGCGTCTTGTGCTCCTCGTACTCCGCCTTGATCTCCTGTAGGGCCCGGTTCTGCGGGTCCGTCATCGGGTCCTGCGGCCGGCTCGACGGGGTCGGCTCCGGCGGTTGCGTCGTTGCCATGAAGCACGGCCTCCCTTTGCTCGGCGGTCGGGTTGTAGATCGTGGTCAGTTCCGCAATGTCGATCTCATCGTGCTCGTCGCAGACCTTGACGTCTAGATCGTTGCGGATCTGACCCAGCTTGCGAAGGCACGACTGTACGGGGCGGGCGTGGGTGCCGGGGTAGGCGTGGAGCATCTGGCGGTTCAGTTCTTCCAGCTCGTCGTTGATCAGTGCGAGCTTCATGCCCCATTCGACGTGCTGCTCGATCGTGAAGGGAGGCTTCTTCGGTGGCATGTTCGCAGCGTAGCCAGCCGGCTACGTGAACTTCTCCCACCGTTCGTCCCGGACCCCGATCGCATGTACGTCCGAGTCGGGGATCAGGAAGAGGTGCAGGCCGTTGGCCCGCAGCCAGCGTTGGTAGGCATCTGCGTGCACGGGGGTCATGCAGACATCGACCATCTCCAGGTTGTCGGTCATCACCCAATGAGGATCATCGCGGTCCTTCTGATAGGCCGTCATGGTCGATCAGTATGCACGACCGCCCTCGCACCCGAACCACCGAGCGGGTGGTGGATTCGGATGCGAGGGCGGCACTTTCAATAAGGAGGTGGTGCTGATGGCGGCACCCCACACCCAGGGCGTTGGGTGTGGCCCGGGGCGCGCCAGACAGGAACTACCCGTTGAACTCCAGAGGGGGGAGGGCCCTCGGTTCGGGAGGCCGGTTCCCGGGGTGAACTCCAGTGTGATCGGCAAATCCCCGGCTTCCCACTACCAGGTTAAGCCGGAGAATCGTCAGACGCCATAGCTGTTTCGCGTTCTCTTGCTGCACGTTCGGCTTCCTGGTACTCGCGCCACTTGTTCTTGGCGCACACCCCGGGGTGCAGGAAGACCATGAAGTTCAGATCCGCCCAGTGTGTTGGCCCGTGGCAGTCCCAGCACCGTCCCGGCTGAGTGATCCACACCTGCTCGAAGTTCGTCCACAACGGCCACAGGAGCAACTCGTGACCCACACTCTCGACCGAACTCATGCACCCCTCCGTTTGACCAAGCTCATTTGGCCTCTTCGGACGACCCGATTCGACGGGCGCCCAACCACCGACCATGACTACCGTTTGTACATGTCGACACTACGGCTTCTCGCAATTCTGACTGTCCTTGCCGGCTTCGATGTGGCCGCCACTGTCGCAGTCAAACAGGCTGTGGTGAAGGCAGAACCGATGTTCATGGTGATAGCCATCTTCTGCTTCATCGCCGTTGCCGGGGTGCTGGCCATAGCGATCGACAAGACCGAGCTGACCGTCGTGGCGCTGGGCTGGATCATCCTGTTCCAGGTACTGATCGTCGTGGTCGACCGGTTCATGTACGGCGTCACCCCCGGCACCGTGGAGACCATCGCCCTGGTCGTGGCCCTGCTCGCCCTGACCGTGGCCGCCGTGTACGGCAAGACCGAGCCACAGACCCGATCACTGGGCGGCCCCAAACACGCTGCCACATCTTTGGTTCCGCGCCCCCGATCAACGGTCGAGACGGTTGTAGCCGAGCGCGCCCATGTGTGGAAGAAGAAGCAGGCCCGTCGTCGCGTCGATGCCCGGGTGCAGGTGGACTACTGGAGCGGCGCCCCCCTGCTGCGGTCCAAGCGATGAAGTGGCCGTAGGACTAGAGCTTTTCCACCGAACAGCTACCCACTACCGCCCGGTAGTAAACCTGTCTGCAGATAGCCTTTGGTGGTGGGGGCGTGACCGTTTTCCGCTTTCACCGGCATCGTTACGACAGGACCATCATGAACAAGCGAGCCCTTCTGGCCGCCATGGCCACCACCACTCTCACCATGACCGCACTGCTCATCGCCGCGCCGGCCGAGGCCGCCGAAGACGAGGGCTGCTCCATTACCGACATCCTGCCCGAGCGGGCTGTCATCGGTGTCAACGGCAAGCGCGTGCCCTTCGATGTGCAGACCGACTGCCCCGACGAGGACATCAAGTTCGCCGTACGCGGTGAACCCATGGGCACCAGTCCCCACGTGGCCTGGTTCGCCGCCTGCAACTACGACATGGACCAGGGCCCGGCGGTCTACGACTGCGAGCGCGACGGCTCCGGCATCATCAACCCCATCGGCGGACGCGACCAGGGCTATGACCACATCGAGGGCAACGACATCGCCGGTGAGAACACCGTGTACGCGTACGCCTTCATCGACGCCAACCACAACGGTCTCGACGACGACGAGGTGGCCTGCCAGGACGGGGACGAGGACTGCTACGGCAACCCCACCGACCGCGATCAGGACACCGGCGTCATCGAGCTGCTGCGCCAGACCCGCTGGGGCGGCACCTTCAACGCCGCTCCCGAGCCGCGCCGTAAGGGCCAGACCCTGAACCTGTCGGCCCGGCTGTGGACGGCCGACTGGAACACCGGCTCGTGGGCGGACAAGACCGCCTCGGTGAAGATCCAGTTCAAGGGTGCCGGCGAGTCCACGTTCCGCACCGTGAAGAGCACGACCGCCAAGAACGGCATGCTCGACTACGCCACCAAGGCCGTGCGCTCGGGCTACTGGCGCGCGTGGTACCCGGGCAACGACCAGATCGCTGCGGCTGTCTCCAACGCCGACTACGTCAAGGTCAACCCGGCGAAGAAGAAGTAGATGGCATCTACCTAGATCGGATCTACCCACGAACCCCGGTGGATGACTCATTGTCCGCCGGGGTTCACTGTTAGTGTTTGCCGATGGGGATGTGGACCTACACGATCTATCACCAGCCCGAACTGTGGCCGCCCTACCGCGTGCGCTCCTTCGCCATCGCCCCCGGCGTCTCCACACCCCGCGACGTCATCGGCGTAGCGGCCACGCTGGAGCTGGCCCGCCTGTGCCTGCCCCCCGACGTCGGCATCCCCTTCGCCCGCTCCCCCAGTGACGCCCCTGAGATCGTGGAGACCTGGCTATGACCGAACGCAAGCGCCCCACCCACACCCTGTTCGTGCCGGACGAGGCGACCCTGGTCCGCGTCCTGCAGCCGCTGGTGGGCGGGCGCGAGACCTTCACCGTCGAGCCCGGCCCGACGCACACGTGGATGCTGGGCCTGTTCGAGTCCGGTCTGAACCTCGTGCGCCTAGAGCTGGGGCTGGGCGCCTATCGAGAGGTCGACTGGACCATCGGGGACATGCGTGCCCGGCGTGACAACCCGAACTGATCCGGTCGTCCACCTGCTACGAGGTCAGGATCGGGGAGCCTGCGGCAAGCCCGCTCGCTGCACTACGGGGATCTCCGGCCGGGTGACGTGTCAGCGTTGTCGCCTGACGGTGGACTACCGCCAGACCCGAGCAAGGGAGACGATCGTGAAGTTCAAGCTGGTCTCGGCCCGCACCTCCGGCGGCTTGGAGGAGGGCGTCAACGAGATGCTGGAGGACGGCTGGGAGCTGCACGGCGTCACGATGATGGCCAGCACCCCGGTCGGGGACGGCAGCGTCGTCCACGAGTTCGTGCAGGCCATCAAGAAGGACACAAATCTTCACGAATAGTGGAGGTTCTCGCGTCAGCGACCACGTAAAACCTACTGAATTCGTTAAGTTCGACATCCTACGGGGGATGAACAGGCATGAAGCAAAGCGATTTGGACGATGCACTCGCTGCCTACCTTGAGTACGGCGACATCGAGCCATGGAGGAAAATCCTTGAAGCCGTCCTGGAAAAGGACGTACACGTTCAGAAGACAGACACCTCCATGACATTCCGAGTGTCGAGTCGCTTCAAGTCGTACGAATTCGCTCAGCGCCTAGCGGATCTGCGCGTGGAGTCGGGCATGACCTATCAAGCGCTGGCCATCGGAGCGCAGATCGGCATGACCCCGATCATCCGCCTCTTCCAAGGTCGATCGCTTCCTCAATGGCCTATCGTTGCCATGCTCGTCACCGCCATGGGCGGCAATCCCGATGACTACGCAGAGGGTTACTGGGCTGCTCGGAGCGAGCGCAAGTACCGGGGGCGAACACTGAACCCCACGCACGGCGCCGAAGGAACCTCGTGAACTGATAACCCGGGTTATCAGCGTCTCGTTGGCAGTTCCATGCCCGGCTCAATTAGCCTGCCGGGCATGGAACTTCGCCGCCGCAGCAAATACCGCATCGAAGCCATCGTGGACTTCAGCCTCGCGGAGAAAGATCTTGTAGGAATCTTTCTGCGCGAGGCTGAGCAGTACGACTCCGACCGGCTGCGCGTCACCCCCACAACCCGCGAGTGTGTCCGCACCCTACAGATCCACCTGTGGCTGTACGGGATGGAAGCGACCTCACCCCCCGCCGGCATCACTGCAGGCCAGCAGGACTACGCCCAGCGCTGCACTAAGCGCGTCCTGAACAGCCGCCTGGTCAAACCATCTGGTGCGCCCTGAGGGAATCGAACCCCCGGCCCTCGCATCCGTAGTGCGACGCTCTGTCCTCTGAGCTAAGGGCGCACTGCCACCATAACGGGCGGCACCAGCCAATTACCGGTCTGGATCGTCCTCTTCGACCAACTGATGCAGCTCCAGTGCCAGCGAGAAGATCACATCAGACTTCGGGTCCGACCACCGCGAGTCGCCCGCTTCCTCCCGCGCCAAAAACTCCGCGTGCTCGGCCGCGCTACCCGGATACACCACGGGCACGTTGTACACGAACGGCCACAGCTCATCGTCGTACCGGTGCAGGCTCGGCACCAGCCCCATGTTCAACCACGTCGCGTTCCGGATCGCCAACCGCCGGCTTGCGCACGGCAGTAGGTCATCCATGCCCAGCACATGCACCGCCCACAACTCGCCACTCACGCCGGCACCTCGCCCTTCCCCAGGTCGTGAAGCTGCTCCGCCAGCGACGTGACCTGGTCGTGCACGTACTTCTCGTCGCGGTACACGTCGTTCTCGTAGTAGCTCAGGCCATACCTGCTGGTCATCTCAGCCATCCCCGGCTGCAGGTCACCACCGTGAGCACAGTCGAAACCAAACCACCACGGCGCCTGTTCACGACCCGGCTCAGCGATATGGCAGATCCCGACGATCGGCTCCCCCGGCTCGCACAGGCTGGCGAACGTCAGCCCACCGTGCGCATAGGCCGGGACATTGTCGTAGTCGTGCTGGTACAGCGGATGATCCTGCGGCACCCCCACATACCCACACCACGCCCCAAAATGATTGCGCAGCATCAGACAATCCAAATCCGTTGCCTTGTCCACCCATTGAACCTTGTCAGGCTCAGAGTCCCACGGCCCCGCAGGCACATTCTCGGCAATCGTCTTCGGAGTGAACTGCCACGTACGCCTAGCCGGGTCGGTCGTGGTCTCCGTCGCCACCCGTTCCCTGTTCCGTCGCGCCATGATTCCCCTTGCCCGCAGCCGCTGTCGCGGCGCGAATGATGTAGCCGTCCTCGCGCATTTCCAGCACGAGTTCCCCCGACCGCAGCTCCTCACACATCCTGTGGAAGCCGGCTTCACTACGCCCTTCGGCGTAGGCCATGAACGCCTCATGCGTTTCCTGCGGTGTCATCGCCATTACTTCTCTCCATCCATGGCATCGGCTGCCGACCTCAGCACCCGAATGATCTCCTCGTTCGTCAACGTCACCGGCCCGATGTCGACCACCTCGTACAGCACGCTGCCCGAGCCGGCCGGATAGATCTGCACCATCACCCCGGCCGTGCGCTCGCCGTTACTCACAGCACTCTGCGGCGCAGGTCATGCAGCTCGATCTCGGTGTCCATCAGCCGCCTCTTGATCCACGCCCGATCACGAAAGAACGCGCCGGTGCCCAGACTCAGAACGAGACCGACGAAACCCACTGTCACAAACTGAGACACCACCTCTAACGGTCACCATCCTGTTCTTTAATCGGGTTAACGGTCAGCATCTCCACCCCTAGATCCGGCGTCGTTGCGGTCTCGGAACACGGGGCCGGACAGTTCATGTGCTCCCCGCACTCGACGCAGCCGATGATGTAGTGGTCCGGCCAGCCCGAGATCCTGTCCCAGCACCAGCAATGTGCCTCAGCCGTCATGCCCACCCCCTGTTCGGTATTAACCGAACACCGAACACGATGTGGTCGTTCGGCAACATTCCGGAAAGTGGTCGTACGGCAACATTAACGGGGTTTCTTGCCCATGATCCGCTTCCCGGACTTGCACCGGATCGCTGATGGGAAGTAGCAGTGCCGCCACTTGCCCGACGGCGTGCGGTACACCCGCTCACCACAGTTCGCGCAGACCAGCGGGGCTCCCACGATCAGTCCGCATTGGCTTCGTGCTCATTCCAGGCGTGCACCTGATGCTGATACTCCAAGGCTGCCTCGTTCATCGCCTCGGCGCTCGGGTCCTGCCCGCGCGCCTTGGCCTCGTTGTACCCGTGCGTCTCCTCCAGCAGGAGGGCGGCAGCCCTGTCCACGGGGTCGGCAGCGAAGTCCGAGCGGAACACCCCGTTAACCATGCCGGCCTCCCGCAGTGCCCGCAGCAGCTCGACGACCACCACGTCGCGACCCGGCCACGGCTCGATGGAATGATCAAACTTCCCTTGGCTCTGGCTGGGCCATAGCGTGTTGATGTCCCACTCCGGCCAGTGGTGCAGCAGCACCTCCATGGCGAAATTGCGGATGCCGGGCTGGATCTCACTGAATTTGGTCATCATGCGTCCACCTGACGTGCAGGACAGGTCGTCTGGTGCACCGCGCACCGTACCTTCACGTCGGCCACCGTCATCTCATACAGCTCGGTCTGCATGTCCTCGCCACAAGTGGTGTGCGCGAGCCACAGTGGTTCGTCGTAGCCCCGTCGCTCGACCACGTACTCCCGCCAGACGATGTCAGTCATTATCGGCTTCGCGGTGTTTACCTAATTCACTGATGGCGTGTAACGCCAGCTTTCGCTCTAGGCCGGTTTTCTCCAAGGCCCGCAGGTATGCTCCGTCGAGGACGGCCACCTCAATGGCCATCAGCAAGGCCAAAGCATGTTGGCGTGCATCGTTCATCTCCCACTGCCCGACGGGTTCGCCGTCCAAGACCAATGTCAGGAAGCCCTGGCGCGTGCGCTGGGAAACGCCCGGTCTCATGGCCAATCCGGGGATCATCGACAGCGGAACCTCCGCCGCCCGGTCGACTCGCAGTTCGGTGACCATGAGTGCGGCACCTTCGTCGTCAGTCCCCAGATCAAGCATCTGCTTCAGGACGGCAGCGTCGTACTCGGCTGCGGCGACAGCCGACAGCACTTCGCGCGCCCAGGCGTAGGCGGTCGGCCCATCCATTGGGTAGGTCCGGTCCTTACCTACCTCGACATGGACGTGGTAGTAACCTTTTTCGTCAGGCTCGCTGCGAATCCAGACGTCACGGATAGCGTCAGGCCGGCTCATCGTTCTCCCTGTCAGTAATTGCCGCTGTTGATCATGTTCAACCATGCCTCGCCGAGTGGCCCCTTCACCACCGCATGACCCAGCGGCGCAACGTCCAGTGGAACGTGCTCATGGCAGGTACCGCACAGGCCGTGACCTTTGCACAGGTACCACGACGGGAAGCTCCACCCACAGCCACCTTGGCAGTTCGCATACAACCATCCACCTGCATCTACGCAGGGATTTCCGGCCATCGCCTTCCTCTCAGCTATGATGGTCGTGCTGTGCAGGGTATGCCCGTAGTGGCCGTCGGGTGCCTCCCTGAACGCGATCAAGGACTAAGGCGGTGCCGCTATAGCGCCCCCTCGCGGGTTCGAATCCCGCTCCTGTACAGCACTTGTCAGGTGGGTGGTGCCGATCACGGCCAGAGCAACACCGGGGTTCGGGAAATGGGTACTGGGCCACCAGCAGCCAGCCACCTGACATAGTCAGCGATTATCGACGAATGTCGTCGGGGAAGATGGTGTCAAAGCCGTGAACGCGCGTGGCCTTATTGACCATTTCCCTATCCGCGTCACTGACTTCTCTGCCAGCCATCATGTCCAGAAGGGCACCCAAGCAGGCGTCGAGGAACTGCTGGTTCTGCTCGTGCGTAGGGCGATCCCGACTATCGTCATCGTTCTCCTGGTCAGCGATTCATCCAGCCTGAATCAGTCCGACACAAAGGCATCAACATCAACGCGCCCCGAAAGCACCTTAATGGTGAGGGTGTGGACCGCCGTTGTGTCTTGGTACCACGTCCACACGACCTGTCGGTTGAGTGACGCAGGGTTGGAGAAGTCCACGGTGCCACGGTCAATGCCATCGACGAGCATTTGTGCCTTGCCACGACCGGGTGCCCTGGGGGCAATGAGGGCGACGGAATTACCGGAGTATTTGAACTCTGCGGTGTCTCCCACGACGGTGCTGTTGCGGTCGGTGCCGCCGGCAAAGCAGGTGCACGACGAAGTCTTCCATGTGCCGGTGAACGTGGCGGATTGATCGTCCTGTCCCGCATTGCGCTGGAAGGTCTGAGTCACGGTCCTTTCATTCTTCGCCGGGGAACAGTCCCTGAGCGTCATCTGAATACCCACGGTTCCCTTGTCCTGTAGGGAGCCGACATCCACACCGTATTTAAGTGGCGGGGCCACGACGTCGGGGCCGGAGTCGTCGTCGTTCCAAGTCTGCCCAGACTGGTAGCAGATGCCCGACAGGTCGCTCATCTGCCACGAGATGCGCATCGGCATTGAACCCCAAGGGTCAACCGGGCCACCGACTTTGAAGTGCACTGCTCGGTCGAAGCCGACATTGGGTGCGTCCTCGTCGGTGGGGGCCGCGATGGCGGCGGAGATACCGAGACCGAGGGTGAAGATGGTGGCCGAGGCAATGATGGCCGGTCGCACGCGCATGATTCTCCTGAGAGAGATGTTCAGATAAAGGGTGAGTGAGTTACAGTTCTTCGCCTTTGCGGTCTGCTTCTTGCAGGAAGGTCATGGCCACCATGGCGTCTTTGAATTCTTTGGCGATCTGTAAAGCCTTGCGGTCGGCCGGTGTTGGTGTGTAGTTCTGTGGGTGCGTGGCGAGGAGGCCGAATCGTGTCTGGCCGTTTCCTTGGTCTTCTCCTCCGAGGAACCAGTGCACCTGTCCGGGGTGGCCGGGTGGCCGGATGCAGGCGAATTCCTTCCCTTGCCGGTTGGCGATCGGGTGTCCGCATATGGGTGGGGGTGCATCGTCCATGCCACTGCTCCTTGATCAACTATCTAGAAGGTGCGTTCTCGTTACTTGTCGATGAGCTGGGCATCACCGACGTGAACGGTGGCGCCGTCGAACATGTCGTTGGCGTGATCCTTCTTGGCCTTGATCAGAGCCAAATCTTGTGCGTGCTCCGGTGTCTCGGCCGCGATGTTGAGGAACCCGGTGACCAGAGCGGGGACCGTCAGGGGCAGGCGGGAGTCGGTGATCTCGTAGGGCACGAGGTACTGCTGGGGCCAGAATCCCCGCACGACCTGCGAGGGTGGGTGGCCGGCCCCGCCGGGCTGGCAGTAGGACAGGTGCCGCAGTGGCAGGGCGCAGTCGGCCCGGTGCTCCCCGAAGGTCTCGCCCACCGGGCGCAGGGCGAAGGTGTAGCCCCAGCAGCCGGGCTCGGGGCACTGGGCGATGTCCTCGTTAGGGCCCTCGGGCATGCGGTGAGGGCGCGGGCAGTCGATCATGTTCACGACTCGTCGTCGCTGACGTAGGGGTAGGCCACGTCGTCGGGGTTGCGGCGGATGAAGATGCCGCTCCTGGTGGCGGCCCCGCACAGGCAGCAGCGCAGGGTCTCGGAGTCGCGAACGCGCACGGGCCGGCGTCCGGGTTCCTCGTTCATCCAGCAGGTGTCGCACAGGGGCTGGGTCCAGCTCACGTCACGTCCCAGTTGCTCATGTCGATGTGGTGCATGGTCGCCAGATCGGCCTCGGTGTAGCGCTCCATCGGGTTCCACGCCATGACCTTGCAGTCGCTGTTGTTGCCGCAGAACGCCTGCCCGGACATGGCTATGGCCGCGACCTGCCCGCAGCCGGGGCAGGTGTAATCAGGGGTGTCGCGGGGTTCAGGCATCAGTCGCCTTTCCCGCGTAGGGCTGCAGCGATGCCGGCGAGTGATGCCCCTGCAGCACTGACCAAGAAGAAGCTGGCGACGGGGTGTTCGAATACCAGTTCCCAGAAACTCATGGGTGTGTGGGCTCCACAGTGGTAGCGACAGCCCTCGCAGGGGCATCGACAGGTGTTCGGGGAGCGCTCGATACCGTCGCATCTAGCGAACGTGCGCATGAGGAAACAGGTTACGGCTTGTAGCGGGTCTTGTGAGCCAGCCATTCGGCCAAGATGTCGATCGCCTTTTCGATGGGCTCTTTCAGCAGAAAGACGATGGCCACCATGGCCACGGGCCAAGCGAGTGCTGCGACGAGGTCGGCGGCGAATTCGAGGCCGTCCATCAGTCGGCCGCGATCCGTGCGACGCGGGTGATGCTGGGGTTCCTGACCGCAGTAGCCGAGTACAGCAACGCGTTTCGTTCGAAGTCCAGCTCGGGGCAGACGAAGATCACCGGGATCAGTTTCTGTCCGAGCTTGAAGAGGCAGTAGCTGCTGATGTCCATCTCGTAGTGAGGCTTGTCGTGGGCGTCGACGGGTCCGAACATGCGGGCCATGGCCCCGGGTTTGGCTCGCAGAACGTCGAAGACCTCGTAGAGACGGTCGGCGGGTACGAGGATGCGGGACAGGCCGACAAGGTAGGGGTCATCGTCGTAGGTCACCTCGTTCATGCGGGGCTCGCGTGATCAAGGTTGATGCTGGTGGCCATGACGCAGGGGGTGCACATGTGGATCATCATGGGCGTGGTCTCCAGCCGCTGCTGGTCCTCCGGCAGCAGCCACATCTCCTCGTTGCACCGGTTGCAGCGGGCCACGGTGGCGCCCTCGCCCGGTTCGCTGAGGTCGGCCACGCGGGGGCAGGCCAGCATCAGCATCGGGGTGGCGGTCAGGGTGCCCTGCTCCAGCCGTTTGAGGCGCTCGTGCAGGGCGTCGTTGATCTCGAACTGCTTGTTCAGCGTCAAGAACAGACGGCGCTGGGCCACCCCGAAGATGATGATCGCGATCACCATGATGCCGGCGGTGAAGAGCTGAAGCCCTGCTAGGAACACGGTTACTCCTGCGTCAGTGCGCTGTTGGGCCAGACGGCTATGAAGTCCTTCGTGCCGTTGGCGGCGCGTGAGTAGACGAACGGTGGGTAAGTCTTGGCGTGGGGCAGGTCCCAGAGAACCTTGGTGCCGTGGATCTTGTCGTTGCCGATCAGGACGTACTCCTGGCAGTGCGCGAGGACGTCCATCTCGTCCACGCCGATCTCGTTGCCGCCGGCCCAGTGGCGGGCCGGGTCGTACCGGTGGGTGATCCAGCAGCCGATGACGACCTCGGGTTCGTACCGGCGTACCGCCTCGTAGGCGTCGCGCTCGATGATGTTGCGCCCGTAGGTCACGGTGGGCTGGCCGGTCTGGGCGAAGATCCGCTTGTATTTGCTGCGGGCCTGCATGCGGTTGTCGGTGGCGGTGATGCCGAGAGCGTCGGCCAGGACGCCGTTGCCGGCGCCGATCTCGATGGCCTTACGTCCGGCGATGAACTGCCTCAGGTGTTCGACCAGCTCGGTGGTGGGGATGGCGTAGATGGCGTGGGTGTGGCCGAACAGGGCCCGCTCGGCCGGGGTGGTGCTGGCCCAGAACTCGCTGGGCAGGATCTTCATCCGCCCGCTGCCGTCGAGAACCTGCGGGGAGAGGTCTCGTATCCCGCGAGGGTCGAGAGCCACCGTGCTGAAGGGGTCTGCCTGGGACATCACGCCAGGTTAGCGCCCGATAGCTGGTGGTGGGGGTCAGTAGTTGCGCCAGTGTCGGACGTGACGGCGGTGCAGGTATTCGCTGCGTCGGACCCAGCGCCGGTTCTGCAGCAGCGCTGCCGTGCCCATGAGCAGGGCCATGGCCAAGAAGGTGGCCGACACGGCGATGACGTATGCCGTCAAGGAGGCCTGCCTGTAAGTTGCTGTTTCATGGGACTATTCGTTGAGCGGTACTACGGGTGGGGCGAGGACGGCGGCCAGTTCAACCTGTACATGGTGTACCGGCAGCCGTGGTGGCGGTACGTGGTCGGGGAACTGGTCTCGGCGATTACGCTGCGCACCGGGAAGCTGGAACGTGTGGTGGAGCGGGCGTTCCCGGCCAAAGGCGAAAGGGACATGCCGTTCGGCGCACGCGTGGACTGCTGGGTGTTCGAGTTCACGAACAAGGACAGGACCCCGGTGGCCGAGTGGGATGACGCCGGCCCGGACACCAAGGTCCCGCTTCCGCCCGAGGGTTAGTTCTGCTCGCCCTGCTTCCCGGACTCCTCGGGCTCCTCGGGCTGTTCGGCGCGCGCGGCGGCCTGCTGGGCGCGGATGCGGTCCTCGCGCCGGTAGAAGTCGCGCTCCAGCCGCCGGATGTAGCGCTCCAGCAGCATCACCAGCAGCGGCCGGCCATCCCTCGTAGCCATCTCGATGACCCGTTTGATGGCCACCGTCTGGAACGCGAGGTCGACGTGCCGGGCCCCGACCCCACCCGGCGGGACGACCTCGGCGTCCATCTCGGCCCGTTCCTGAGCTGTAGGTTCCTGCATGTCCCACGACCCTCTCGCTGAGTCCTAGTATCCGAAGTCGTACGTGGTGCCGACCAGCGCCGGTACCGACGAGGCGATGATGGTGACGTCGTACCACGAGTCGCCGTCGGTGTACCCGACGCCGGTGAAGCGGTCGATGATCTCCTGCTGCTGCCATTCCTCGTACTGCTCGGTGTCCCTCTCCGGCGGCAGGGTGATCAGCTCGTCGTGGAATTCGCAGTTGATCGTGCCGTAGTGCTCGTACCGGTTGGTGACATACACGCTGATGCGCACGAGCCCCAGCGTGGCGTTCTTGGCGTCGGCGTGCTCGCGGCTGATCTTCAATGCCTGCTGCTGGTTGCTGGCCAGCCCGGTGGAGCGCCACCCGCACGAGCAGGCCCCGGTCTTCAGCTCCGGGGAGTCCATCTTCGGGGCCTTGACCCACATCGGGTAGTGCCCCTCGTGCCCGCCGGTGCTCTCGCAGCGGGGCGCGGGCGTGGCGGGAGGTAGGTCGGCGAGGCGGTCATCGTCGCTGGTCATGGCTGCATTACATCAGCACCCTGCTCGCCGGCATGAGGTTCGCCCGGACGGGTGAACACCCGGCGCAGTACCTGCTCGCGGTCATCGCGCAGTTCCTGCCAGTCCACCTGCGAGCGGCCGGAGACCAGCGCGAGGATGCGGGCCATGGATCTCCAGTGGATCTCGGGCGGCACGTCCTGGGTGATGGAGTCCTGCCCGACCTGATCCATCCACGCCATGAACGCGGTGAAGTTCTCCACGTCGGGGCCCTGGGGTGCGGTGTCAGTGCTCATTGCCGTGGCGCCTCTCGGTGTACTCCATGAGCTTGCGCAGGCAGTAGAGGCGGAACTGCTCGCGGTGGCGGTCGTGGGCCAGCAGGTATCCGCCGCCGAAGACGACCACGAGCAGGAACGTCATGGTGATGGCGGTGAAGGCGTAGCCGATGAACCTCAGGACATCGAAGATGAGGTCGAACGTCATTCCCATATCTCTGGCTCCTCGATCAGGCAGAACAGCCACTGGTGGCGCATGTCCTGGCCGGTGGGCGAGACGGTGAACTCGAAGGCCGGCCGGTCGCGGTGGCAGGTGGGGCAGTGGACCAGCGGCTGGTGGGGCCTGTCGGGTGTGCGTGCTGCCATCTCAGTTCTACCTGCTCTGTGGTGGGAAGCGGCGGTTGAAGTCACGAAGCTGTACAAGGAAATGCGGGATGTGGGCTTCGGCCTCATCCTGCTGCGCTTGGGTCATGGCCTCCAGCGCGTAGCCCGCCGAGCCGGTGCGCCACGTCGAGCATTTGGCGCAGGCGAAGCAGACAGCGATGTCACCGTCCTGGGGTGCGCGTGCCTCGCCGTCGCGTTCGATGTCTTCGGTGGCGGAGACAAGGTACCCGCAGTAGGGGCAGGAGGCTTTGCTGGGCAGCTCGGTCATGACCCGTGTCCTCGTCATCGTTTTCACAGCACGTCCCAGTTGTAGGCAGAGCGGATGAAGGTGTCGTAGGGCCCGGCATCGCGGTGCTCCTGATCGAAGTGCGGCTGGAAACCAGCCACGACAGCGTCGCGGTACTGGGTGCGAATACGCGCAATGACCGCCGAAGTATGCTCTCCGGGTCGGGATTTCACTCGACCGTAGCTGATCCTGATCCTGTAGGTGTGGCAGGCCGGGCAGACGAAGACCTCCCCGCGTCCGGGTAGTGCCGGCGTGGCAGCAGGGTGGTCAATCGGCATCAGGGCCATCCGGATCAGCTCGCGTCTGCGCTGGTGTTCGGTCTCTTCGGGGTCGGCATCTCGCACGGGTGTCCTCCTGCGAAGGTGAGGAGGACGAGCCTAGGCAGAGTGCAGCGCCAGGACAGTCAGGTGAACGAACCATTCGACGACACCCTTGTCACAACTACATCAAGCTGAGGCTAAACCCGCTGGCCGGGACGTAATCTCAACCCCATGCGAACCCTGCGACGCCTGACCAGTAGGGCCGCGCACCTTAAGCCCGACTCTGTCCCGCACGTGGTCATCTGGATGGCTATGCGCCTGGTCCCCGGCAGCATTCTGGGCAGCGGCCTGGCCGTGGCGCCGGTGTTCGAGGATGCCTACCTGGCCGGATGGAACCTCGTGACCGTGGGCATCATGGCGTGGATTGCCGGCGACGTCCTGACCTGTGCCAAACCCGAAGGTGGGCAGTGTGTTTACTGCTTCTCCCGGGACACGTGGCTGATCTACGCCATCCCCCGGTGGTGGCGGATGCTACCCAGCCGGTGGGACGGGCGATACGTGTGCGACGAGCACTTCATGTACTGGCACGCCACGCACCCCGGCCGCCACCTGTAGCTCAGCAGCTCGTGCAGCCGTAGTTCACGTCCAAGGAGTACTGCGGCTCCTCGTAGACCACGAAGAACGTGCCGTGATGTTTCAGGACGGCGTTGGGGAACTCCGCCACGAGGGCGTCGAAGATCTTGAGCAGCAGCCGGATCTCGATGGGACCCCTGACCATGGCCAAGATGCGGTCGAACTCGCCGGTGGCAGCCATGCTGGTCATCGCGTCACGGTTGACCGCGCGGGCGGCATCACCGGCGTCGATGGCTTCCTGTACCCACGGCGGGTGCTGCGGATCGTCGGCCTGTTCCTGAGCCGGCTGAGCGGCTGGTTTGTTCACCATCTGCGACACCCCCGTGTGTCATGGCCATTCACTGCCGTGTCCGGTGGTCGGATGAGCACCACTCAGCCAAAGTAACCCCCCGCCTCACCTGTTGTCACTACTTAGAATCAGGACTCGCTACGGGCGGTGATGTCTGGGTATGGTCGAGGGCATGTCTGACCACGACCACCATCACGACCACGATGATGAAGACCACCGCCGTATCGCCGGCATCCTGTTCGGTGGCCTGTTCAACGGCGGCGACGAGGACTCCGACACCCGCCGCCAGCGACGTGAACGTCACGCTGCCCAGAGCGATGACATGAAGAACCGTATGTTCGCGGCGCTGCGTTCAATGAACGCCGAGCAGCTCTTCATGGTCCGGCACATCCTGATTACCGGCATGAACAATGCTCATGCGCTGCAGTGGTTCGACGGCATCATCAACGCCATCATGCAGGTACAGCACGGCGTCGACCCCGACACCGGCAAGACCCCCGAGGAAATGCTGCTGGAGAACGCTGCCCCCGTGGACGTATCCGGCAGCACGGACAGCCCAGATGATCGTCCCTAGCCCGAGCCGGTGAAGGTGTCGCAGGTGGCTGGACTGAGCATCCCCGAGGAGCAGGACCCGACGTGAGCAGCTTGCAGCATGTGCGCCAGGTGGAGGCATCCGCGGAAGCGTGGCTGGCGGAGTTCGGTGAACGAATCCGTAGGCGCCGCGACGACTTAGGAATCAAGCAGACCGAGCTGGCCCGCCAGTTGGGCATCGCCCGCCCGACACTGGCGAACTTCGAGGCCGGCCGTCGTAGCCCCGATCTGATCATCGTCTTCTACGCCGCCCGCTACCTCGACACCACGGTCTCCACGCTGCTGGGCGAAGGTTCGCAACTGCGGGCACTGGACAGCGAGCGCGTGGTCGATGAGGCGGTAGACCTGGCACTGGGCGAATTCCGGATCGAGCTGAAGCGCACGCTACGCCGGGGTGTTCAAGACACCTGACGCAACCGCAGTGTTGGCGTGCACGCACTCCTCAGCCTTGTGGGTGCACGCGTTGAGGGCCGGTCGGCGAGAGGCCGGCAGGGGCCGGGCATCGTCGGGGTGATAGATGCCCGGCCCCGCTAACTACAGGCCCTTTCCCGCTCACTAGATCACGGGAAGAGCCTGAGGTAGGCGTTCTTCGCCATGGGGTTACGGGCGAAGTCGTGCTTGAGGGTGTCGGGTGCGCCCTTGTCGTCGTAGGTGTTGTAGAACGCGTTGGTGTCCATGTAGCGGTCGATGGTCTCGCGGACCTTGGCGATGTAGAAGGGGTTGTCGCCGCCGTAGGCATTGCCGTTGCCGTGGGTGGGGCCACCCTCGTCCCAGCTCCACTGAATGCCTTCGCGCGCAGCCAGTTCCGCAACAGATTTCACCGAGGGGTTCTTGTTCAGCTCGCCCTGCCACTGGGCGTCGTTGTAGGAGGGGCCCCACATGTCGTACTGGTCGATGCCTACAACGTCGATGAACTCTGATCCGGCGAAAGCTTCGAGCCCGTTGGACGTCTGTCCGGGTCCCTTGTTCCAGCACTGGGAGTATCGGGCGTTGCCCATCCCGGCGGACCGGAAGTTCTTGACGAAGTTCTGCACTGATCTGCGGTACGCATCGACGCCTCCGGGTCGGTTGCACGACCACTTGTACCAGTTGCCGTTCATCTCCCAGCCGATGCGGAAGACGGCGTTGGGCACGTTGAATCCGGCGTTCAGCCAGTCCTTGGCCAGGTCGATCTGCTGGTTCTTGTAGGCATCGTTGGCGCCCCGGGAGTTCATCTGGTCGCCCTCGGACTCCGGCGCGACCGGCAGGGTGATGATGATGAGCCGGCCGGAGTCGAGCCAGTCCTTGTGCCCGGAGCCCCAGCGTCCCTTCAGGTCGCCCCAGGACTGGCGGGCGGTGAAGTACAGAAAGCCGTCGACCTTGACGCCCATGTCTTTCTCCCACTGGGCTGCAGCCTGGGGGGTGGTGCGAAAGACGGTGCGGTTGAACGGCAGTCCACTCTTGCCGGCCTTGGGTACGCCTCGCCCACGCACGGGTGCTGTGCCGCCGCCGGGGGTGGGGGTCGGCACGGCAGGGGTGGTGGGCCGGGTGGGCAGGGTGAAGACGGCCTTGGGTCCCTCGACCCACGTGTTGCCGTCCACGGAGTAGGCGACGTAGGTGGTGATCTGCCCGCTGGCGGTCTCCCACGTGGCCGAGAGGGTGTACTTCTGACCGGACTTCAGGGTGGTGCCCGGGGCGTGAGCCAGATCCTTGGTGCCGGCGCCGCGCACGGCGAGCTGCAGGTAGGTGAACGTGACGTCCTTGGTGGCGGCCGGCTGCGCCCACAGGGAGAACGTGCCGTTCTTGCTGGCCACCACGACGGGGGCCTGGAGGACGACACCGTCAGGGGTGGTGACGGTGTCGGTGTCGGAGCCATTGGGGACACCCGTGGGACCGGATGATCCGGTGGGGCCCGATGATCCGGTGGGTCCGCTGGCGCCGGTGGGGCCGGTTGGACTGGTGGGGACAGCGGCCTTTGCCTCCAGCACGGAGACGCGGGCAGCAAGCGCGTCGAACTCTTTACGCGTTGGTGCGGCCATGCAGTGGCATCGACACCGGTTTCGGCCAAACGCTACTCTTCAGGAGCTGCCGGACGGGGGTGCCGGAGCTGACCGTGCCTATGAGTGTCACAACTTCAGGTATGGAGCGGTGTCCCATTCCCCGTCTGGTCGCCGCCCGTCAGTCACTGGCCGTGGAAAGCCGGTGGGTCGAGGTGTCTGCAGGTGGGCCCGCATCCCCCGTCGGGTCCTAGCGGACCGCGCGATGCGCAACCTAGCCATGACGGGATGCTGGTGGCCGTCGATCGCTTGATCGACGGCCACCATTCCATGCCAGGTGGGGGATGGCTCAGGCGTCGACGGTTTCGGCGGAGCGGGTCAGGACCAGTGAGAGCTGGGTCAGGATGGACACATCGGCTGCGGTCCATGAGCGTTCGACCTCATCCCACACGCACAGCACCCCGACGATGATCGCCGAGCGGTTGGCTACGGGAACGCCGAGGTAGGACACGATCTCCCCGCCCCGGGCGAAGGAGGAGTCGCACACCAGCGGGTGCTCGGCCGACTTCTCCACGGCGAACTCCCGGCCGGTGCCGATGACCTGCCGGCAGTAGGAGTCACCGATCGCCGAGGACGCCTGCTCGTCGAGGATTTCCCCGCGCCGGACCTGGGCGATGAACTCCTGCCGGTCGGGCTGCACGATGGTCAGCGCCGAGTTGGGTACGTTCAGCATCTGGGTGGCCATCAGGCACACCGTCTGTGCCTGCCGCTTGGCGCCACCGGACATGAACGCCGACCCGTACATCACCTTCAGGCGGGCCGAGTCTTCCACCTCGCGGTCGATCTCGCGCCGGTGGCGCTCCAGTACTTCACCGGACAGGCGAGCCAGCTTCTGCTGCTGGGTTTCGAACTGCACCTGGGAGATCTTGGCTGGTGTCTTCGTTGGCCACAGTTTCACCCCCTCCTATCGCCGCCGGCCCGGCACGAAAACACCCCCTTCAGTTCAGGTGGGGATGGTGCCGTCCCTGTTGACCATCACGAACGTGCGCGGGCCCATGGTGACCTCGGCACGGGGGATGATGGTGTAGCGCAGCTCGTACTCGGCCATCTCCGGCCGGGCGAAGAGCAGGTCCAGATTGCCCAGCGTGTACCGGCAGATGTCCCGCCACGTCTGGGACACGCCGTCCCGGTCGGTGATCATGATGGACACCAGTTCATGCGGGTGCGGCCGGCTGGGCTCGCAGATGAACTCGTTGGGCACCTCACTCGACACGTTCGACCCCGACCACGATGCGAAAGCGCTCGGCCTCGGCACCGAGGGAGTTGTTCACCGGCCGGAACTCGAACACCAGCCCCGGTTTGGCGAGCTGTACCACCTTGTACTCCTGACGGTCGGGACCGCTGTTGGCCTGGATGTAGGTGCCGTCCATCCATTCCTCCAGCGTGCCGATGGCCTCGTGCATGACCTGACGTCCACTGATCATCGGGTCACCGCCTCGTCAGTGCGCGCAGGATCTTGTCCCGGCGAGTGGCGCGCAGCCCCTGGATGGGGATGCCTTGGGTCTGGCTGCGTTCCAGTGTCCAGTCGTACGTGCTGCTGCCCTCGGGCATACCCAGCAGGCCGGCGGCGTAGCGCATACCGAACGCGAAGTGTTTCAGCTCCTCGGACGGGTCGTCCTCCAGTCCTCGCATGACCTCGGCCATGGCGTCATGAATGATCTTCTTCTCCGTTTGGTTCACGGTTTCGTTCCATTCCCCGTTGAATGAAGAGCCATACGAAGTAGGCGTCTTCAGGTGCGATCACAGATAACGCCGGGATCGCCCGTGTCTTGACGCTGGCGTATGCGTAGGCGCTGCGGAATTGCTCGAAGCGTGCTTGCTGCAGCCACGAGTTCTCGCCGATGGGCTGGGCCATCATGGGTCGGTTACGCGTCCTGCCGTTCAAGGGGGAAGCTGATGATCGCGATTTGGTTACTGTCGCAGTCGCTTCCGCAGATATGGGGAGGCCCTTCACCCGAGGCCATGGCGCGGAAGTGCCCCCCGCACGTCAGCCCCACGAACTCGTGCCCGCTGTTGCAGGTGAAGCGCACCAGCCACTTCGGCGGGCCCTCGCACGGCTCGTGCGGTGCCAGATAGGTGCACACCTGCCGGGGCCGGCAGGTGTCAGCGATGATGTCTTCACTCGTAGGTGGCGTTGACATCGACCTCGGCCATCTTGTCGGGGTGCTCGCGCTTGAAGTGCTCGGATATCTCGGCCCGCACCAGAGCGGTCAGGGCATCGACCTTGTCCCTGATCTGCTGGGTGGCCGCCTCCTCACCCTCGGGCCGTTCGCCGGGCACGTACATCTGGCGAGGGACCTTGGTGATGACCACGTGGCAGACCGGGCACCGGATCGCGGCGTAGTCGCCGCTGTCCTCATCGTCCCGCTCGCCGTCCTGCTCGATGTCCTGCTGGCCGTCGTGGGCAGGTGGGGTGGGTTTGGGCCACTGCCCTTCGCGCAGCAGGCCGTCGATCAGCCGGTCGGTGCTGGTGCGTTCCTGCTCGCGCTCGAAGTGCTCACTCATCGCATCGAGGATGCCGTGGGTGAACAGCCGCCAGTGCTGCGGATCTTCGATCCCCATGCCGCCGGCCAGGTAGCCCAGCGACAGCCAGAAGGTGGAGTGCACCATGCTGGCATTGCGCCACTGGCGGCTGATGTCGGCGTAGGTGGTGGCCAGCAGGTCCGTGGTGGCCTGATGCCCGATGGCCTGGGGGTCACGATCGCCCAGCGGGTTCATGCGCGCTTCCTTGCTGCGATGACGGCGCGATGCTTGTCGCCCTCGTTCTCAGCCTTGAGCATCGCTTGGGAGATGTGCATCTGGTGAACGCGGCCCACGTGCATGGCGATGCGGTCGTGTCGTTCCCCGCACAGCGGGCAGACGTGACCCCACGGGTCCTCGGCAGCGGTGAGACGGTGCGCCGACTTCATGTGCGCCACCAGTGAGGTGGAGTAATTGAACGGCTTCTCACACCACAGGCAGGGGAACTCGGCGGTGTTGACCGGGGTGATGTCTTTGTCCGTCTCGCCGTGCTCGCGGTAGAACTCCACCACGTCGGCGAACGGCTTGGCACTGAAGGCTTCGGTGCACTCGGCGCACAGGTGCACGGTGCGCCACTGCCCGTCCACGCCCAGCATGCTGGTCTCAGCTTCCACGCGCTTGCCTTCCATGAAGCAGGCATCGCAGAAGACGACGAGCATCGAGACCATTAGGCGATCTTCTTCCGCCGCTGCGCTCCGATGGTACGCACGGTGCCCTCTTCCATTGCGCCGACCTCATCAACGCGCCGTCGCTCGGTCTCCAGCCGCAGCTTGGCCCGGTCGGCACTGGTCAGCACACCCATGCCGGCGGGGGCCAGGTAGCCGTCCTCGTACTGGATGGAGCGGGTGTTGTAGCCGGAGTAGTCGAGGTCGTCGTGGGCCTTCTGACGGCAGCGCGTGCACCGCAGGATGGTGCGTGACATGACACCCGGCTCGGGCCGGGACTGGTAGCGCCACTCCACCCACGCGTGCCCGAACCGGCGGCAGTTCAGGAAAGCCGGATCGACGTCGGCCAGCCACTGTTCAAGGTCAGGTGCGCCGTGGTGCTGGGTCATGCGGACGGTCATGATTGTTCTCCCGAGATAAGCGACGAACGTGAGGATCGAAGAGTTCACAAGGGCCGTTTGGGTGGCTCTATTTGATGGCAGCGTGTCACTGCAGGTCAACAGTGGGCAAGGTTTTCGGGTCCTGAGCTGGGGAAATCAGGCGTCTGGCTGATGCCGCCGCCGCGTAGGCCCGAGGCAGCGCGGCACCCAGCTTCTCCTCGTGCATATCCAATTGAGAGGACAAGCGCTTCCATGCAGAGCTGCGATTGCGCAGAGTCCCCGCACTCACGGCGCGGTTCTCCAGTGCAGCGAACGCGGTGGTGAAGTAGTTCTCGATCGCCTCAATCATGGGCTCGCGAGGGCAGTTGTTGGCAAGAGGCAGAGCCATCGCATACGAGCCGGCGGCAATGGTGGCAACGAACGTATTGATGCGCTGCACACGCTCGGCATCACCGGCATAGAAGTAGTACGTGCCCTTGCGATCAGGTACCGGGATAGCGAACCCGTCCCACTCCCGACCCACATAGGCACGAACCATCGCTGCACCCACCTGCCCGTTGCCGCAGGCTTGCTCGAAGCGATCCACCCACACGCGCACACCCTCGGCCTCGCTGGCATCCATGCGCCCCGAGATCCGTGACATCACGCGCTCGCTGGACTTCACTGCTCCGCTGGCGGTGCGCCGGGCCGAGAAGTGCTTGAGCTGAGCCAGTCGTCGTACCGGCTTGCCCTCGGCCTGCAGCTCGATGACCTTCACCCCGGCCGGGGACCCGAGGATCTCCACCGAGCGGGTGGCCAGCCGGGTGCCGGCGTTGTTGTGGATGATGGCGGGCGCGTACGCGGCCTGCTTGAACGCTTGGACGGAGGTGTTGTGCGGGCGGATCACGGGCATCTTGCAGATCTCGGCGATCTCGGCGACCTGCTTGCGCGTGCCCGTCACGCGGTGGTCCTGAAGCCGGTACCACCCGATGGCGAGTTGCAGCACCCAGGAATACTACACACGGAACGTGGTTACACACTCACGCTCTGCGATATGTCCAGTTCAGGCCAGAAGAGCATCGAGTGTCACGGCATCGGGCGCTACGTCCGGGACCACCTGCACGAACACCGGGTGACGCAGCTTGCCCGAGTCGGAGACCTCAAGGAACTCCACCTCCAAGACCAGCGCCTCCCCCGCCCCGCCGGAGGCATGGAACTCATCCAGCCGGCGCTGCAGCGAGCGCAGTTGGATGGCAGTGAAGCCGGTGCCCACGTGTCCGACCTCGACCAGCCGCCCATCCTCCGGCGACCACACGGCCATGGTGATGGACCCCAAGCCCCCACGTGCCCCGGTGCCGGGCTTGTACCCGGCGGCTAGCACCAGCGCCCGGCGGGTGGCTTTGATCTTGATCCATGAGGTGCTGCGGCCCACCGTGTAGGTGGAGGCGTCCCGCTTGGCGATCAGCCCCTCCAGCCGCTGGTGGGTGACCGTGTCCCACAGCTCCAGCCCGTCGCCCTGCCCGTACACAGCGGCCTCGATGCCCACCACGTCCAGCAGCAGGGACCGGCGCGCCCGGTAGGGCAGCGAGCGCATGTCCTGTCCGTCCAGACGCAGGATGTCGAAGGGGATGAACGTGGCCGGCAGGGCGGCGGCGGTGCGGGCGACGTCGGCCGGTGACTCCTGCGCATCACGCTTGTGGATCGAGGGGAAGTGCGGCACGCCGCCCCGGGGCACCGGCTCACCCTGATAGGTCAGCACCACCAGCTCGCCGTCCAGGACCACGTCACGTCCGGCCAGCTCGCGGTTCTTGCGCCATGCGGCGATGACGTCGGGGTAGCGGTGGGTGATCTTCCTGCCCGTGCGGTTGGTCAGCTCCGGGTGCAGGGACTGGTGCAGTACGGCGCGTACGCCGTCCAGTTTCATCTCGAAGGAGTAGCCCCGACCCGTCAGGCGACGGATCAGGGCCACGGGGTCTTCCTTGCGGGCCGATGCCAGCATCACGCGGTCGTCAGCCATGGTGGTCCTACCAAATTTCGGGGGTCGGCCTGTTATTAGTGATCGTCGTAGTGCCCGCGCAGGGCCAAGATGTACAGGTGGGTGTCGTTGAAGCGATAGATCATGCGGTCGCCGTCACTGACACGCTTGGACCACAGCCCGGCCAGATCGCCGCCGAGCATCTTCGGTCGCCCCACGCCCTCATCCGGGCTGCGCTTGGTCTCCTCGATCATGCGGTTGACCCGCCGGAGGGTGGGCTTGTCGTTCAGCCAGCTTTTGTAGTCTTCCCAGCCCCTGTCGGAGAAGGACAGGATCAGGTCAGGCATCGGGGTCGATCAGGTCGTGCTCGTGCACCTGTCCCGCCTCGACCTGTGCCATGGAGTCCCGCAGCCGCCTCATCAGCTTGGGCTGCGACATGATCCACAGGGTTTCCTGAATGCTCTCCCACTGTGCTTGCGGCACGAGGAACGCGGTGCCGCCCTTGGACAGGATCTCTACCGGCGCCTGATCGTTGTTGACCTCCTCGATCAGCGGGAACAGGCGCTTGCGGGCTTCGGTGGCAGTGATGGCCATGGTGGCGCTCCCTTCAACGACAGGCCCCGATGGTACCACTACCGGTACCATCGGGGCGGGGAAGCAGCGTTGATCAGGACTCCTTCGGGATGATGACGAGGGCGGGGTTGCGGGCCAAGACCTCGACACTCTGACCCTGCTGGAGCGGGCGGCGGGCGGTGTAGTTCACGGCAGCCTCCCAGCAGAAGTCCTCAGGACCGGCGGCGATGAACTCTAAGTGCGGGCCCCGGCCGTTCAGCTCCGGATCGGGGTGGTTGCCTAGGTCGCCGATGAAGTGCACGACAGCGTAGTGAGTGTTGCCCATCATGAAGTTCTCATCCCTCGTCGGTCAGGGCCGTGGCCCGCTTGATGCCGGCGCCGGTGAGCATCCGGCCCTGCTTGGTCTTGGTGATCAGGTTCTTGTCCAGCAGGAGCTGCTCGACGACGTTCAGCCCCCGCCCGACCAGCCCCATCCGCTCGCGCATCAGAGCCGCCCCAGCCGGCTCGGCACGCATCTCGGTGTACAGGATGTCGAGGTACTTACGGGCCTCCTTGGTCAGCCCGTCAGCGGTCAGGTCAGCGAAGGCCAGCGGCTCGGTCAGGTCGTAGGAGCCGTCCTCGGGCACCTCCAGCTCCCCGACCACGGCCAGGTCCCGCAGGCTGAACAGCAGGTCCCGCATCCGGCGCGGCTGGTTGGACGCGGCAGCCGCCACCGCAGCCGCCACCTCGTCACTGACACACGGCAGACCCTCAGGTTCGAGCACCTTACGGGCCATCGTCGCGGCGATGCTGGCGCCCTCAGCGTCGGTGTAGGCGTCCAGCTCCACGATCTTCATCCGGTCCAGAATGGTGCCCGGTAGCAGGCCACGGTCGGTGGTCGCACCGATGAACGTGACCTGCGGGACCTTTTCCTCACCGAAAGGCGTGATGAGGACACCGTTCTCGAAGTAGTGCAGCAGCCACTCGGCGTTCTTCTTGCCGTTGTCCATGATCTTGTGCATCTCGTCGTAGAAGACGGTCATGCCGTCCTCCAGCCGGGAGAACATGACCCGCGCCTCGTTGATCTTCATGGCCCCCGAGACCACGTACATGGGGCGGTCCAGTTCCCGCGCCGTGCACAGGGCGATGGCGGTCTTGCCCACCCCGGCGTACGGGGAGCAGATCAGCGTGTGCGGCATGTTCGCCGCACGCTTCTTGGCACTGATCGCCGAGATCCGCAGCGCCCGCTTGGCGCTGGCCTGCCCCACGAAGTCGTCCCAGCCGTCGGGGTACTGCCCGTCCAGAACCTGCGTCGCCATGATCAGGACACCTTCCGGACAGCGGCCTTACGAGCCGTCGTGGTCTTCTTCGCAGCGGTCTTGGCGACGGCCTTCTTGGCCGGGGCCTTCTTCTTGATCGAGGCGGTCAGGGCAGCGGTCACGTCCAGCCCCTCACCACCGGCGGCCGGGGTCATCGGGGTGGCCGCCGCGATCTTGTCGGCCAGCTCCTTACGGCCGGTCGAACCGTGCTCGGCCATGTCGAAGTCCTGCAGCGCGGCGTCGATGACCTGCATCCCGATCGCGAGGTTCTTCTGCGAGACCGGAACCGCCTCGATCACCGGGCGCTCGCGGACCATTTCGGAGTCGGCCATGGCGTTGAGCATGAGCATGCCGTCGGAGGTGGTCAGGGTGAACAGTTGCAGGGCGGTGCGGAAGGTGAGCTTGGTCAGGAACGCGACCTCGGGGCGGGCGGCGATCATCGCCACCAGCGTGTTGTACGCCTCCCACACGCTGGGGTGGCTACCGGGGCGAACGGTGACGTAGTACGCCTTGCCGTTAGGGATCAGCGCGGCGTGCACCTGCTCGGCCGGGTGCATCGTGATCGGCATGGCCGACTTGAACTTCGCGGCCTGCTCGGCCTGTTCGCGCAGCCACTCCTCGTGCACGAGGTGGAGCTGCTTGGAGATCTCCCGTACCCGCACGAACGACGCCTTGTCGGCGTTGCCGCACTCGGGGCAAGCCAGCGTCTGACGCACCCGGGTCAGCGCGTGTGCCTCGTTGCTGCACGCCTGATGGGTGGGGGCGTCCTTGATGTCGGCCACGGAGGTGTGGACGTTGACGGTCAGGTTGACCAGACCGAAGGACAGCAGAGCGTCCTTGGCCACGGGGGTGGTGAGCGGCTGCATGATGAATCCCTTTCAGGGGGTGGGGTGTAAGGCAACTACCGGCCGGGCCGCAAAGCGCGGCCCGGCCAGGGGTACGACAAAGGGACGCCGGCCGAGTTGGCCTGCGCCCCAAGAGGGTTGGTTCGATGTTCGGTTAAGGGGACCCTCGGTGGGAACCGAGAACGCCGCTATTCACCCAGCCGGGCTAAACGCCGGCACTGGGTGTCACAGCCGGTAGATCTTCACGTCCACGACTTCCTGAATCAGGTCGGTGGGCTCGCGATCCTGCTCCTTGTAAGGCATTTCGTGGGTAATGGCATCGGCCACCGCCATGATGATGTCGCCGGGCAGGTCGGTGCGGGGCACCAGCTCGGTGTCCTTGTTCGCGAACGTCAGGGTGGCGACCTTGACCGTAAGCTTGACCCGCAGCTCGATCTCGACCTCCTGCGTGGGCACGGTGATGTCGTCGTCGTTCGTTTCGTTCTCGGCCACGGTCTCTCCTTGGTGTGGTGTCACGCGAATGATGATGTTGCGTCAGGAATCAGCGACCGTTGACGCGATCGTGTCGGGACGGCGGGGTCTGACCGAACCACGTGTGCAGGTAGTCGGGCAGCACCTCCTTGTTGGTCACCGGCTTGAACGCCGGGCCGTCGTGGCCGCGCACGCCGTGCTCACGCCCGACGATGAACGCCCACAGCAGGGCCGAACCGATGCGCCGGATCGCCCAGCGGGCATCCTTCTCATCCGGCAGGGTCAGGCAGGTGAACGCGATGCGGTCGAGCATGACCTGCAGCGCGTCGTCGGTCATGATCAGGTCATCGCGCATGTCGGCGTCGAGCAGGTCGAGGATCTCGTTGACCTGCGCGACCAGGTTCTGGGGAATGCCGGCGTCGTCAGCCATGCTCGCGGTCCTTCTTCTCGTCCTCGGTCATCTGGGTGTGCGCCTTGGCGGCGCCGTGCTTGAGCAGGAACACGTACTCGCTGATGGTGCTGGCGATGGTGTCGGGCGTCTCGCCGAACTGAGGGCGCTCGTAGATCGTGGAGAAGATGTCATCGAACGACGTCTGCCCCTCCTCGCCGAAGTTGCCCAGCGACAGCGTCCACTCCTGCGCCCAGTACGGGCCGATCATCTTGCGGGACTCGGTCAGCACGAACAGCGAGGGCTGCTCGTACGTGGCGTCGCGGTACTGGCCGTCGACCAGCCCGATCCGCACACCCCACGGTGAGCGGTCCCAGTGCACGACCGCCTCGATGTCGATACGGAGCAGCGCGGCCTTCAGATCGTGGGCGTAGCTCTTGTGCAGTTCGTCGATGGCATCGGCGTCGAGCTTGTCAAGGTCGTCCTGATAGCGCATGTCGTTCCTTCCTCTTCGTAGGGTTGAGCTGGAACACTCACGGGGTGCACCGCCTCGATTCGAGCGAGGCGGTGCACCCGAGCGTGGGCCAGTTCAGCCGCGCAGCGCGGTGAGGTGCTCGTGGATCTGCTGGGTGGTGGCATCCAGCGGCAGGCGCACCGGCTCCCACGTCCAGCCCGATGCGACCTGATACAGGCCGGCCGCGTTGGGTGTGATGGGGTAATCGGTCACGTCGTACTGCTCTTCGCTCATCAGCAGCACCTCACCGGCCCAGCGGAAGTGAGTCTGAAAACCCTTCTGCAAGAATTGATTGTCGTGCTCGACCCACGCGATGATCTGCTCGGTGGTGGCACGGTCGAAGTAGGCCGAAGCCCAGCCGTTGAAAGAGTTCTCCGGGTCGTAGAACCCCTTGAACGCCACGACTGCGTTGTCCGTGGCCAGTAGTCCGGGCACAAGGTCGCCCATGGTTCAGCCCTCCGCGATGAACTCGTAGTTGTCGGCGTACCTGTCGAACAGGCTGGTGATCAGCTCAGCGGCCTTCGGGGTGGCCGTGGCCGCGAGCATTTCGCGGTTCTCCAGCCAGTCCGAGCGGGTAGCGCCGTAGCCGGGATCGACGGTGTAGCTGAGCACCTGGACCGGCTCGCCGTTGACGAACACGGTGACGTCGGTGCCGGCGTCAGGGTCACGATCGACCACGACCTCGATGGTGGGGGTGTTCATGACAGGTCTCTCTGTCGGATGTTGAGGCAGGTCCGCCCATCGGGCAGGGTCTCCAGCTCCAGCGAGGGGTGCATGCCGGAGCCGTCGTTGTCGTCCATGACGTACACCGCCGTGGTCGGGTGCAGTTCGTACAGTTCCGCGAGCGCCTCGTAGAGGTCGCCGACCGTGGTCAGCACGCCCATCGGCTTGATGGTGTCGGTGCCCGTGGCAGGTTCGGCCGGCTTGTCGGCGATCTTGCGCGTCTCGAACTCGTTCATGTAGATCGAGGTGAGGTAGGCGCGGGGCACGTCGGCCACGGTGCCCTTGACGATCTCCGCGAACTCCATCCACTCCCGGCGCAGACCCTCATCCCACTCGCTCACGTCCTCGGGCAGGCCCTGCACGATCATCCAGCCACCGGAGCGGCCTTCCTGATAGATCGTCACCGGAACCGAGAACACCTCGGACGCCTGCTCTTTGGCGAACTCGTAGTGGTCTTGGCAGATGTCTTCCCAGAAACGGTTCTTCAGCCCGTCCGAGAGGTGGGCGTCGATCCAGTCCAGCGTGAATTCAGGATCGGTGAGGATCGACTCCATCGGCCCGCCCGCCTGATCGGCGACCTGACCCAGCTCGATCGGCAGCGCGACATCCTGCGGGCTGCCCTTCACCTTGATGTTGAACGCCGGGTGGGCGGTGCGGCCCATGTCCGAGTGCATCTGCACCTCGAATACCGGCTCGGCTTCCTCGGTCATGATTGACCCTTCCTGTAGGTGGGGCGAAAAGCTACTAACGGCCGGACAGGAAAGCCCTGCCCGGCCGTGAAAGTCGATGCCTGTCTTACTTTTCCTGATGCCCGCCGCGCTTCTGGAACTCAACGCCGGTCACGAACGCCTCCATGTACAGCGCCATGACCTTCGTCCGCTGCTCCGTGGTGAGCCGGCTGGACTCCTTGCCCATCAGGCTCGCGAAGGCTTCCTCGATCTTCGCCGCGCCCTCCAGCCCGAACGCCGCCCTCGTGCGCATGAACGCAAGGTAGGAGATCGACTCGATGTCAGCGGCGTCGCCGTACAACTCCGCGAACGACTTCTGCCGTTCCTCGTCAGAGATGTCGGGGTTCTGCGTGCGGCCATCCAGCATCAGGCGCACGTCACTCATGCGCCAGAAGTCCGGATGATCCGGCCTGTCGGGGTTGCTGCCGAACACGTCGGACAATGCGTCACTCATGATCTGCCAATCTGTGTCCTGTCCGGGGGTCCGGAGTCTAGTTGCCCATGTCCGGCGCGGACTGTTTCGCACCGGCCACGAACGCGGCCACCATCTGGTCGTCGTCGCCGTCGATGCCCGTGGTAGCGAGCTTGGTGCCCACGCTGAGCCAGAAGAACTGCATCCGCTCCATGTATCCGACGGCGGCCGGGATGTCCGCCATACTGTCGGCCACGTCGGTACCGGCGGCCACGCCCTGATGGAAGGCCCGGGTGGGACCCTCGATCTTGATGGTGATGGGCTCGCTCATCAGTGTTTCCTCCTCGGGGATGACAGTGGGCAAAAGCTACTCATGGTTGAGCTGGAATGCTCACAGGTGACACCGCCTCGTTTGGGGCGAGGCGGTGCCACCGAGCGCATGCCAGATCAGTCGACCTGACCGCCCTTGGTCCACGCGCGGGCGGTGTGGGACTGGAACCGGTCGCCGTTGCGGCCGGCAACCTTGCGGGTGCGCTCGCTGGCCGCCGAGGACAGCAGGATGTCGTCGCCCAGGGCGTCGGCCACGGCCGGGTCCAGGTCCGGCAGGGCCAGCGGTTCGACGACGGGACCGGCCTCGGTGAGGGCGATGCGGCGGGGGGACAGGGTAGTGACAGACATGGTGGTGCCTTCCTCTATGCGGTGAGTGGAACGGTGTTCTTGACGATGAGGTACCAGCCCTTACCGTCAAGCTTGACCCGGGCGTGATCGGGTGCCCGGAAGTCGGGGGCGTGCGTGAGGCAGCCACGCGCGAGCAGCCTGCCGTCGGGCAGGGTCGCGGTCTCGGTGGCCACGTGGTTGGTGCCCAGCAGGGTCCCTCGCTTGGAGTAGACCGCGCCCATCTTGGTCAGCGCCCGCCGGTTGATGTTCTCCGACATGGCGACGGCGAAGATGTCACCCTGCCTAGCCACGGGCCGGCCGATCTGTTCGGCGATGCGCACCGTGTCGGGCTTGAGCGCCTCGTAGGCGTCCTCGACGGTGCGGGCGGTGGTGCGGGGCATCTCGCAGAAGAAGTACGAGGCGCGCTTCTCGTTGCGGTCGAACCCGGACAGGAACTTGCGGCGACGCCGTGTCGTGCCGGTGAGCTGCCCGGTGCCGTGGCATTCGGTGCAGCGGGTGCCGCTGAACAGCCACTCGCGGTACAGCTCGTTGTACAGGTTCCGCTGGTACATGATGCCGTAGTCGGTGAGGACCACCGCCAGATCATGATCATTGCGAACCGGCTGGGGTCCCGCGTGGCCGACCCAGCCCACGCGCTCGCACGCCTTGCACGCGCGAGACCACCGGTTGGGAATGTCGGCCTCGATCAGGGACTCGCCCAGCCAGTGCCGGAACGTCGTCCACTCGTAGGTCTTGCCGTCGCCGTGTTCGTACACCGTGACGTGGCCGTAGTAGTTCTTGGGCGGTTCGGGTTCGCGGTGCAGGATCGGCGTGTGCCGTTCGGGCAGCGCATCCAGAATCCGGATGCTGGCCACGTCGATCCCGGCCGCCTCGATCACCGACTGCGGGATGACCGCGTACGGCAGACCCGAACCGTCCGCGATCGAGCGCATCGAACGCTGATGACCGTTGGTGGTCATCGAGACGGTGTCACCGTTGAGCAGCAGCGCGTGCACCGTGCCCTTCTTGTCCCGCAGGGCGCGAGCAAGGGGGAAGTGCCGACCGTACGAGTAGACGGTGTCACCCTCGTAATAAACGTTGTGCGACTTGATCTCTCGCACCGGCTTGTCAGTCATGACGCTGGTCATCCAGCGTTCCATGACCTTCTCAGAGCTGTGTCCCATGTGGATCACCTCCTGACAAAACGAAAGAGACCCGCGCCGTGATGGCGGGGTCCCTCGTGGTGGGTTGGACATGCGCAGGAAAACCGCTGCGCGCGGTTACTACCGGCCGGTCAGCAAAGCGCTGGCCGGCCGGGGTAGGTCACTCTTCGGTGTACCTGTCGAACCACGGCCCATGCAGCTCGGTGCGAGCCACACCCTCGGGGCTGGTAGCGGTACGGGAGGAGGTTTCGGGGTCCTCGCAGTGCGCCTGTGCCTCCTCCAGCGTCAAGCCCGTCGCGATAACCTCACGCTCCAGGTCGTCGTCAAAATAACCGCGCACGATCTTGTACGTTGCCGGCTTCTCGTCCTCCTCCTCGTCAGCGTCCGGGACGTACTGCATCCGGTACGTGTTCGCCGGATCGGCCCGCATCGTGCGCGCCAACTCCTCACGCGCGGCGCCCTCGTCCTCGCCGTCGTCGTCGGAGGAGAAGAACTCCCACCCCTTCGACGTCTTCGTTTCGATCTGCCAGCCCATGACGGGCTCCCTTCGTGGTGGTTGGTGAAAACAATCGGGACCCGGCTCACCGTTGAGCCGGGTCCCTGTTCTTCCCACCAAGGAAGTTTCTAGCGTTCGGTGTGCCAGAGGTAGTCGTCCTCATGTTCACCGAAGAACGCGCGCACCCGGTCGGCCTGCTTGCCGACGCTCTTGTAGGTCTGCCGGGCCGGCTTGTCGTCGTCCATCCCGAACTCGCTCAACCAATCGTGGTAGCCGTCGGCGTTGCGGTAACCGGCCGTGTCCGACAGGGTCACCTCCAGCACATCAGCCACACTCGGGTCGCCGGTGAGGGCGGGTCCCATGGCAAACACCGGGACGTCCAGCGAACGACCGAAACCCTCGATCGTGCACTGCCACGCCCGCGAGCCTTCGACCGCCCACGCGGGCGTATTCGTCGGGCGGTACATCATCGTCAGACCGTCCGCCTCGATCCGCTCGGCGAGCGGGAGATCGGTGGGTGTTTCAGGCACGGGGTCCCTCCTCGGGATTGGCGAGCGGGAACAGGTCCCACGCCAGCACGGTCAGGCGGGTCTCGCCGTCCGGGCCGATGAGGGTGACACCCCGCGTCGGGTCGTCGTCCTTGGACTCGACCCGCCACACACCCGGGTAGGCCGGGCCGTCGTTGACGCCTTCGTTGAAGGCGATCTCGTACTCCTGACCGGCCTGCACATCCTCGTGCGAGGGCGGCTGGAACATCTGGGCACTCATGCCTGTGTCCTCTCCTTGGTGACAACAATCGGGACCCCGGCGCGTCCATGCTCCGGGGTCCCTGTTCTTCCCACCACGGAAGTTCTAGGGCAGCGGCACCGACTGGCAAAACTCACAGTCGGGGTCGCGTGCATATTCATCGAGCGGGTTGTGCGCGTGCCGGTGATGGAACGCGAGATCGACCGCGTGCAGATTCCCGGTCGACGGGCACGGCCCGGAGGCCAGCGTCGAACCGTCCACGTCGGTCTCGCGCTCGCACGCACCGCAGTGGTACACGGACGTGCGAGCCGGCCGAGCGTTGGCATTGACAGTGCTCACGACCGCCGCGACGAACGATGCGTTCGGGTCGCGGCTGGGGTCGTACGTCTCGAAAGGCTCGCTGCCCATCGGGGTCCCTCCTAATGATTGCGGGAGTCGTACACGCTGCCGGGGTGCAGCGTGAGCCCGGCGTCGTACCCGTCGTCGCCCGACAGGTTGTAGCTGGCCATGTAGTGCCACTCGCCACCGGACCACAGGACGATCGGCTCGCTGTCGCGCAGGTTCTCCGACTGCAACAGAATCTGCTTCAGTTCGCCCACGGTGAGCATGGGGACCCAGTCGCCGTTCAGCGTCTGGCGCTTATTGGCCATGCGCGTCTCGTCCGTAGGCACGTTGACCGCCTGCGGGCGCACGTACTCGATAGCGACCACCGGCGCGTACGGACGCGTCCAGTCGGTGGCACCGGCCCGCTTCAGGCTGCTGTCGCCCAGATCGGCGTCGATGATCCGATCGAAGTCGGCGCGGGCTTCCTCACCGACACGCGCGGCAGTGAACCACGAACGGACGGTCATGCCGTCCGCCTGAGTCACCCGGGCGATCATGCGCTCGTCCAAGTCCGGCGCAACAGAAAGCTGTAGCTCGTTCACGAGTGGGGTCCCTCCTTCAATGGTGGGGAACGGGTGGCAGGAAACCGCTGCCTCGGTTACTACCCCGCGCCGGCAAAACGCCGGGCGCGGGGGCGTGGGGGTCCCTGCTCAGGATTCAGACGGCTCAGCCTTCGGCGCCGCCGGCTCGAACGGTGCGTTCTTGGGCGCGTTGTCCACAACCATCAGCACCCGCCCGGAGTTGTGCATCGCGGTCAGCTCGTGCCGACGCGTGCGCCACCCCTCCGGCGACACAATCGCCAGCGTCCGGCCGTCGTTGGCCGAGGTGATGTGCACCGCCGTGCGCACGTCCAGAATCCGGCCGTTCACCGGGCACTGAATCTGCCGCTGCACAGCGAACTTGCGTACCTCGCGGCGCACACGGTCTTCCATGTCAACTGCCATGGTGGGTCCCTCCGAACAATCCGAACTGCGCAGGAAACCGCTGCGCGCGGTTACTAGGCCCGTGCGGCAATCACCGCACGGGCCGGGTCCCTCAGTGCTCGTTGATCTCGTCCGGGTCGATCTCCAGCCCGGCCAGCGAGATCTCATCGCTGTTCAGCGACGCCCACAGCGCGGTGTCCTCGTGGAAGCTGCCCACGTTCTCGCCGTCCGGGTAGGACTCACCGGCCGCGCTCAGGAACGACAGGAGCGTGGCCATGATGCGCGGGTAATCGACGGGGTCCCCCACGCCGGAGCGAAGATCCTCACCCGACTCCAGCTCGTTGCCGTTGCCGTCCTCGATCAGCCACCGGTAATGCACCCGGCCCTCACCGTCGCGCCCGAGTGAGAGCACATGGAACGTGCCCAGACCCGCAACCTCGTACGCAGCCATCAGGCGACTGCTGATCTTCAGCGGCGCGTCGAAGGACACACCATCCAACTCGAAAGACACAGGGTCCCTCCCAGCAATTCGGACTGCGCGGGAAACCGCCGCGCACGGTTACTAACCCCGGCATGCAAGCGCATGCCGGGGGGTCCCTGTCAGGAATCGGTGTGCCACACGAACCCGTTCTGGATTCGCTGCTGATAGGCGCGCACATACACGCGCTCGCGGGGCACCACGTCCTGACCGGTCTCGATCAGCACCTCACCGCGCTTGTACGCGCCGCGTGTGGCGGTCAGCTTCACCTCGATCCGGCCGGAGGTCACCGACAGGGTGCACGGCTCGATCACCCGCAGCACCTTGCACGGCACCAGCCCGGAGAACGTGTCCACGTAGGCAAGGATGCCCGCGCGGTACACCTTCGGTTCGAACGTTTCGGGCACGGGTCCCTCCTAGGAATCCTGATTCGTGCCGACACTGCGCGCGTACACGCGGTGCTGGTTACCGACGCGCCGGGCTACAGCTTCGTACCCGTCGCCGTACTCCCTGCCGTCGTTGATCCGCTCCACAATCGAAGCAGCCCGCGCGGCACGGTCGCACCACGCCACGATCGCCCATTTCCATGAGCGACGTCGCAGCGAATCGGCGATGTCTTCCCGCGCGGCGACCGACGGATCGTCGTCGTCCGGCGGGGTGTCCCACGTCAACCTGATGACAGGCATGGGGTCCCTCCTAGGGATTCGAGCTTGCGCGGAATTCCGCCGCGCATCGGTTTCTAGGGGGTGGGGTCCCTCCCGGGAAACCCAGCTCCACGCACAGCGCCCCCCTGCCCACAGTGGGGAGGGGGGCGCCAGTGCCGGGGGCTACGTCGCGGGTACGAGCCCCGGGTACGCGCGGGCGACGTGGGAAACCCCAGCTTCGCCCTGCGTGATCGGGAACGAGAACTTGTTCTCCGTTCCTGCTTCGTAGAGCTGCGCCATACCGTGCGGCAACAGCTCGACGTCGAAGGTCTGACCCGCGACGCGCATGGACATGCAGACTTCCGAGTACGGAAGCTCCACGCCGTGCACACGCGCGCCGACCGAAGTCGAGTCGGACACGCTTACCCTCCTATGCGCGTGCGCCTGGCGCTGCCGGCGGACTACGCATCGCGGCCGGCCCCGGACGGGTCGGCGCTGAGGGGACGGAAGGGGAATCGAACCCCTTCACGCGCGCACAGGAGAGGACACACCCGACTGTGCGCACGGCTCACCGAGAGCCGTCCAAGGCCCCGTGGGGCACACGCTCACCAGTCCTGAGCGTGTACCCCACGGCGGCAGGGTAGAGCGTCGGTCACTTCGTACGCAGGATGTCCGTGATGGTGGGCATGCCGACGGACGAGGTGACCGTGGTGCGGGATGCAGCCGCCTGCGAGCGCAGGACGGGCTTGTTCGCGCGACGGATGGACGAGGTGCGCTTGAGGCTGATCGAGACGGTCCAGTTCTCTTCGGAACCGTCCGGCTCGACCACCATGCCCTGCACCTGCGCGCGGATACCGAGCGACCCGTTCGCGTCGACCTTGTCGATCATGAACTGGTTCACGGCGTCCTGCGCGATGTCCAGCGCCCACTGGTGCTTGACGGTGTCCTCGCGCGCGACCACGGCGGAGTGCTGAGCCGTCATCGACGCGAGCAGGTTCGCCAGCGCCTGCGGGTTGCCGTTCAGGGCCTCGATCAGGACCTGAGCGCCCGCGCTGTCACCGGTCAGCAACGCAGCGGCCTGCGTCGCCTCAGCACCCTTCGCCGCATCGGCGTGGGCCTGAGCCTTCTGCATGACGTCGGAAAGACCAGCGGCCGGGACATTCTCGGCCGTGACGTCGTTGCTGACCGGCGTGGTGGTGGTGTTGTTCGACATGTTCGCTCCTTGGTGGGAAAGAACCGCCCGGAAATGGCAGTCCACTCACACCCACGTGCTCCGGACTGGAGAACGCATGCACGAAATGCACCGCATTTCAAGGCTTCCCGCCTCGGGTCGAAAATTCAAGGCTTGCGCCCTGAAGTCGAAACTTTCCGGCTTGCACCGGCCACCGAGCCGTCCCCCTTCCGCCGCTGGACTTCCCGGCTCGGCCCGACCTTGCGGGGACCAGCCGGCTCCAGGCCGAATGGGTGACTGCCCTTGACGTCCCCCTACTCGGTATGCCGAGAGGGGGCACTCACCCCCTACCCCCTACCCCTGTCCCCCCTGTCCCCCTGTCCGGAGAGGACGGGGGGACAGGGGGTTACGGGGGTAGGTAGGTAGGTGAGTGAGTGTGTCTGTCATCTGTATTGAGAGGCTCCCTCAATCCAGATGACGCGTGTCGCCTATTCGGCGTAACCCCCTGTCTAGGTGCCGTTCTAACGGCATAGAACGGCATGCCCTAGGCAATGGGCCTAGCGTCCCCTGTCAACGCGCTACGGGGGCACCTAGGGCCTATGGCAGGCACTCAAGCACTGTCGGCATTCCTGTCCCTGCCGACCCTGCCGAGTGCCGACCCTGCCGACCCTGCCGAGTGCCGACTCTGCCGACCCTGCCGAGTGCCGACTCTGCCGACCCTGCCGAGTGCCTGCCGAGTGCCTGCCGACCCTGTCCCCTGTCGGATAGCGGCATGCCCTAGCCTGTCAATGCCCGTTCACCCAGACGGCCTAGGTTTCAGGCTAATTTTTTCCTGTCAACCCCGGTGCCGGCCAAATGGGTGGAATCGCCGGCTTTTTCACCCATTCGGTCCAAGATCAACTTGTCACCCATACGCCGGCCCTGTCTGTCAAAAAGATCTTGAGCCAAATGGGTGAGAAAACCTGGTTTTACCCCCATCTGGAGTAGCGGCCTCTTGACGGCAACGAATCGGCCTGATTCATGAGCCGATTCGGTGAACGGCCATTGACGGAACGCGCTAACCCTGTTCTAACCGTGCCCAGACATAAAAGTGCCCCCGTACCGAATCGGTACGGGGGCACTCTCCGGACGGGGGCAGGCTAGCTAGTCATGCTCTCCACACTGTCGCCGAACACTGTCCCTGTCGCGACACTGTCCCCTGTCTGAACCGAGAGGACACGCTCACTAGCCGTTGTGAGCCGTTGTGCCGCTGCATCGGCCTTAGCCTGCCTATCAGCCTCACGCGCGAAAGCCGTAGCCGTAGTCGTGCCCCTGTCGCCCGACAGAACGGCAACGATCAGAGAGCGTGCTTTCCGCCTAGCGCGTCCCTTAGACAGTGAGTCATCGGGATAGGCCAGAACCGAAACCATATCTAGGAATTCGGTTGACGGCTTACCGTTTCCCGCGACAACCCCCTTACCGAGTGCCTCACACACAATCCGCGCGGCATGCACGATTAGGAACACTCGGCATTCCTCACGCGTGCAATTGTTGTGACCACACGTGAGGATTGACGACATAGCCTCTGAGACAGTGGCACTCTGACTCTCGGTAAGTTCCTCACTGCTCATGAAACGCTTATCCGCGTATCGCTCGAAAGAAACATGAGCCGACGATTCCGCATAGATGCAGCGCTGCATCATGAGCTGCATATCCACGTAGACAGTCTCATCTTTCGGCGACAGGCAACGGCCGTTGTTATAGCGCGACTTAATGTCAGTAGTCGACGCTTTACGCGCGCGCTCTAGTTCAGCCTCTCGACTTTCGTCCTCTCCCGCGAGAGTGCCGCGCGCTACATATCCCGCGCGACACGGCTTGCATTCTCCGCACCTAACGGAACGCGTTTCGAACACTCCCGCTATCTCTCCCATAGGGGCATGCACGGCAACCGTGCCGAGTGCTTCCGGAGAGTAGGAAACGAATTCATCGGGAGTGGCCGAGAGGATGAGCCGTTTCATCGTCATGTAAGCACGCATGACGCTTGACGACACAATGTCGTCAACGTGTTCAGCTTTCAGTGCCTGTCCCCTGCCACCGAAACGGTTAACGGCTTTCGCGACCATAGCGGGTAGGGCAGGGATACGAATTTCTTTCCCCCTGTCATCCTGAAAGAACATTCCCGATTCGGTGACGATACCGATAGCGTGCCAGATAGCGTCAACGGCATTGCCGTTACTGTCCCTGTAGAGCTTCCCCATAATGGGAGCGTCAATAGCGCGTCCCTTAGGGTCACTGAAAGCAGAGTCCGACAGGGAACGCGTAATGGGCTCCGTTCCCTTACGCGTGTCTGTCAGTAGCTCCCCGGGGGCACTCCGCATGACTGCCACTTCAGATAGCGTCATGCCGTCGGCATCGGAATTGTTCAGAACGTTTTTCGTCAACGGCTTACCGTTACCGTCAACGGCAGTCATGTTGTCGAGATAGGTAGCCGAATCGTGCAACCTATCGCGTTCCGCCGATAGCGTTTCCTGTAGGTCATTGATCAGTGCCTCTCCCCTAGGGGTCATTGCCATAATGCGGAGTGCCCTAGCGAGATCGTTAGTTTCATCCATTGCCATTGTGCGTGTCCTCTCAGAGTGTGTGTGCAGTACGGGGGAATGCCCCCGCCTAGGGATTAGGCGGGGGCAGAGTGACTAGCAGGGGCAGACAGGGGGGTTACCGTCGCAACGGCACTCACGGAATGACGTGTCATCCTCCCAATATTCGGGCATCGGGTCGCCGATATCGGCACGCTCACTGTCCGACAGGAAACGCGTTGACGCGTCGACAGGGATAGCGACAGGGACAGGGGCAGGGACGTTCATTGACTCGACAACACGCGCGTACATTGCGTGCCACCCTGCCGACCGCTTAGCCGTAGCTACTGACATTGTGTGTGTCCTCTCAGAGGGGGGGATAGCGCGTGCCCTAGGGGGTAGGGCACGCGCTATAGGGGGTAGGGCAGGGACTAGAACTGATACGCGTTGACTGCCGATGCCTGCCAGTCACTAGCTTCCGCGCGGCTGATAGCGGCTGCTGACAGGTTCTCTGCCGCGCGGCTGATGCGGCCTGCCTTTCGGTGAGCACGCGCGATAGCGATTCGAATTGAAGCGTCATCCATGTATGCCGCGCGGAATTCGTGGCACATAACAACGAACAACATTGCCGCTTTACGTTCCGTGCGTGACTGCTGACTGATTCTCATTGTGTGTGCCTCTCTCGGAAGGGAAGGGGAACGCGCGCGTAACGCGCTACCTAGATAGTCGTCAATTCCGCCCACTCTTAGGGGGTAAATGACGAACTCAAGCCATATGGGCTAAAGCCTGGACCATACGGGTGACATGACTTGAAAAACAATGATGTAACGGCCAGTAATCGAAATCTTCACCCGGCCGGCTGCCGGCCAAATGGGTGAGCCGACCTTGACATCCCCCCCCTTTCCCAAAATGTCCGTTCCTCGGCCGTCCCACCCCCTCGGCGGGTGCTTACCCACGATGAGCGCCCAAAAACAATTCCGGGTTATTTTTCACGTGAACGCTGGCGCTTTAATGGCTAATAGCGGCCGGCTGGGGCTATTTGTGGCGTCTATTTATTGTTTGCATTTCCGCTGGTTATTGCGCCCTTTACTTATTTATCGCAGCGTTTTGCTTGAGAATCCTTGCAGTACAACGACTTTGGTGAGCGTGCTCTGAAGCCCCTTGGCCGGCCTGGCATGCTGGCCTCATGGATCGTGTGGGCATGGGCATCGCAGCCAGCGTCGTGCTGGTGTTCGTCGTCGACCTGCTGTGGAAGGTGTTCGCCGGTACGGCGCCGGCATGGTGGCTGCACCTGGCCGACGTGCTGGTCCCCAGTCTCCTCACGATCGACGCCGTGTTCTGGCTCGTGGTGGGCCAGTGGGACAAGGCCATCCTCGTGGGGCTAATGGCGTGCTTCTTCTGGTTCAGCGAGATCGAAGCGCTGCGTAATCGCGGCCGGGCTAATGAGCCGAACGGGTGAAAGGTATTCACCCGCTTGGGTGCACACGGTCGGGCTAACGTGCGCAGCATGACTTCCGCAGACGCTGTCCAGCCGCCCGAGCCGCCCGATACGGACGAAATTTCCGATGGGTACCACACCTTCAGTGAGCTGTACCGACACCGGGCGGCGCTGTTCATCCTGCTGACCCGGATGGTCCCGGAATGGTCGTGGCGAGCGCGACGGCATGAAGACGGCGGAGCGATGTATGAGGGGATGTTCCTCGCTGGCATGCACCTGCCGACCGGCGACATCAGCTACCACATGCCGATCAAGTACTGGCCGCTCATGGAGCACGTGCACGCCACGCTGGAGCTGGCCCCGGCGTGGGACGGGCACACCTCCGACGACGTGCTGGAGCGACTGCTGGCGCTGACACCGTGAACCGCATCCGGACGCTGAAGCGTCAGAAGGCTCGGATGATGCGTTTGACCGACCGCCTGTGCGAGCTGCCGGAGAACGGTGAGCGGCCCGCCAGGGCTCAGCGGCTGGCGGAGTTGCTCGCGTACACGCAGGAGGATCTGAACGACACCATCCTGCGCTGTCACCTGCGCACGGTCATCCGGGCTGGCTTCCATCTGCAGGTGACGCACGTGGGCCCGGAATGAGCGCCGAGGCGTTTACCTGTCCCCGTTGCGGTATCACCAGCCACAACCCGCACGACGCGCTGGCGCAGTACTGCGGTGCCTGCCACGACTGGACCGGCCGCAAGACATTCATGGCTCAGGCCATGTACATCGGTGCGCCGATCTCCACGGACATGCTGGATGACTACATCGACCAGTGGCACTGTCTGCCGGAGAACTCCGTGGAGGCGCAGTTGCCGTTGCACGAGTTCCTCGGGATGACGTGGACGGAGTACGCCACCATCACCGAGACCCCCAGCCGGCTGAAGGAGATCGTGTACGCCCGCCGCGTTGCGAAGGGGTGGGTCTGCAAGAGTTGCGGCGACCCGGCCTGTGACGACTGAACCCCGCTGTGGGGCAACGACTTGTAATTGGAGGTACCCGTTGACACAAGTGATCCTTGATCCCAACGACCCGACGGTGGGTTTCATCGGTTCGGCCACGGACGGGATCGGCGGGGCTGTGGGTGATGCCCTGCTGGTGAAGATCCACCCGCCGCGTTCATGCGAAGGGCGAGCTTGCGTCATCCACAACCCCAGCGATCACGAGATGCGGGGATGGCCGCTGCACTGGCGGCAGGACCGTTCGCTGATGGAGCGCACCTGCCCGCACGGTGTTGGACACCCTGACCCAGATGATGTGGCCTACAAGGAATCTCGTGGTTCTGACTACGCCGGGGTCCATGGCTGTGATGGATGTTGTCGTTCATTGCCTGAGTGAGGCAGATCCCCCAAACGTGCGATCCGTGTCCAGTTGCATCCGCAGAGTGAACAATGCCAAGCTCCTGGTTCATGACGACATCCCCGGTGCGCCAGACGACGCTGGCGCAGATCGTCGCGGTCGTGGGCGGGCAGAAGACCCGGACCCAGCGAGCCCTGACAGATGCGTACCACCAGATCCAGCGACCGGCACCGTTTTCCGGCCTGTCGCGCACGTACCAGGCCAAAGACGACGAGGGCGAGCAGCTCCCGTCCGAGCGTGGCGTCGTCCAGATCCGCGCCGAGGACATCATCACGGCGGTGGGACAGCAGTTCGCCCGCCTGATCAACCTCGTGGCCATGCAGGACGAGTCGAACACCGAGGCTCGCGGCGACATCGTCGTGGACGGTCAGGTCTTGGTCGCGGCTGTTCCGGTGACGACCCTGATGTGGCTGGAGAAGCAGGTCGTGGACCTGCGCACGTTCGTGTCGAAGTTGCCGACGCTGGACCCCACACGCACGTGGGAGTACGACGCGAACCAGATGATCTGGCGCTCGGAGCCGGTGCAGACGATCCGGTCCAAGAAGGTGCTGCGCAACCACGTGAAGGCCGAGGCGACGGACCGCCATCCGGCTCAGGTCGAGACGTTCGCCGAGGACGTTGCCGTGGGCACGTGGACCCGCGTGGACTTCTCCGGCGCACTGCCGGCGGCTGACATCATGGCTCTGGCCGGCAAGGTCGACAAGATGCTGGACGCCATCCGTTTCGCGCGCGAGCAGGCGAACATGCGGGCGGTGCCGGACTCGCAGGTCGGCGATGCGGTGATGAACTACCTGTTCACCGATTTCATGCCCATGGCGCGCGTGGACTCACTGCCCTAGGGGGCTCCTAGATTCCCGGTCTGAGCGGCCGGGTAGCTCGCCACGATGCGTATGAGCGTGGTGGCGGGGAGATTCAGATGAAGAGGCAGACGCACCACACCGGCTGGTAACAGTGCAGGTTCGAGCCCTGCCCGGCGCACCATCAGGCGTCGGTAGCCCAATTGGCAGAGGCGGACCGGCCGGACCGCAGATGTAGATGATCGCTCAAGACTGATAGGGGCGTACGACTCAGATCTCTTGGCTAGGGCAACATAACGAAGGTGCAGGTTCGAAACCTGTCGCTGCCTCCAGCATGGCAGCGTGGTCCAACGGCAGGACGTCGTGACTTCAGATTGACCCGGCCACATTGTGCTGAGTGCGTGTAAGACGCCCGTCTGTCCTCTGCGACAACGACACTGTAAATGTCGTGACACCTACTCAAGGCCCCGGGGGAAGGGTATTCCCCCGGGGCCCATCATCTTTCACGGGGGAACACGTGAGCAACTACCCGATCCTCGACCTGTCCACCAACCCCACGTCGGGGCTGGGCGCGTACGAGACCCTGATGCAGGAGATCCGCTACGCCGGCATCGAGAAGGGTGACCGCACCGGCACGGGGACCAGGTCGTCCTTCGGTCGCCAGCTTCGCTACGACCTGCGCAAGGGCTTCCCGCTGATCACGACGAAGAAGGTCCACTTCAAGTCCGTCGCGGTAGAGCTGTTGTGGTTTCTGCAGGGAGAAACCACAACTCGTTTCCTGCACGAGCACGGAGTTTCTATTTGGGATGAGTGGGCGGCCCCGGACACGGGCGAGCTGGGCCCGGTCTACGGCAAGCAGTGGCGCGACTGGGTGGCCAGCGACGGCAACCACATCGACCAGATGAAGATTCTGGTGCGCACGCTGCGCTCCAACCCCGACAGCCGGCGCATGCTGGTGTCGGCGTGGAACGTGGGCGACCTGCCGGACATGGCGCTGAGCCCGTGTCACGTGATGTTCCAGTGCTACGTGGCAGATGGCTCACTGTCTTTGCAGGTGTACCAGCGCTCCGCCGACATGTTCTTGGGCGTGCCGTTCAACATCGCCAGTTATGCACTCCTGACGCACATGTTGGCCCAGCAGGCGAACCTGCGCGCCGGGGAGCTGGTGTGGACCGGAGGCGATTGCCACGTGTACGCCAACCACGTCGATCAGGTCGATGAGCAGTTGTCCCGCGAGCTGATCCCGTTCCCCCAGCTCGTTCTGCACCGGGCGCCGAGCTTGTTCGACTACACCCTCGATCACATTGAACTGGACGGCTATGAGCCGCATCCGGCGATTTCGGCGCCGGTTGCAGTGTGAGTGCAGCTTGACCGTCGGTGAGCGCGCGACCACACTACGATGTGGGTCGCGCGCGGCGGTCCGAGTGAGGAACGTGTGGTCAGCTTCAAGCACGCTCACCGCGATGAGCCGGTGAGTGAGTCATGGGATTACGAGATCACCGTGGCCGAGCAGGCCCTGAAGGATCTCCTGCAGCGTAAACAGGATCTGCTGCGCCGGGACCCGCAGGCCGAGACGGTCCTGTGGCACCGGTACAACATCAGGCTGATGAAGCTGCGCCGCACGATGGAAGCGATTTCTTTCTAGGGGCCAGTCATGGACGTCGACGCGCTGCGGCAAATTGGCGACGTCTGCTTCTGGCTCATCCTCGGCGCCCGGTTCTTTCAGGTGGTGTACTCGCTCCCCGGGCGTGGCCAGCGCATGAGCGTGGTCGACATGCTGCAGCCGGTGGTCTTCGTCGCCTGTTTCTTCTACGCGGTGGTCTGCTTCGCGGAGGGCAAGTACATCAGCGGGGCCGGCTACTCAGCCTTGGCCTTCTGGGAGTTCTGGACCTGGTGGAACGATGAGGACCGGCGCCGGCGGCGCAAGAAGCTCTTGGACAAGATCAAGCGCCGCGTGGCGCTGGTTGCCGGCCGGACCAAGGTGGTGGAAGCGTGAGCGAGGATGCTGACGAGCAGATGGGCATCGTCTGCGAACCCGTGAAGTCCCTGCGCCCGCCCATTGCCGGCTCCAAGCCGCGCAACTGCACGCGATGCAAGGCAGCAATCTGGTTGTCCCCCTCCGGGCAGGCATGGGAGAGCAAAGCCACGGGACCGGTGCAGCTCATCTGCCTGCCGTGCGCCTACAAGCTGCCCGAGGTCGGCAGCGTCGAGGCGGTACCGGGGCGCCGCCGAGGAACTGGCCGCGAACTTGGGCGGCCCCCCGGAGTACTGGACCATGAAGTTCAACGGCGCCATCCGCACCTTCCGGAAGGGATCACCGCCATCAACATCGGGATCGTGATCGTCGTGTCCGGCCTGTACGCGCTGGCGATGGCGTGGTTCGGCTTTCAGGTGCTGACCGAGCGGCCGATCAGCCGGTGGGTGTCGTGGGTCATTGCCCTGACGCTGTGCTTCAACCTGTACCGCGTCTTCGTCGACCACTGGGGCAACCTGCTGCTGGTGGTCATGAACGCCTTCACGCTGTGGCTGGCCCACGTGGCCACGTGGTGGCGCAACACCGGCGCCTCGCCCCACAGCCTGAAGGACATGTTATGGATGCGAACGCGGGACCCTGAAAAGCCCTGATCGTTCGCGTCCATAAACCGTTCATAGCTGTTAGAGCTTTCCCCACTGCTGCGCCATCGCATCGGCGATTCCCTGATAGGTCAGTGAGCGCTTTTTCCAGCGGTCGGGGCCGGGTGAGGCGAAGTGCACGACGGGCTTCCTGCCCTCGACGATGTTGGTCGGTTCGAGCTTGGGCAGGTTCTTCAGCCACAGACAGGTGGACTTGGTCTCGCCGTGCCCGAACTGCCACGGGTGGATGATCTGGTCGGGCTTGCGGATGACGGTGGAGATGCGCCCGATGGGGTTCTCCAGCGCGATCCGCTCGACAGGTGCGTTGAGCAGGAGCTGGACGAAGTCGAGGGCTTCGCCCTGTTCGCGTTCGCGGTCCTTCCACCAGCGGGCGCCGGAGACGGCGAGGTAGGTGCAAGGTGGGTGGGCGATCATCAGGTCCCAGCCGTCCTCGATGATGTCGCGCACGTCGCCCAGCCAGTGCTTGCCTTCCCACTCCCCTTCGCTGGGCAGCAGGTCGGCGGAGGTGGCGTCGTGGCCGGCACGGGTGAAGGCGTCACGGACGCGGCCGGAGAACTCGCAGGCTACTAAGACTCGCACGCCCTGGCGTCGGCGTCCGGCGCCAGTTTTTGCACGTCACGTAGATATGCCGCGACGGACAGTTGCGCAGGCGGTGGGGTTTGCCCGAGGTTTGGTTCTAGACGGTCTCTCTTTGGCAGGTGCGCATGAACTCGTTGTTCTCTGAATTCGACCCCCCGGCTGCGGCTGGCTCTCCCGAGCCGTCTGAGCCGCCTGAGGCAGATGACTCCAAGCTGTCGCGCGCGGAGCGGCGCAGGCGGCGCGAGGAGACGGCTCGGGCCTTGACCGGGCCGATGACCGATGCGCTGGCGCGGCGGGGACGCGGAGACCGGGATCTCTATGACGGGACCCGGGAGTATCGGGTCGTGCCGATCGGGGACGTCATCGAGGATGAGCAGAATCCGCGGACGGTGTTCCGTGAGGTCAAAGAGCTGGCCGAGAACCTCAAGGAGAACGACCTCAACCAGCCCATCCTGTGCTGGGTCGACCGCAAGGGCAACCTGCACCTGAAGGACGGGGCACGACGGCTGCGGGCAGCCAAGCTGGCCGGCTGGAAGACCATCCCGGCGCTGATCGAGTACACCGAGGGCAAGAAACTTCGCCAGCAGGTCTCGGCAAACATCCACCACGAGAAGATGAACGTGGTCGATGAGGCGTGGGCGATCAAGCGGATGATGCGCGAGGAGAAAATCTCCACCGAACAGCAGCTCGCCAAGAGCTTGGGCAAGTCCGTGGGCTGGGTCAACCTGCGCATGCAGATCACCCGGATGACGGAGGAGGAGCAGGCCGCGATCAAGGCCGGCGATCTGGCGTACACCGAGGCGATCAAGCGCCGCAAGCAAGGCCGGGACATCCTGACCGGCGAGTGGATTCTGGGCTCTGGGGTCATCGGCGGCACTGCCGGCAGCCCTTCCAGCAGCACACGCTTCCCTCGGGACGTGCAGTCGCGTCAGGCTGGCGGTGCCTCGATACAGCGGACCACTCCGTTGCGCGCCGACCAGCGGGACATCGACGGGAAGATCGAGAACACCAAGCAGGAGGCGCCCACGCCCCGCGCTCTGTTCGGTCATTTCAATGACGAGCACGAGCTGGCGTTCCGGGTCTCGCACCGGTGCGGTAACCATGGTCGGCCTGCACCCCAGATTGGTGGGGTTGGGTGTGGTGCGTGTTGGGAGTACATCATCCGAACTGATGAGCGTCTTCGGGTGAAGACGGAGAACATTCAGAAAAAGGACTGATTTTTGCTGACCCTAATAGCTGGGTCAGAGACGCTGAAGGACGGGTGACCGAGGTGGGGTTTCACCTCTAGCGTGTGAATCCGGGGGCTGCGCACTCTGCAAGCCTGAAGGAGAAACATGGTAATCAAGCCCGGCCACGAGCGGTGTCGGATCTGCATGCGGTGCGGCAGGACGTGGTGCCCGGACTGCGACACCGAGGGCGCCACGTGTGAGTGTCCGCCCGGTGGCCTGCACGGTGACCGGGACCCGGTCGATGACCCGCCCCGGCGCAAGCGGCCCCGCCGGCTGAAGCTGCGGCAGCGGGGCGCGGTGCCGGTGGAGTACACGATGCTGGTGGGTTTCGTCGTGCTGATCGCGGTGGTGCTGATCTCGGTGTACACCACCACCGTGGACCAGATCTTGGCGCCGGGTGATCAGCTCCTGTTCGTCAGCGCCAGCACGTCTCCCTGAGGTGCGTCAGGACGATGGCCCCCGCAGGGGATGCGGGGGCCATCGTTGTTCAGCCAGCCAGTCTGCCGGCCACCCGGTTGCCCCGGGTGTCGCGGTAGGCGTCCATGTGGGTCCTGCAGAAGCGCCACGGCTGGTCCAAATGCTCTTCCTTGGCGCTGAACCGGCTGACCTGCGTGCAGACCTCGCTCCACAGCGCACCGGGGCGACACAGGCGCCGTCCGGCGTCGCACATGGGAATCTCGTAATGGCCTCGGACGGTGAAGAAATCGCGCCTACGGCCGGTGAGCTTGTCGAGGTTGTCATCCGTGACGGTGGTGCGCATCGCTCGCAGTGCCTGCTTGGTGCTGTGGCGTTCGGTGCGCACACTGCGTCGGTGGCTGTAGGCGTCGCGGCAGTGAACGCAGCCGCAGCCGGCGCAGCAGTTGCCGTAGATGATCTCGTGGTCGCTCCAGTGGCACTGCGAGCGGTTCCACTGAAAGTTGTTGTGCTGGGACAGGGCTGATTCTGGCAGGTCGCAGATGCCGTTGCGGTGGTCGTGGTCGGCGCGCGGGTTGTGCTCGTTGACGCGGACCCACCAGGGCTTGGTCTTGTCGGTGCGGGACATGGGCGTCACTTTCCGCAGCCCACCTAGTTTCCCCGGTCCTTCCGGGGCGGTGGGCTGCTACCTGTGTGTGCTCATGGCGATCACCTCCATTGCATCGTGTGGTGTTTCGATGGGCGGGCATGACTGAACTGGCCCCACCGATTCGGATGCTACACATTTCTGATGCTCAGCGCCGCCGCGCCGCGATGACGGTGGCGCAGTTGTGTGACTACGACGTCGATCAGGTCCGCGATGCGCTGCTGGCGCTGGGGCTGGCGGCGACCGAGGCCAGTGGGCGGGTCCGGTCGATGCGTGATGAGGACGGCCAGCACTGGTGGGCCGGCTCGGCACGGCCCGGGACGCGAGATGCGGCGCGGGCTGTTGATACTGGGGTGAAGAGACGAACCCGCCGGTCGTGACTTCGGCCGATGCCATCACGCTGTGTCGTTCACTGATGAGCGGATAGTCTTCTCGCCTGCGACTGGACGAGGGATGTGGTGATGGCGCAAGTGCCAGCACAGGCTGACGGTGATGGAGGCTTCCGCACGAGACGCCGTCCGCCAATTCAGGTGTCGTTCAACGAAAAAGTCACCAAGGCTCTGCGGGCTGCCACCTACGTGCACAACGCGATGGACGATAACCGGTGGAATGCCAACCGCGAGAACCTTTCTGCCGGATGTGGCGCCGACCTGCTGCGAACGATCATCAAACTGACTGAGGTCTACGAGGCGCTGCAGGCGCAGCATCCGCGTAGGAAGGACACGTAATGGCGCGACGTACCAAGACACCCCGGGGGCACGAAACTCTGACCCGAACCTCTGGGTCGCGCCGCCCGGTCAAAGTCGGCGTCGGTACTGAGGACTGGATGCAAGCCCTAGACGTCATGGACGGTGCGGAAGAAGCAGCCGTCGTGGCCGCCGAAGAACTGGACGAGCAGGCACAGCTCGATGCCGCCATCGCCGCCGAACAGGCCGAAGAAGGCGAACCCGCCCAGAAGGTCCCGCCAGCGCGACGTTCCCGGGCCAAGGTCGTCTCGGCCACGACGCCTGCACCCGAGCAGCCCGTCCCGGACATCACCACCGAGATGGTCCACGTGGACGCCGAGATGGCCCACGAATGGCTGCGCAACCAGAGCGCCAACCGCAGCCTGCGCCCGGCCCGCGTGGCCGAGTTCAAGAGCGACATCCTCAAGCGCAACTGGCGAATGACCGGGGAGGGTCTGAAGTTCGACCCCGAAGGCAAGCTGCTGGATGGTCAGCATCGCTTGGCCGCCCTGCTGGATGCCAACGATGTCGAACCGGGCATCACGGTGCTCATGCTGGTGATCCGCAACGTCCCCCGCGATGCGCAGGACGTCATGGACACCAACTCCCGCCGCACCGGCGCCGACCAGTTCAAGATCAAGGGTTACGCCAACTACGCGGCGCTGGCCGCCGCCACGAAGTGGTCGATCATCTGGGAGCGTCAGGCCCTGTACGGGGAGCGCACCGCCCGCACGGTGACCCACTCCGACCAGCTTGAATTCGTGCGGGCCAATCCTCGACTGGAGGAGATCACCGCCCTGGCCGCCCCGAAGTACAAGTTCATCTACATGCCGCTGGGTTTCATCATCACGAGCTGGTGGGTGCTGGACCGCATCGACGAAGAGCAGGCCCAGTGGTTCTTCGATCGCCTGGCGGACGGGGTCAATCTGCCCGAACTGCATCCCATCCACGCCCTGCGCAACAGCCTGATCACCTTGCGGATGCAGAAGTCCAACATGCCCGGAGACGTGTACCTGTCCATGGTGATGCGCACGTGGAACGCGGTGCGCGAGGGCAAGACGATGCAGAAGATGCAGATCTACAAGGACGGCCGGCCGATCAAATGCCCCATGCCCATCTAGCCCTGGCCTAGATCGACCCTAGGTCGGCGGCATCCCGGCATTGCGGCGGGCCCGCTCGCGTTCGGCGAGTGCGCGGCGGGCCCGCCATGGCGTGTACAGCGGTAGGCGCCAGTGCGTGGCATCCACGTACAGGCCGCCGGCAAAAACGGCCGCTCCGATGGCGCTGGTCACCCGCAGAATCATGGCGTGCCAAGCCCATTCGATGGACTTGGGGTCCAGCTCGGAGAACAGCGCGAGCATGGTCACGTCGATCATGAGCAGGCCCAGTGCCACGAAGAACATGCGCGCGCCCACCCGGGCCACCTTGCCGGTGACCTTCGAGCGAGGCGTGATCAACGCTGCCACACAGAAACAGGCCAGAGCGATAGTCAGGTTCGAAAAGACGTACAGAAAAAGCGTTATCGGGTGATCGAACACTGCCCTGTCCTTGGTTGCGCTGGCCGGGCCACCTGAGGGACCTACTTCTTGTACGTGCTGCAGTCGACCTGACCCTTGGCCAGCTCTTCGGCCGACTGGCGGTGAATCGCCATCACCTTCGGGTCGTCCCCGATCTTGGCAAGCTCCAGTTCACGGCGGATGTTCTCGGTGGTGGCCTGATTGCGAGCGATGCAGTTGCTGTAGCGGCTGGCCTGTTGCTGATCCAGCAGATCGTTGACGTGGTTCAGCAGCGCCGCGTAGACCAGCAGTGAGACCAGCGGCAGCAGCACCGCCAGCGACAGGCCCACGAAGGTGAAGGTGCGCCGGGTTCGAGCATCGCGCTGCTCGGACTCGATGCGCGCGGCCTCCAGATCCTGCTCGGCCTTCTCCTGCACCTTCTTCTGGCGGGCCTGCTCAACCTGAAGCGCGTTGACGGCCTGCAGGGTGTGATTGAGGGCCTCGACATTCAGGTTCAGAGTGTCGCTGGCCTCCTTCAGGGCGTCGAAGGATTCGCGCATCTCCACCTGTCCCATGTGATCGCCCCCGCTGCCGCTGGCGACGTGCGGGGTTTCAGACAGGTTGTCCGACTCGGTCATTCAGCACTTCCATACGTCGGTACGGTGCCGGCGTCGCCTCGCACCTCGGTGTAGTACAGGTCCAGCGCCTTGGACAGGCGTTCGGTCTGGGACTGCAGTTGCGGCAGAACCTCGCTGGCCACCGCCAGCAGCTCCTCGGTGCGCTTGCGCAACTGGTCGTCGGTCAAGTGCAGGTCCAATTCGCGGTCGTTGTCAGAGAGTTCGTACTCGCTCATGACTGCTTGCCGTCCTGGTGGCCGTCTCGCTCGTCGCCGCGCGAGTAGCGCGCCTTCTGCAATTCTTCGGTGTAGCGGGCGTTGATCTCCGTGGCGCGCGTCAGCGCCGGGATCATCTGGTCCTGGAAGACCGCCTGCAGCTTTTCCAACTGCTCGCGCGTCTCGTCCAAGCGCTCGGCCAGCTCGGCCTTCTCGCGCTCTAGGCGTTCCTCGGCCTGCTTCAACGTCCACTCCGGGACGATGAACTTCCGGAACACCAAGCACAGGAAGATCAAGCCCAACAGGCCAAACTGCAAGACCTGGGTGATGTCCAGTGCGGCCGAGGGCGAGGACGACGAAGGAGCGGCTGTCGCCAACGCGAGCCATGCGTGTATCGCCACTACCTCTCACCACTGCCCGTCCCATCCCGCCGCCATCTGACTCTCTAGGCATCGACACGCGAAAACGCTCAATCGAGCTGGAAAATGGCTCCATTGCCCAGGGCCGTCTTCCGAGGGTCCTGGGCATGACCACCTCCTACCCGGCACCCGGCCGTGGAGCATGGCGCCGCATGGGCGGGCTGCTTCCCGCCAAGCCCGGCGGCACCGGCTCCACCGGCTACTACCGCCTCGCCCACGGCGAGGAGACACCGATCGGCTCGGCGTGGATCAGACGCACCGACACCTCCCACCATGCCCAGTGCGTCTACTACGGCGTGGTGTCCCTGCAGGAGGCGCTGGAGATCGAGCCGGACGGCTGGTTCGGCCCTCAGACCGACGCTGCGCTGCGCCGTTTTCAGACCGTCATGGGGCTGGAGGTCGACGGGCTGGCCGGGCCCACCACGATGAAGGCGCTGTTCACCCCGGCCATCCGCGCTGCTGCCGCCACCCACGAGGTCCCCATCCAGGTGATGGGGGGGCTGGTGATGAACGAAAGCTCCATGGACCCTGCTGCCGTCGGGATCAACGGCGCCGACCACGGCCTGTGCCAGATCAACCTGAACGTGCACGACATCGAGCTGGACCAGGCACTGGACCCGGCCTTCGCGCTGGACTGGAGCGCGGAGGATCTGCGCCGCGTGCACGACCGGTGGGACCGCGAGTCCTCCCGGGTCGACCCGTGGCACATCGCTATCGCCAACCACAACAGCCCCAAGATGGCTCGTCAGTGGGCTGTTTCGGGTACAGCGCCGTTCGAGCCGGGCCGGTTGTTCCAGATCGAGGACTACACCCTGCGGGTGTTAACCCTCTGGTAAAGACACGCCGGAGAACACTTCAGGAGGGCCGGCCTCAGCCGCTTGGCCGAGCCGCATTCCGTCCGCTCACCCGGTCACGCTGCGACGTGTCGCTCACCTATCGTGAGCGGCACGTCGGCTCTCCCACCTTCGTGGAGCGGCCCGTCAGAGAGGACGACCCGCATGACCAGTACCACTACCGTGCATGAGGATTCGCCATCCGGGCATTCCCGGCTTACCGCCGGTCGGACCCTGTCCGAGGACCCCGACACCAGCATGGTCACGAGTGCACGACTGCACTTGGTCAGCGAGCACATGGTGATGGACGCCCTGCACATGGACGCCGCCGACGCCGCCGCCCTGCACACCGATTTGCACATGCACCACGAGTTCGATCACCCCATCACCGATCAGCGTTTTCGTCCCGGCCGCATCCTCGCGCTGCTCACCGTGGCCGACGAGCTGTCGGGCGACGACGTCGAGGACGACCCCGACGATGACGAGCCCATCGAGCAGGACCGGCCCGAGACTGACGACGAGCCCGACCAGCCCGACGAGCAGGCCGAGGGTGAGGAGCGGGAGGACCAGGACGAAGACGAGGAAGACCCCGACGAGGATGACCCTGCCCCCGCGCAGGACGACCCCGCGAAGGTCGCCGCCTTTCGTAGCTGTGACGCAGATGAGCAGCACTGGGTTTTTGAGGACGAGGGCACCGAGGAGTCGCTGATCGAGGATCTGGACGACACCCCGGTCAACGTGCCGAAGATGCCCGTCCAGATGCCGGCGCAGAGCGCGCCGCGCGAGATCGGCGTGGACGGCAACCTGCACGAGATCCCCCGCGCCTACCGATTCGCCAGCGCTGACTTCACCCCCGATGAGCCCGAGGGCAAGCGACGCGCCAACCCGATCCTGGCTCTCTGGGCCCGCTGATGCCCCGCACCAGCGACTTCGACCGCCTGCGGGTGGCGGCGCTGGTGATCGAGGCCAAGCAGGCCGGGCTGAACCCGGCCAAGGTCATCTGCGAGGTGCTGGGGATCAGCTTCGACTCCGCCCGCTACCGCTACCGCACGGTGATGGACGAAGGGTTCCTGGGCATCCGCCCGCACTACCCGGTCAAGGTCTGGATTCACCGCCAGCGCCCGAACGAGACCTCATGGATGGCCTGCGGCCACTGCCACTACCCCTGGCCCTGCCCCGAGGGATTCCCGCAGGGGGTGCCCACCCAGTTCGAGGAGAAGCACCCCTTGGAACGCGTCGAGCAACGCCGACGCGGCCGGCCCCGCAAACTGCGCAGGCCACCGACCATCGTGAAGGGTCCCCCACGCATCCCATGAGCCCCACCAGCAGTTCAACACCCCGGTCCGCACCGGAGGCGGAACTCACCCCCGCACAGATCCAGCAGACCGAAGCTCTGGCCAACCAGGAGTTCGGCGGGCTGCTGCGCGGCATCCGCCGTCGCTCCCACGCCACCTACGCGGTGTGCGCCCCGCACATCCTGCACAACTGCCTGTCCAACCATCTGGACGTCGTGCAGACGCAGGACATGATCGAGGCGGAGGTGTTCCACTGCCCGGTGTGCGGCAACCTGCTCAAGGACCGCCGCACCAAGATCGCCACCGCCATCATGCTGGAACGCCAGCGCCTGAAGGAGCTGTGGCAGGGGGTGGAGGACCACATCGGCGATCCGGACTTCCACCTCCACCTTGACCGCTTCCGCGCCGCCCTAGGGCTGGCGGTCACCGGCGGGAGCACCTCATGAGCACCCCTGAGGAGTCCCAGCACCCAGAGCTGCCCGCGTTGGAGACCAACCCCACGCCGGGGCAGCAGCTTCGTCTGGAGGGGTGGCTGTACGAACTGGGACGGGCCTGCCGGCGCCACGCCATCCGCCTCATCGAGCACGACGGTGAACTGCACATGGTCGACGCGATCTCCGGCACCCTGATCGGGGTGGGGCTGATGACCTTCGAGGACCCGCCCGGTCACACCCGCGACATCGTGTGTGACACCTCCATCCTGGATGGGGTGTGGCTGGTCAAGGACGAGCAGGGCAGCGACGTGGAACAACGCGAACTACACACCGGCCGCTGGGGCAAATAACAATAGCTGCTAGGTCCGCGCCGATACCTGGGCCATGACCCAGCCAACGGACCGAAGCGACGCACCCGAGCGTGCGCCGATGATTCCCATCGGCGCCGAGCCCTACCCCGAGGAGTACGACACCTCACCCCGTCCGGAGGACGGCCCGCAGGACGTCGACCAAGACCCCGACTTCGAAGAGGCCGAGGTCGAGGACGCCGACGACGAGGACGACCCTGAAGTGCACGAGGTCGCCTGATGGCCTCTGCGACGAAGGTTCTCAACATCGCCCGGTCCCAGCTCGGGTATCGGGCCGCCTCCGGCCAGCGCAACAAGTTCGGGCGCTGGTACGGAATGGACGGCGTGTCGTGGTGCGACATGTTCGTCTCGTGGGTGGCCGTTCAGGCCGGCGCCAAGGAGATCATCGGGCGCGCGGCCTACACCCCGTTCCACGCCCAGTGGTTCAAGTCCCAGGGCCGCTGGGGTCAGACCCCCCGCCGGGGTGCCATCGTGTTCTTCAACTGGCCCGGTGACGGTGTGGACCGCGTCCAGCACGTGGGTTTCGTGGAGTCGGTGCGATCGCCCGGCTACATCGTGACGTTGGAGGGCAACACCAAGTCCGGGCAGTGGGGCGATCAGTCCAACGGTGGCGGGGTGTGGCGTCGGGTGCGATCGACGTCCTCGGTCGTAGGCTACGGCTACCCCGAGTACCGCACCGAGACCACGGTCAAGAAGGCACCCAAGGGCTCAAAGCGCCCGCCACTGACCGTTGATGGTGTGTGGGGCCGCAACACCACCCGCGCCCTGCAGCGCTTCCTGGGCGTGGAGGACGACGGGCAGATCGGCCCCAACACCCGCCGCGCGCTGGAGAAGTTCCTCGAAACCACCGTGGACGGCACGTGGGGCCGCGCCGAGCGCAAGGCCCTGCAGCGCAAGCTGGGCGTCACCGTGGACGGGCAATGGGGCCGGCAGACCATCAGGGCGCTGCAGAAGAAGCTGAACGGAGACTGGCGTAAGTGAGGTTCGCGATTCGGATCGGCGTGGCGGTTGTCCTCATGGCGCTGGTGTTCACGGCGCTGTTGTTCATCCAGCCGCCCGCCTACGAACCGCCCCCGGACGTGGTCCCACCCCGACCGCACGTCGTGAACACGATGACCAACATCCGCGACCGGGTCCTGCTGTCCCAAATACTTTCGCCCTCAGCGAAGTCCATGCACACCACGCTGCTGTACGGGCCGGTGACCTACCGGCTGTGCACGTACTGCTTCGAACCGCGCAGGTACTGACCGGGTGGCTAGCGCAGAAACGACGAAGCCCCCCGGGCAGATTCGGGGGGCTTCGTCGTTCACCGAGAAGTGAACATGCGCGAGATCACCGCATCGGGCGCCGAACTCGCGTCTACTGTAACAGCATCCACGCATGGACAGCGATGATGAGCAGGCTCAGCACCAGCCACGTCATGGCCCACATCCACGCCCACGCAAGGAATCCCGTGACCTCAGCCAGCATCAAAGCTGCCAGAACCACCCAGAACACCGCGAGGTGCCACGGCTGAAAAGCCGCTGGCACGAGGGGCTCGTCGACTTTCTGCTGCACTCGCACGCGTCATCTCACTGTTGGCCTCGACCGGGGGCGCGGCATCCGGGCACTCGACTACGTCCGGAGGATGACCATCTGCAGGAGTGGCTGCCACGCCCCGACACGGGGAAGTATCGAGGAACGGGCTGGCAGCCGTCCCGGACGCCGCGCGATACCCACAGTAGGTGCTGGCCCGGCCGACTTCCACACAGCCGCGCGGCATGTCTGCACGCGAACGCTCAGCTTGCGTCAGAGATTTCAGTTCACTGAAACGTCGATCGCGTCGATGACCGGGTCAGCACCACCACCGCGTCACCGATGAAAGGGCGTAACCGTGAGCAAGAAGGACGAGGCCCCTGAGCCGCGCGTCTTCCTCGGAGTCGGAGAACCCGGCAACGACGAACCCTCCGAGCACCCCGAAGCCGGCAGCGAAGCCTTCGGCGTACCGGCCGATCTGGCCGTCGGTGCCCCCGATACCGCCGCCGAGAACGACGGCGAGCAGGCCGACGCGAAGCCGGCCAAGGACACCAAGGAGAAGAAGTGACCGACGCGAAGAAGACTGAGAACAAGGACCAGAGCAAGGACCGTGGCGAAGACCTCGCCCCGGCGCTGGCCCCGGACCCGATGAAGGGCGGCGTGGACTCCTCCGACGCCGCCGCGCCGGGCGATGCCAAGGGTGAGCGCAAGCCCAAGCGCGGCCCGGTGCAGCGCGACAAGTCCATGACCGAGCAGGGCGCTTCCGCATCCCCGGCCGGCCTGGACGAGGCCGTGCGCGGGCAGACCATGCCGCGCCAGTACGAGGGCGACGGCTTCGGCGACGTGCCAGTGCAGATGCGCGAGAAGCCCGAGAAGTAGGGCACCGCAGGCCCGGCCGAGCCTGCACCTGATGAACCGACCATTGAGCTGGAGGCACCGTGAAGTTCCCACGTGAGACCGCGACCCACATCGAAGACCTGCCGCACCGCTACGAACGGCAGGCTGACGCGCGCGGTTGCGACGTGTGCGGATGGGAACCGGAGGATGCCCGGCATGCCGCCTGGGAGAAGTCGCAGGTGAACATGACCGAGAACGCCAAAGACTCATCGAATGGCGCGGTAACCAGGCAGTTCGGCTGACCTGCTAACCGGAGGCGGTCACAGCGAAAGTTGCTGACCGCCTCCGGTTTTCGCCTTTGTCCCTATATGCCCGGCGCAAAAGTTTTTTTGACAGCGACTTGACGCGCTCGATAGGATCCAACGCGGTGCGAAGCTTAAGGAACGTGCGAGCACAACAAAGCAAAACAAACAGACAAAGCAAAACAGAAACAACCACGAACTTCTAAGGCCCCCCCTATGCCCACTTCAGGGCGCAGCGGGGGCCCGCATGTTTTGCCACCCCCGTCAAGCCGCACCCTGCCCGGAGAACCCCGAACGATGCTGAACAACAAGCAGATCCGGCAGGCCATCTACGACGGTCACCTGCAGGTATCCCCCGACGAGGGACTGGACCTCCGCTTGCAGCCCTCCAGCCTCGACGTGCGCCTGGGCACGATCTTCGCCCGGCAGGACCACCTCAACCTCGCCGTGATCGACACCAAGGCCGACACCACCGAGCACTGGCGCATGTACGACGTCGGCCCCGAGGGACACTTCGACGTCCCGCCCGGAGAGCACGTCCTGGCTACCACGCTGGAGAAGATCGCCCTGCCCAACTGGCTGGCCGCCCGGGTCGAGGGCAAGTCCTCCTTGGGCCGGCTCGGACTGCTGGTCCACCAGACCGCCGGGTTCATCGACCCCGGATGGGAACTGGCCACCATCACGCTGGAGCTGTCGTGCGTGGCCGGGCGACCCATCCGTATCTACCCCGGCATGCCCGTGGCCCAGCTCGCCTTTGAGGAGATCGCCCCGGTCGCCACCGGCTACTCCGGCAAGTACGTCGGACAGATCGGCCCAACTCCCAGCAAGTACCACCGCAACTGGACCGGGACCTGCTGGACCTGAACCGCAGCCGAGCGGGGGCCGACACGGCCAGGTAAGACTGCGTGAGGGGACAGACAAGGAGCCGTGACTCCGCGCAGCGCCGCCCTCGGCCGATACATCAGGCATGAGCGCATCGAGACTGCCCGCCTACACCTATCGCGCCCAAGTCTGGCGCGTCATCGACGGCGACACCTTCATCGCCGACGTGGATCTGGGTTTCGGCATCTGGATACACCAGCAGTCGTTCCGGCTCTTGGGCTGCAACGCCCGGGAGAAGAACGACCCCGGCGGCCGTGAAGCCGCACGCAACCTCGCCGGCCTGATCGGCAACGGCACGATGCTCACCCTCACCAGCGTGAAGCCGGACAAGTTCGGTGGCCGATACGATGCCAGCGTCACCCTGCCCGACGGCACCGATCTGGTGGAAACCCTGATCCAGCATCAGTGGGCCTCGGCGTGGGACGGAACCGGCACGAAGCCGCTTCCCGCGTGGCCACGGACGGACCAGACCCCATCTGCCGACTGGAAGGCCACCTTGTGAGCGAGGATCTCAACACCCGGCTGCTCATCCAGCGCCAGCAGGCCCGCATCGAGGAACTGCAGTCGTTCCTGGCGCTGCTGATCGTGCGCCACGGCTACCCCACCGATGCCGGCTTCCGGATCGACATGTCCTCCGGCACCGCGCAGACCCTGCGTGCCCAGCTCCACGGTCACCAGCCGGAAGTCGTCATCACCTACGAGCAGGAGATGGACATGCACGTACTGGACGCCATGGCCATCATCTAGCCAATCGACACATTCCAGAAGCATGTTGCCATTCGCCTCAGTGGTCACAACTTCGCAGGTCACAGCCCCCTGATCAAGGAATCAGTGCCAGAGTAGGGCCCGCGCCCACACCGAGCCCTCCTAGGTGAAGCGGCGCACCGTCGGCCCCCGTTCCCCCCCCTTAGACGGGGGCCGACTCCTTCAGCTCGTACACCAGGATCGACGTGCCGGCGCGCTCGCTCCCCACGCCCCGGTGCACGCGGGCGAACCACTCCAGGATCTGCGAGTCATCAGCTATGACCAGCTTGTTCATCGAGTCGGTCACCAGCTTCAGTAGGTTGTCCCCGTCGGTGCGCCGCTTGGTCGCGCAGAAGAACTCCACCGCCACCCCCACATCGCCCTCGAACGGCGTCACGTCGCGTCCGAGCTGATCGAAGAACCACTCGCGCAGCTTGAACTCGGCCTCCCGGGTGCGTGCGGGCGTGAAGGACCGGCCACCGTTGGGGTTCTGCCGAGGCCGGCCCTTGGACACCGGGTCGCCGGGGATGAAGCAGTCGAGGATCGCCATGCCCGCTCTTCGACCGCCGGCCGCCGACAAACGCTGCCGCAGAAACAGACCCATACGTTCGGGTCACTGTTTGTCGGCCACTACTGCGTGTAATAATGGCGGCCGGGATCGCGCTCAGAGCGTGAAACTGCCTGCCGGAGCAGGGACATGTGAGCAATCCACCCCCCGCATCATCCCCGCCCCTGACCGTCAAGCTCGTCTCGGGCGAAGAACTCATCGTCCTGACCCCGGGCGAACAGCGCTGGTTCAACAACAACCGTCAGCGCTATCTGGAACAGACCCGCTTCACCGAGACCACCGATCTGCAGGATCTGGATCGGCTCATGGCCATGGAGCTACAGGTCTTCCGCATGACCATGTGGTCGTCCGCCGGTCACGACTACGACGAAATGCCCATCGACGAAGCGCTCATTCGCCGCAACATCCGCGAATACAGCGAGCAGATCAACAAGACCAAGACCGCGATGGGCCTGACCAAGGCAGCCCGCGACGAAGCCCGCAACTCCGGTGACTTGGCCGAGTACTTCTCCGACCTGAAGATGCGCGCCAAGATCTTCGGCATCCACCGCGAGGAACAGCTCACCAAAGCCCTGTCACTGGTGCAGGAACTCTCAGCCATCGTCGGGTCCTTCGACCGCTCGGACAAGGAAGAACGAGCCAAGCTCGGCTTCGAATCCGAGGCAGAAATCCTCGAATGGGTCCGCAACACCATGCTTCCCGAGTTCGCGGCCATCGACCAACACTTCCGCGAGAACGAGCAAAGATACTGGGTGAGGAAGCAGTGACCGTACAGTTCAACCCCGGCGACGCCGGCCCCACCTACTTCGGCGAGCAGCACCTGGCCTTCCGCGAACTACCGCCGCCGGCTCATGATCCACGTGAAACCCCTGCACGCGAATACGACGATTGCGTCAGCCTTCTGGACGAGGCGCGCCACAACGCCGCCGCCGACCTCGTCGGGATCGGCATGCGAGCGGTCATCCGTGATCTGCAGGACTACGTCTACGAGCACGACATGACCGGCACCATCAACTCCTCCGAACTGCGCGCCTACCTGCTGGCCCAGCTCATCATTTCCGGGGCCGTCGATGGCCAAAGCTGATCTGGAGAAGGCGCGCTCGCTGTACCCCTCCTGCAAGATGGGCATCGAGGACTGGGTGACCTTCTTCGGCACCAGCGCCGGGCTTCGGGCCATGGGCCGGATCATCTACGACGTCTACGACGAGACCATCTCCCGCGAGGAACGCGAGAACGGCAAGCGCCGCATCGGACGGCGTCCCGCCCGCGATGCCACCTCTCTGGCCAAGGTCATGGCCGTCGTGCGGCCCGAGGAGTTCTCCAACGAACCCCTGCCGATCGCACTGAAGGCCCTCATGCGCGGGCGGACCCAGCGCCAGTTCGCCCGCAAGGTCCCCATCTCCCAGACACATCTGGGCCGCCTGCTGCTGCCGGACTCCTACAGCCCCGAGTCCTACCCCCTCGAACTCATGGAGGCGCTGGCGGACGCGGCCAACGTGGGCCCGTGGCACTTTCGGGAGTGGCGCGCCCAGTACATCGGGGAGCTGATCACCCAGACCCTGCTGGACAACCCGCATCTGGGCATCACCGCCCTGCGGGGCCTGCGCAACGCCCGCCGCGATTCCGATGCCGGCCCCGGAGTGTCGAAAGCGTCGGCATGATTCTGACCCAAGCTCCTGGTTCACGCTGATGGCCGCCGTCGTCGAACCGGACGAGGAGGAGAAGTACCTGCTGGCCATTCTGGACTCCCCCGACGGACTGGATCTGGCCGAGTTCTCCTGGTACGACTCCGAGTCCAGCGACGGCTGCTACCGGGCGTGGGACTTCCAGTGGCCGTGGTACCTGTGCAACGACACCTTCCAGCTCGACCAGGGCGGACGAGCCCTGGGCAAATCCGTGGGCATCCGCATGCGCGCCGGAGCGTTCCCGTTCTACTACGAAGGCCAGTCCATGCTGGTGACCGCCCCGGAACTGAACCACCTGCGCCCCCTGACAGACATGATCGAAAAGGGCCTGCTCACCACGCGGCTGATGCGCGAGATGCTCCCCGACGGCAAGGGCCGGGGCATCGCCCGACAGCCGCACTGGCAAGTCCGGTTCAAGAACGGCACCTCGATCGTGTCGCGCCTGCCCAACAAGGACGGCAAGGGCGTCAAGGGCCAGCACGTCATCAACATCGAACTCGATGAGGCCCAGGACTACCCGGCCGCCGGGTGGATCGAGATCGTCGAGACCCTGAACGCGGGCCTGCCCGACGCCATGTGGCGCTGCCACGGCGTGTCCAAGGGTGTGCGGGACAAGTTCTTCGAGCGTTCCCAGCCGGACTCGGGCTGGACCGTGCACCGGCCCATGGCCATGCACCGGCCCACATGGGGCGACGCCGAACGGCAGTCCAAGATCAAGGAGTACGGCGGCACCCGCCAGAACATCGACTACCGCCGCAACATCTACGGCGAGCACGGTGACGCCAGCAACTCGGTGTTCGTCCTGAGCCGGCTCATGTCGTGCGTGGACATCGACGAGGGATCGGTCTACAACCAAGAGGTGTACGCCCACGTCGCCATGGAGTTCGAGTCCTTCCCCGAGGGCGCCAGCGACGACGAGCGCCTGGCCCTCATGCACTCGTGGATCGACCTGCCCGGCTACCACCTGCACGGCTACAGCCAGAAGATCGGTGGCCGCGAAGTCGGCTCCCCCAAGGGCTACTCGGCCTACATCGCCGGCATGGACGTCGGGGTCACCAACCACCCCTCCGAAATCCTCGTGTTCGGCCAGCGGATGGGAACCGACACCCTCGAACTCCTGACCCGCGTGCACATGCGCCGCATCAACACCGACGACCAGAAGCACGCCATCACCCGGTTGTTTGAGTTTTACGGCAAGAAGCTGACGTTCGGCATCGACAAGACCGGCGTGGGCTTCCCCGTCTGGGACCAGCTCACCCGCATGTCCTTCGGGGATCGCGTCTACGGCTTCGGCTTCAGCGAGAACCGGGTGGCCGCAATCGAGGACCGTCCGCTGGTCGGCACCGAAACCCTGCGCGATCTGGCCCTGTACAGAAACTTCGTCGAGTGCACCACCGACTGGCTGCGCAACGACTACGTCGACACCGGCAAGCTGCGCCTGCCGTACGACAAGGAGATCCTGATCGAGTTCCAGGGTCAGACCTACACGGTGGTGCGCGATAACGGCGGCCCCTACGGCACCCGTCGCAAGTTCGAGGGCGGTTCCTTCCACACCCTCGACGCCGCGAAGGTCGCCATCGGCACCAAGCGCATCCCGCCGCTGGAGATCATGCTCGAATCGCGCACCGAGCAGGAATCCGTGCTGGACATGTTCGTCGGATTCTGAAGGACCCCCATGATGATCATCGTCTTGGCCCTGACCGCCGACGTCGCCGAGCAGTGGGCGGCCGAACGCGGCCTGCCCCGCGCATCGTGGCGCTTCGCCCGCAGCCGCAGCGATCTGCTCGGCTACCGCGACATCACCCTGGGTTTCGCCTCCGGCCACGAATTGCATCCCGAGGCTGCCGAGATCCGCAAGGAGATCAACAACATCCGCAAGAAGGGCGGCGCCGTGCGGTTGCGGCGCTAACTGCACGCATTCTCAGGGAAAACTGCGTTCGTTGCGATAAATCGGCGAAGAACTCAGCATGCGGTTCGAGGTCACCGGTTCCGAGTCCACCGGCTACGTGGACCATCTGATCCCCGATGTGGCAGCCGAGCTGTCATGGGGCGCTCTGCGCTCGCGTGAAGCGGTCGAGGACGAGATCGACACGATGCTCACGCACCTGCGCGACTTCTGGGCCAAGGAGCCTGACCACCGCATGAAGATGATCACCGCCATGACGGCGCGCTGCACCGAAATGTGCATCCACCTGCACCGTCTGGAAGGCAAGCGGGAGTGGCGGCAGATCCGCACCCAGCAGGTCGAGCGGCTCTTGGCCGAACTCGACCGGCAGTTCAAGATCGCCTCGCGTGAGGTCGAGATCCGCAGACAAGACCTGGAGCAGTCCCGCTGATGTCCTTCGAAGTCGAATCCGGCGGTGAACTGCTGGGACCCAACGGGCAACCGCTGGGCATCATGAACACCGTGTCGGTCTCCACCGGCACCATCGCCCGCGACCCGCAGGTCCGTCAGCTCGCCCAGCAGTTGTCGAGCTGGGTGGAGACTGCCCGCTCCTACGGCTCCGGCCAAGCGAGCATGTTCGACCGGACCCTGTACACCCCGCCGGACTCTCCCTACGAGCGCATGCGCGTGGCCCAGCACGCCGTGGCCAACGACGACGTCATCTCCGGGATCGCTGATGCCACCGAGGCGCTGGCCTTTCACGGCGGCCTGAAGTGGGAGTCCTCCGACCCCAACGAAGCCGACCTGATGAACCAGCTCTCGGCCGACCTGAACCTCGATGACGTCATCCGCTCGATGTGGCGCGAGCTGTTCGCCGTCGACCAGTGCGTGGTGGCCAAGCTGTGGGACAGCAAGACCTACACCGCCCGGGGCGAGACCGAGAACGGCAACAAGAAGAAGAAGCGCTACGACGTCTTCGTCCCCACCCGCCTGACCGTGCTGGACTCCGCCCGCTGCGTGCCGATCGGGAACGGGCCGCTGCGTGAGGACCGGATGGCGTGGCAGGCCACCGCCCACGAGGTCGATGACTGGAACTCCAACTACACCGCCACCGAACCCCTCGACCCGCTGATGACGGCGTTCTTCACCGGGCCCTATACCCCCGGCCAGGACGAGACGGCCGAGCTGACCGCGTGGCGGGTGCAGACCGATTCGCTGCTGGCGATGAACCCGGACTGGGTGTTCCGGCACACCGCCACCCGCCCGGACTACAAGAAGTTCCCCGACATCCGGATGCGCTCGGTGTTCCCGCTGCTGGACCTCAAGCGGCACCTGATCGCCTCCGACCGGGCCAGCCTCGTGGGTGCGGCCAACTACATCCTGCTGATCCGTAAGGGCTCGGACGAGCAGCCCGCCACTCAGGCCGAGATCGCGAACCTGCGGGCGGGTTACAACTTCCTCGCGAAGCTGCCGGTGATCATCTCCGACCACCGGCTGGAGATCGACGTCATCGCCCCCAAGCTGGACTTCATCCTGCGCAAGGAGTCCTACGAGACGCTCGACAACCGCATCCTGACCCGCACGCTGGCCACGTTCGCCCAGCCCGGGGTCACCGGCACCGCCGGGGCGGCCACGTTCTCCGACGTGCTGGCCGCCTCCATCCAGTCGCGCCGGCACATGATCAAGCGGACGCTGGAGAAGGAGATCGCCCGCGCGATCGTGGAGCACCCCCGCAACGAGGGCAAGTTCAAGACCAAGCCCTCGCTGGTCTTCACCCCCCGCACCGTGGCCATCGGCACCGACCAGGCCGTGCTGTCGGCGCTGCTGGCGCTGCGGACCCAGCGCGAGATGAGCCGCGACACCATCCTCGAATACTTGGGCCTGGACGAGGCCACCGAGGCGCAGCGGCTGGAGCTGGAGGAGCAGATCTACGACGACATCTTCAAGACCGCCGTCCCCTACTCCTCGCCTGAGACCCAGCCCAATACCGGCGTGGGCGGGGCACCCAAGGCCGCCCCCGAGGAGGAGGAACCCCCGGCCGCACCGGCCCGGCGCACCCCCAACGGCACGGCCGAGTCACCGTCGGTCTCCGGGCGACGGGGAGGCCGGCCCGCCGGTGGCGGCAACTCCAGCCGCTCGCCTGCCAGCACGGCGGCACCGAAGACTCGTAATGGCAACAAGAGCACAAGCTGATGGGTGAGCCGATGATCGACGAACGCGAACTGGCCCTGCGCTGGGCACCGACCCTGCACTTGGCCGCTGCACGCGAACAACAGCCTTCCGTCAGCAATCAGGCGGTGGCCGACACTGCTCCGCGCATGGCGAACATCCCGGTCACCGCGATCCCCGACAGCCAGTCTCAGCCTCTGGTCGAGGGTGACTCCGTGGCGCGGGCCAAGGCGTTCGTCACCACACTGGGGCGGCGCACCTACATCACCGGACCGGCCGCCAGCATGGGCGAGACCGCAGGCGGAGTGCGTCAGCCCACGGTCGAGGAGATCGCGGCCGACCCGATGCTGACGATCTCCGGCCGTTTCGTCGGCGGTGAGGAGCCCAACCGCAACAACGCCTTCTGGTCGGCCGGGGATCTGGAACTGTCCGCCGCGCGGGTGGCTAAGGGCCCCCTGAATTGGCTGCACGAGGCGAGGCACATCATCGGCTCCATCACCAGCGCCGACTACGTGGCCGCTAGGACCCCCGAGGCAGCCGAGGAGGACGGCGCACCTTCGCAGCCGCACATCACCGCGACCGCCGGGATCTGGCGCTGGATCTACCCCGACGAGGCGTACGTGGTCCAGAACGCCTCGGACCAGAACATGCTCTGGTACTCCATGGAGTGCATCTCCGGGGAGGTTGCCTGCGCCGGAGAGGCCGGCTGCGGCAACACCACCACCTACGCCGCCTACCTCGCCGGGTCCGGCTGCGACCACATCCGTGAGCGCTCCACCGTCCGGCACTTCAAGAACCCCACGTTCCTCGGCGGGGCCGTCATCGTTCCCCCCGCCCGTCCCGGATGGGCCAACGCCGATGTCAAGGTCATGAAAACTGCTCAGGCGCTGGCGGAAACAGCTTTCGAGTCCGCTGGTCGCCCCGATATCCCCGCCTCCACGTGGGAGCAGATGATGGGCCAGCTCGTGCGCTTCGGCGGGAACACCAGCGACTGATCACAGCCCAGCAACACCAGTAGAAAGCATCTGGCGCGTCGGCAAACAAGCCGACGCGCCACTGCTTTGTGCCCACGTTTGTTCATTTGTTTCTCCAGCACGGCGATTCCCCACTCGTCATGACAGTGCATCCCGCCCAGACACAAACGTCTTCGACGGGGGCAAACGTCAGCGAACAGGAGGAAGTTCACGTGGCCGATGCTGCGCCGGCTCTGCCCGGTAATCACTACAGCGAGGCTCAGCACTTCTCTCTGGTGAAGTCTGCGGTCGAGCAGGAAACTGCCAAGGTCGCCGCAGAGAAGGCCGAGCTGGAGGCCAAGGTCGAGACCCTGGAGAGCGAAAAGGCCGCCACGGCGACCAAGCTGTCCGAGGCTGAGAACCGGATCGACCTCCTGGAAGCCGACAAGGCCACGGCCGAGCAGGCTGCCGAGGCTGCCAAGACCGAACTTGCCGACTTCAAGGCGCTCCTCGAAAAGAAGAAGGAAATCGAGGAGAAGAAGAAGTCCCGCAAGTCCAAGGTCGAGGCCGCCAACGCCGCGCTCGCCGAAGACTTCTTCACCGAAGAGAGAATCACCCGCTGGGCTGAGATGTCCGACGAAGCCTTCGAGGCGCTCGTCGAGGACATGACCGAGATGGCCAAGGCTCACGCCGCCGCCCCCGCGTCCACCAGCGAGACCAAGACCACCACCGAGGCTGCCCGCGAAACGGCAGCTTTCACCGGTGGCACCACCCCGACCGCCAGCGAGGGCACCTCCTCGCTCCGCCAGTTGTTCGGCCTCACCGCCGGCATCCCGGTCGCCTGAGAGAGGAGGCACCATAAATGGCTAGCGAATATGGCCTGAACTTCGGGTTCCGCCGCTCCGACGAGAGCATGCGGACTTCGGAAGGTCGCTTCCGCACCCCGGCAACCGGCGCGCCGCTACTGATCGGCACCGCCGTGCAGATCGACCCGGCCAAGCCCGGTTACGTGATGCCCAGCGCCGCCAACGCGCCGATTGTGCCCGGCGTCGCCGGGATTCTGCTGCAGGAAGAGCAGCACATCGGCTCGATCTACGGTCAGCCGGTCGAGACCTATGACAGCTTCAACTTCGGTGTCTGCAAGAAGAACACGCTGAGCGTGATCACCACCGGAGCCGGCGTCAAGGTCTGGTTCAAGAACACCACCGTCCAGAACCGCGTCGACGGCCGTGACACCTCGGCCGTGACCATCGTGGACCTTTCCGGCGCCAACCTCGGCGACACGCTCGGCTGGGACGGCTCCAAGTGGGTCAAGACGACCACTGCGAGCGCGGCGTGGATGACCATCACGGCCATCAATACCGCGAACGCCTACTGCGAGGCGGTGCTGCTGAAGTGACCAGTACTGCGAAGACTCTCATCGAGTCCAACAAGTCGGTCCTCGACCCGTGGGGTCGTAAGGCGAACGCGGCTGCTCTGGAGCAGCACAAGGCGCTGACCGAGAAGCTGAACCAGGAAGCCCGCGACAACTGGGACAACGAGCAGTGGCACCGTCAGGTCGCCGCCGACATCTCGTCCTCGATTGACTACGGCTTCACGTTCAACAACCTGTTCTCCGCCTACATCCAGACGGAGAACGTCGGCGAGTTCGACCGTGTGATCCTGCGTGAGCGTCGTGGCCTGAAGGTGTTCTACACCTCGCGCGGTGGCTACATCGACGAGTCGCAGATTCGCACGGAGCAGTGGGAGCTGCCCCGGGACACCATGGGTTTCCATGTCTCGGAGCACATCGACAAGCTGCGCGCGAACTTCGCCACGACCATCACCGACCTGACCACCCTGGGTCAGGCTCGGATGGAGGCCGAGGTCAACCGGCGTATCCTCACGCTGGCCCAGACCGCGATCCCCTCGACCAGCCCGTACTACGTCGCCACCTCCGGCCTCTCGCAGACCGACCTGGACAGCTCCATCACCCAGGTCCGGGACGCGCTGCAGCCCAACGGTGTCGGCATCCCGCCGGTCACGATCATCGGGCGCGCCCAGATGATCGACAAGGTCGCCGACTTCCTGCCGCAGTTCTCCCCCGAGGCGAACGAGGAGATCCGCCAGCGCGGGTTCCTGGGTCGCTACAAGGGTGCTCAGGTCATCGTCCTGAACAACTACACGGACGAGGACGGCGCCGCCTACATCCCGGGCAACGAGATCTGGGTGTTCGGCGGCACCATGGGTAAGTTCGCGCTCTACGGTGGCACCATCACCAAGACGTGGGACGAGAACACGGTGGACTACCGGCACTACCGTGCCCGCCGCGACATCGGTGGTCTCATCAACCACCCCGAGCAGGCGCGTCGCATCGTCGACTCGTCCGTTACCCGGTAGGTAGCGACGCTCCACAGGGAGCCCGGCTCTTCGCCAGCGATGGTGAGGGCCGGGCTCTTTGGCGTTTAGAATCGTGGCGATGAGGTGGGGTGCACGAGGCCGGGCGGAGCAAGAACCGCCCGGCCTCGTGTGTTTTCGCCACCAGCGCGACGAGTGTGGCACAGCAAGCGGACTGGACCGAATTGGCTGGAACACCAGCACCATCGCTCTTGCAAGCAGGAGGAATCACCATGAGCCGTCCCGTACCCACCGATGACGACAAGGTCATCGAGACATGGGAATCCGTGGTCGCCGGCACCGTCTACGTGTGGACCTACGACCGCCGCGACGACAAGTACATCAAGCAGGCCGTCGGTGGGCGTTCGGCGTCCAAGCGGCTGCACATCAGCCGCGACGACCGTAAGTACAACCAGGAACTTGTGCCCCCGGAGAACCGCGAGCACGACCCGTTCACCAACGGGGCGCTGCGGCTGAAGGACGCCGCCACCCGCGATGAATCCCTCGACATGCGCTACCACTTCACCGACGAGGATCTGAAGACGTTCTTCGAGATCCGCGACGAGACGCTGTTCCAGGAGGCCATCGAGGCGGTGGAGTCCGAGCTGATCCTGCGCCGGCTGGAGGCGGTCGCCGAGAAGGACGGCACCAAGGCCCAGTACGAGATGGTCCGCGACCTCGTGCGCGAGCGGTACCCGATCGGCGGCACCCAGCGCACCGTGCGGGAGATGTTCGCCGAGAACGACCGCTCCCTCGCCGAGCGCCTGTGAACGCACCGGTCCCGATCCGGCTCATCCAGCGTTTCCAGTTGCCGCCCACAACGCGAATGCTGTGGCAGGCCCACAATCTGGCCAGCTACGAGTTCCCGCACGGGCACATCCGTGTCTCGCACGCCGGCAAGCGCGCGATCATGGACATGATGCCGCTGGTGGCGCCTGAGGGTCGCTCGATCACCACGATGCTGGGCACCTCCATCGTGATCGACGAGGACGTGCCCGATGACGCCTTGGACGTGGCCGTGCAGGTGTGGGAGGGATACCCGCAGCCGTGAAGATGATCTACAACCATCTGCTGCGGTATCTGTTCGTGTGTTCCGTTCGCGGGCACCAGTTCATGTACTTCACGCCGAATGGAACCAAGGTGTGTCTGCGGTGCACGGCGTTGTATCGTGGCGATGCAGCCCATTGACCATGGACGCGTGGGATGCAGCCGCCACCGGCCCCCCAACGGGGTAGAACTCCGACGGGGGGCCGGCGTGCTGATGGTCTGGACGCGAGCTGCGGTTGCCGCGCTCACAAGCCGATCGAGAATCCATGCCCGCAGCAACGTATGACCTCTACATCGAGCAGGGAACCACGTGTCGGTTCACTGGCACATACGCGCGCTACGACGGCACCATCAACGCCGACGGCTCGCAGCACATGGAGCCCTATGACCTGAGCGACTGCCAGATCCGCATGCAGATCCGCCAGCGCCCCGGTTCCCCCGTGCTCGCCTCGGCCACCACCCGCAACGGCGGCATCGTCATCGACCCCGACCCCACCACCGGCCGGTTCACCGTGACGTTGACCGACGAGCTGACCGACACCTTCACCATCGGAAGAGCCCGCTGGGACTGCGAGGTTTCGTTCCCTTCCGGGGACGTCCTGCGCATCCTGCAGGGCAAGGTGACCATCAGCCCCAACATCACCATGGACGCCGACCGCGCCGACATCGCCACCGGTATCTCCCCGGTCAAGGACGTGGACGAGATGGACGTGGACCTCGACACCGAGGTCCGCGACCAGCCCGGCACCGCTTACTGATCGCCCACCACCACCAAGGGGGTCAGGACATGGCGGTCGAGATCAACGGCGTCATCTACGACACCGATCCGGTCTCCGGAACCACCCGAAACAACCAGTCGGCCATCTATCTGGGCGAGGGCGGGCCACGCGGTGACCCCGGCGCCACCGGGGCGAGCGGACCCCAGGGAGCCACCGGCCCGGTCGGTGCGACCGGGGCCACGGGCGCCAGCGGGGCAACGGGTGCCACCGGGGCGACCGGGGCCACGGGCGCGAGCGGAGCAACCGGTGCCACTGGCGCTGAGGGCGTTTCGGCGTACCAACTGTGGCTGGAAGCCGGCAACACCGGCAGCCTCGACGACTTTCTGGCCAACTTCCAGTCCGGCATCTACCGGCACGTGCAGATGACTCCCGCCAGTGTCTGGAACATCCATCACACACTGGGCCGCTACGCCGCCGTGACCGTTGTGGACTCTGCCGGCTCCATGGTTGAGGGCGACGTTGCTTATGTTTCGACCTCGCAGGTGACGATCAGCTTCTCAGCCGCCTTCTCCGGAGAGGCGTATTTGACCTGATCTGATCTTGGCTTGAAGTTGAGGGGACTGGCGTGGCGGAAACCATCGGGTCGCGCGATGTGGTCCTCCTCGAAGTTCAGCAATTCGGCGACGTCGTCGCGCTGGACTCGGGTGTAGGACCCAAGGGCGATCCCGGTCCCAGCGGCCCGACCGGCGCCACCGGCCCACGCGGTGTCACCCCCGCTGGAGCGTGGATCAGCACCCGGTACTTCGACGAGGGTGAGATCGTCACCCACCGGGGTTCCACCTGGCTGGCGCTGGAGGACACCGAAACCGAGCCGGGTCTGGACCCTGACGACCCGACGTGGCAGCAGTTCGCCCAAGCAGGGCAGAGCGGCCCGACCGGGGCCACCGGGCCTGCGGGCGAAACCGGCGCCACCGGCCCGCAGGGCGCCACCGGCGAGACCGGACCCACCGGGGCCACCGGACCGCAGGGACCCAGCGGCCCCAGCGGCGCCACCGGAGCCTCCGGCCCGACCGGAGCCTTCGGTATCACCGGCGCCACCGGCCCGATCGGTCAGACGGGTGCGCCCGGCCCCGCCGGAGTCACCGGCGCCACGGGCATGGAAGGTGTCACCGGGCCCACCGGACCAGCCGGCTCGACCGGCCCGGCTGGAGTCCGCGGAGCCACCGGCCCCTCGGGTCCGCGCGGCATCACCGGCTCGACCGGACCGACCGGCTCCATCGGCCAGACCGGACCACGCGGTGCGACCGGGTACACCGGCGCCTCCGGCACATCCATCACCGGCCCGATCGGCCAGACCGGACCCACAGGTCCGCGCGGAGCCTCCGGCGTCGTCGGGGTCACCGGCGCCACCGGACCCATCGGCCAGACCGGCGCCAGCGGCTCCAGCGGCTCCAGCGGCCTGCAGGGCGCCTCTGGCGTCATCGGCATGACCGGACCGCCCGGACCCACCGGCGTCACCGGACCCAGCGGCGTACAGGGCCCACGCGGCTTCACCGGCCCCACCGGCCCTCCCGGCCAGACCGGCATCACCGGACCCACCGGTGTCACCGGCGCGGCCTTCACCGGCGCTACGGGCGCCACGGGCCCCACCGGCGTGACGGGAGCCACGGGCGTCACCGGCCCGACCGGTATCGGCGCGACCGGCCCGACCGGACCCACCGGCCCCAAGGGACTGGACTGGGACGGCGACTGGGTCACCACCACCGACTACGAGGCCGGCCAGGTCGTCTTCTGGGAAGGCTCCAGCTACTACTCCCGCTACGACCTCAACCGGGGCAACGTCCCGGCTCCCACCTCGGCCTACTGGGCTCTGGTGGCTGCCGGTGGTGCCAGCGTCGGCGGCACCGGCGCACAGGGCTGGACCGGACCTACCGGCCCGACCGGCGTCACCGGGGTCACGGGCCCCAGCGGCGCGCGCGGAGCCACGGGCGCATCCTTCACCGGCCCCTCGGGCGCGAGTGGCCCCACCGGTGCCAGTGGCCCGGCGGGCGTCACCGGCCCCAGCGGAACCACCGGCGCCACAGGGCCGGTCGGGATGACCGGTGCCACCGGGCCCACGGGCGCCACGGGCGCCTCCGGTGCGACCGGCGCCACGGGCCCCCAGGGCCTGAGGTTCCGGGGCGCCTACGACGACAACGGCATCTACAACATCGGCGACGTCGTCACCGAAGGCGGCTCCTCCTACGTCGCCACCACCAACAACCTCGGCGTCAACCCCGTCGGGAACACCGGCAACTGGTCGGCGCTGGCCGTGGCCGGCACGCCCGGCTACTCCGGCGCCACCGGCGCATCGTTCACCGGCGCCACGGGCGCGACCGGCCCCATGGGTCAGACCGGAGCTACCGGCGCGACCGGCCCCACCGGGGTCGCGGGTGCCACCGGACCGGTCGGCCAGACCGGCCCCGTTGGCGTCACCGGCGCCACCGGCGTGCAGGGCCTGACCGGTGTGAGCGGTCCGGCCGGAACCAACGGCATCGACGGCGTCACCGGACCCAGCGGTGCCAGTGGCGCCACGGGACCGGTCGGCGCTACCGGCAGCACCGGACCCATCGGCCTGAGCGGGCCCATCGGCCAGACCGGCGCCTCCGGCGTGGCCGGGCCGGCTGGCGCCACGGGCATCGACGGCGCGCCCGGAGCCACCGGAGCACAGGGCGAAACCGGCGCGACCGGCCAGAGCGGCCCCATCGGCGCCACCGGACTTACGGGTGAGACCGGCCCGATCGGGCAGACCGGCGCCGCTGGCCCGATCGGCGCCACCGGTGTCACCGGGGCCACGGGTCCGGAAGGACTTCAGGGACAGACCGGCCCGCAGGGGCCGCTGGGCCCTCAGGGCGAGACCGGGCCGACCGGCGAGTCCGGGCCCACCGGCGTCACCGGCCAGAGCGGCCCGACCGGCGTGACTGGTCCTGTCGGTGAGACCGGCCCGACCGGGGCCACCGGCATCACCGGGCCCATCGGCGAGCAGGGCGAGACCGGCCCCATCGGCCAGACCGGACCCACCGGACCCGAAGGTCTGACCGGACCCATCGGGCCCACCGGCGTGACCGGAGCACAGGGCGAGACCGGACCGGTCGGGCAGACCGGCGCCACGGGCGTGGGCGAGGCCGGCGAAACCGGTCCCATCGGTGAGACCGGACCGGTCGGGCAGACCGGCCCCACCGGGCCGATCGGACCCACCGGGGTCACCGGAGCCACCGGCCCCACGGGCGCCACCGGCCCACAGGGCTTCACCGGAGCCACCGGCGTGATCGGTGCCAGCGGTGCCACGGGCGCCATCGGCGCTACGGGGCCCAGCGGCGCCACCGGCGTCACGGGACCGGTCGGTGAAACCGGAGCCATCGGCGCGCAGGGCATCTCCGGCGCTACCGGCTCCACGGGAGCGACCGGCGCCACCGGCGTGCAGGGCCTCACCGGCGCCACCGGTCCCACGGGCGTCACCGGTGCGACCGGCCCGACCGGGATCACGTGGGCGGGAGCATGGTCACCCACCGCCAGCTACCTCACCGGTGACGCCGTCACCTACAACGGCTCCACCTACCGCGCCTCACAGAACTCCACCAACTACGAGCCCACCTCGTGGCCCAGCTACTGGGACACGCTGGCCAGCGCCGGTGCCTCCGGCCCGGCCGGTGCCGGCGGTGCCTCCCCCGGCGCCACCGGACCCCAGGGCGCGACCGGACCCGTCGGACCGACCGGCAGCACCGGAGCCACCGGACCGCAGGGCGAAACGGGCCTGAGCGGCAGCACCGGCGCCACCGGCGCGACCGGCATCCCCGGCCCCGGCGGCGACCAGGGCCTGCCCGGCGGCACCGGCGAGACCGGAGCCACCGGACCCACAGGCATCAGCGGTCCGGCCGGGTCCACCGGCGTCACCGGACCCTCAGGTGTCACCGGCTCCACCGGGCCGACCGGCGCCAGCGGCCCAACTGGCCCGATCGGCGCGACTGGGCCCACCGGCGCCACGGGCTCCACCGGACCGCGCGGACTGAACTGGCGCGGCGTGTGGAGCACCGGAACCAGCTACGAGCAGGGCGACGTCGTCTACTACGGCGGCTCCAGCTACTACGCCGCCGCGCCCTCCACCGCCACCACCGGCGCCGAACCGCCCACCAACACCAGCGCATGGCTCCTGCTGGCCCAAGCCGGCGACTCCGGGATCTCGGGGGCCACCGGAGCCTCCTACACCGGCGCCACCGGCGCGACCGGCCCAGCCGGGGTCACCGGAGCCACGGGAGCCACCGGACCGGCCGGTGTCACCGGGGCCATCGGGCCCACGGGTGTGACCGGCCCGACCGGCGTGCGCGGCGAGACCGGACCCAGCGGCTCAACGGGTATCACCGGACCCTCCGGACCCAGCGGAGCCACCGGCCCGGTCGGCATGCAGTTCCGGGGACCGTGGAGCGACTCGGTCCCCTACAGCGCGGGCGACGTCGTCACCTACGCCGGATCGTCATGGTTCGCCACTGCCTCCAGCACCGGCGCGCAGCCTGACCTTGCACCCGCCTCGTGGTCGCAGGTCTCCGCCGCCGGGTCCACCGGTGCTACCGGCCAGAGCGGCCAGTCCTTCACTGGCGCAACCGGTGCCACCGGCCCCCAAGGCCCCAGCGGCCCCATCGGTCCGGCCGGTGTCACGGGAGCCACCGGCATCCCCGGCCCGACCGGCATCCAAGGACCCACCGGAGCCAGTGGCGCAACCGGCCCGCAGGGGCAGACCGGCGCCAGCGGAAACATGGGCGCCACCGGGGCATCCGGCAGCGCCGGACCCACGGGCGCCACCGGCAGCCTCGGCGCTACCGGTGCCACCGGCCCCTCCGGAGCTACCGGTCCCACCGGAGCCACCGGTGTGCGCGGCCCGAAGGTGTACGAGCAGGACGCAGAACCCACCGACCCCGACGTGCGCGACGGCGACCTCTGGTACGACCCGGACGACACCTACCTCGGCTACACCGGACCCACCGGTCCCACCGGTGTCACCGGAGCCACCGGCCCGGCGGGTGCCACCGGCATCCCCGGAACCGCCGCTGCCATCGGGGCCACCGGAGCCACCGGCCCCTCAGGCCCGCCCGGAGCCACCGGCCCCTCAGGCGCCACCGGCATCCCAGGAACCGCCGCCGCACAGGGAGCACCGGGCGCGCCGGGAGCCAGCGGCCCCACGGGCGCCACCGGACCTGCCGGAGCCACCGGCCCAGCAGGACCGACCGGCATGGGTGTTACCGGAGCCACCGGAATCCCCGGCCCTCAGGGAGAGACCGGCCCCACCGGCCCGCCCGGAGCCACCGGCGCAGGCGTTACCGGAGCCACTGGCGTTCCGGGTCCGCCCGGAGCCAAGGGTGAGATCGGACAGACCGGGCCCAAGGGCGATGCCGGGATCAAGGGCGCCACCGGAGCTACCGGCGCGCAGGGCATCCAAGGACCGGCCGGCTCACCCGGATCGGCTGGCACCGCCGGAACCCCCGGAACGCCCGGAGCCCCCGGCCCGAGCGGCCCCACTGGAGCCACCGGCCCCGGCATGATCGTCGTCTCCCGTGGAGCCGACGCCACCCGCTCTGCCGCCAGCACCAAGGCCCCCACCATCGACCCGCTGCTGACCATCAACCTCGGCGTGGGCCTGTGGCGCGTGCAGATGGTCGGCAACTACATCGCCACCGTCGATGCCGACATCGTCGTCAACTGGTCCTTCTCCAACAACACCTACGACTCCACCGTCTCCACCCGCTCGGTGTTCGGGCCGGCCGTCTCCACCACCAACGCCACCGCCGGGGACTCCCGCTACGTCAAGCAGAACCTCGAAACCACCACCCCCTACGGCGGTAGCGGCACCTCCATGACCGCCTCCTTCCAGGAAGACCTCTTCATCAAGGTCACCTCCGCCGGCACCCTGTCGTTCCAGTGGGCCGCCTACAACGGCAGCACCGCCAGCTCCTCGGTCACCGCCACCCTGACCGCCTCCACCCGCTTCTACGCCACCCGGCTGCAGACCCCCTGATGCCAGCAGCCATCGAACCCGAACAGCCCTACGTCGGTCGCACCGGCCGAGGCGGCGCCCCCGGACCCACCGGCCCCAGCGGGGCATCCGGAGCCAGCGGCCCCACCGGCTCACCCGGCTCACCCGGCTCCACCGGAGCAACCGGACCCACCGGCGCCACGGGCGCATCTGGTTCACCCGGCCCTGCCGGCGCCGACGGAGCATCCGGTGCGCCCGGCTCCGTCGGCGCCACCGGACCGACCGGACCGACCGGAGCCACCGGCCCCGCCGGAGCCAGCGGCGCTACGGGTTCAACGGGAGCCACCGGGCCATCCGGGCGCGACGGAACCGACGGCCTACCCGGCGCCTCGGGCACCATCGGCATGACCGGCGCGTCCGGACCTGCCGGACCGGCCGGACCAGCCGGGGCATCAGGCACCGCCGGAGCCAGCGGCAGCGCAGGCGCACCCGGCGCTATCGGAGCCACCGGACCCACGGGACCCTCCGGCACGGCGGGCACCCCCGGCGCTCCCGGCGCTTCAGGTGCGCCCGGTGCCCCCGGGCCGGCGGGAGCTACCGGTGCGACGGGACCGGTGGGGGCCAGCGGCCCGGCCGGTCCCACGGGCGCGAGCGGACCCAGCGGCACCGCCGGAGCCACGGGACCAGCAGGAGCCACCGGGGCCGGCGTCACTGGCGCCACGGGAGCGACCGGCCCCACCGGAGCGACCGGCCCCACCGGTGCCACGGGACCGGTGGGAGCAACCGGGACCACACCAGCGCCGGTTGCCTCGATCCGCTACAAGTTCTCCCTCGGCCTGGGCGTGGCCCTGCCGGCGACGTTCATCCGCTTCGACAAGGCCAACCCCGACTACCTGACGTTCTCCTACGCCGACGCCGACGGGAACGACGCCAGCAACTGGCTCAGCCAGGTCACCCCCGGCGTTTACGTCTGCCTCCTGAACTCCGGCGGCGGCTACGTCCTGCTGCAGCTCGGCGCCTACAACAACTCCGGCACCCAGAACGGCACCGACTGGGTGCGCTACCAAGCCACCCTCATCAGCGCCACCACCAGCTTCTCCACCAGCGAGATCGTCTACGTCGTCGTCCAGCGCCCCGGCCCCACCGGAGCAACCGGCTCGGGCGGCGCCGTAGGAGCCACCGGACCAGCCGGACCCACCGGACCCCAGGGCCTCACCGGAGCTACCGGACCGGTCGGCCCACCCGGAGCCACCGGTGCCGGGGTCACCGGAGCCACCGGCGTCAGCGGCCCCGCCGGAAGCATCGGCGCCACAGGAGCCACCGGACCTGCTGGGGCGAGCGGGCCAGCAGGTCCATCCGGCACCGCAGGTACCAACGGCACCATCGGACCAGCCGGAGCCAGCGGACCGGCCGGTCCATCCGGCGCCGCCGGAGCAGTAGGAGCCACCGGCCCCTCTGGACCGGCCGGTACAGCCGGAGCCTCAGGCATCGCTGGAGCCCCCGGCGCATCGGGCGTAGCCGGACCCTCAGGCGCCGCCGGAACCGTGGGCGCCACCGGGCCGACAGGCCCCACCGGCGTCACCGGCCCGACCGGCGTAGGAACCACGGGGGCCACCGGCCCTTCTGGAACCCCGGGAACGGCCGGTGCTTCCGGTAGCCCCGGCACCGCAGGCCCCGTCGGGGCTACCGGTGTGACCGGAGCGACCGGCCCTGTCGGAGCTACCGGACCTGCCGGGCCCGCCGGGCCAGCAGGAGGCGGCGGTGGCAGTGGCGGCTCCACGACTGTCTTCTACACCCCGACGCGGCCGACAGCCCTAGCGGTCGGGGACATCTGGATCGACACGAGCGGAGCTTGGTAAGTGCCTGCACCGGCATATTCATTCGAGAACTACTTCTTCACCGGCGAGCCGGCCCTAGACCTTATGAACAAGATCGAGGCCCAGCTCACCGCAGCCGGGTGGGTGTTCATCGAGCAGGTCACCTACACCCAGACCGTCGCCCGCTTCATGCGCATCTGGCAGTGCCCCGCCGCTCTGAACGCTGCCGGCGTCGACTTCTACATCGGCATGAGCCGCAACACTGCCAGCGGGCAGGGCTACTTCTCCATCCGCCTGTTCGAAGGATGGAACGCCACCGCCAAACTCATCCAGCGCCCCGCCATCGGCGGCAGCGGCGGCGGCGCCAGCGCCTACTTCGGACAGATCCAATACGGCGGCGGCACATTCATCCAGACCGTCGCCGCGATGACGGCCGCCAACTACTTCTCCAACATCGTCCTGACCTCTCCCGACGGCCTGAACTGGACCGCGCGGCGAACGTCCGGCACCAACCCGTGGTCGATAGCTGCCTACGGCAACGGAACCTGGGTCATGCTCGGCGGACTGGTGTCCTACACCAACTCCCCCACCTACAACGCCAGCACGCTGGCCGCCACCTCGACCGACAACGGGGTCACGTGGACGCCCCGGACCGTCGCTAACCTCCAATGGACCGACTGCGTCTACGGTTCAGGGCCAGGACTGTTCGTCGCCACCGCCCCCGGAAGCGCATGGGCCAGCTCCCCGGACGGGATCACGTGGACCCCCCGAACCCCTTCGGCCAGCGGCACATGGGCGGCCATCGCCTATGGCAACGGTACCTACGTCGCCGTCAACGCCTCCAGCACCACGAGCTGCCAGCAGTCCACCAACGGAACCACTTTCACCTCACGCGCCATCAGCACCACCGCCTATCCGTTCATCGACGTCGCCTACGGCGCAGGACTATTCGTCGCTCTCAACGCCTCAGGCCACATCTCCTACTCGCCCGACGGCATCACGTGGACTCTGAAGACCAACGCCATTACCGGTGGCGGTAACTGGTCCAGCATCACCTATGGAGACAGCGGTTTCGTCGCGGTCAACAACGGCACGAACGCCTCGACACGCGGCTGGGCCTACTCCGTTGATGGCATCAACTGGGCCAGCGGCAACAGCAACTTCGACACCGGCAACACCTACATGCACGGCGTCACGTTCGGCGCGGGACAGTACATCGCTGTCGGCTCGGGCAACAACGCCAGCTCGCACGTCACGCTCACCGATCTCGCCCTCGGTAAGCCGCTGCCCTACGGCATCCCCCTGCTGGGCCCGTTCGCGCCCGGCGACCACAGCCTGGTCAATATCGGTCCCACCACCGCGATCGGCAGCCAGCAGACCAACTACCAGCAGAACGAAGTCGCCAACACCTTCTCCCTCAGCGCCAGCTTCGACATAGGCATTCTGGCCTCGAAGTCCTACCTCGCCGTAGCGGTCAACACCAACGGCACCGGCAGCACCCTCATGCAATTCACGGCCGGCGCCTTTGCCCCCACCTATACCGACAACCCCGTCACGAACCCGCCGGTGTACCTACTGGGGTACAGCGGCGGACAGTACGCGACCACCCGAAACATGCGCACCCTGCCCGACACCGGCAACAACTACACCTTCGGTGGATACCTCAACCCCGACGGCATCCTCGCCGGACTGCACACCGGAGCAGCCAAAGACCCTGTTATGCAGGGTATCCGCGCCACCCGTATAGCCCTGACCGGCCTCGACCAGCTCTTGGCGTACACCAACTACGGCGGCTTGCGCGGCTACATGTACGACTGCATCGCCGTCGCCATCTCCTCCCAGACCGCCCTGAAGGTCGGCGACACCGTCACCCTCGGCGGCATCACCTACACCGCCTTGGGGTACGCGCGTAACACCGCCAGCAACGCCTTCTTCGGGCTCTTCTTCAACACCACTGCAGGCAACTAAGTATGCCGGCCCTCGTCACCACCCCGGCCACCGCGCCTCTCACCAGCCTGTGGATCGCACCCCTGAACAAGCTCGGCGCCGCCACCACCATCGCCCCCAAGGCCGCCTACCCCGGCGCGAGCAACGCCGTCGTCGTACGCCAGCCCAGCGGCTACCCCATCAAGCGATGGAACGGCAGCGTCTGGGTCACCGTGTACCAGCCGCGCTACTGACCGACGCATCGAATAATCCCTACCGAAGGTCGAAACCAAGCTCGTGGGAGCCCTGAAGATCAGACGCGGCGGGACGTGGGAGTACGTCACGCCCTCAACCGACGGCCCCACCGGAGCGACCGGCCCCGCAGGCAGCAGTGGACTGACTTTCACGCGCCGCTGGACCAACATCAACAACGGCCTACCGAACTTCCCCGGCTGGACCTACGTCAGCACGTACTCCGACACCAACGGCAGATACGGCAACGCCTACGTCGACGTCAAGGATCTGAACGGCACCGATCAGACCGCCTTGGTCAACCTGCTCGACAAGGGCGCCATCCTGCGGATCACCGAACCGGCCACCGGCCAGTACCTCGAAGGCTCCGTCTTCACCGCCGAGTCCAGCTCCGCCGGAAGCCTCACCTTCCGCAACGTCATTGCCAAAGTCATCGACGCGCAGGTCACCCAGTTCCAGACCGAGGGCAACCTCCTCGAATACCGTTTCACACCGGCCGGACCCGCAGGCCCATCAGGGATTGCCGGCGCCAGCGGAGCCCCCGGCGCCACCGGCAAGTCCGGGGCCACCTACGTGCGCCGCGTCCTGGGCTTCGACAACGTCAACGGATGGTCCCAGGGCGGCGACAGCCTCGACGGCACCGGCATCATCACCATCGCCAAGAACGCCCCCGCCGGCCTGGACGAGACCGCACTGCTGAACCAGATCCGCGTCGGGGACATCCTCGCGGCCGAGTTCATCAACGACCGCCGCCTCATCCTGAAGCTGACGTCCGTCCTGGCCACTGCCAACACGGTCCCCGGTGTCCAGTTCCAAGGAACGATCCTCGAAAATACGGCCACCAATGACGATTGGGGCGGCTTCACCAACCCCCTGCTTGTTTCCTACTGGCCCACCGCTTCATCCACGGGATCGGGATCGGTCGGCGCCACCGGACCTCAGGGGCCCGTAGGAGCTACCGGGCCACAGGGTCCGTCCGGACCGGTTGGGCCCTCCGGGGTACCAGGCGCATCGGGAGTCGCAGGAACACCGGGAGCAAGCGGCACCGCTGGAACCGTTGGAGCCACCGGTCCCATTGGGTCCACCGGCCCCGTTGGAGCCACCGGCCCCGTTGGAGCCACCGGATCAGTCGGAGCTACGGGACCGGTTGGCGCGACAGGTATCACGGGCACAGTGGGCACCCCAGGCACGGTGGGAGCAACCGGGCCCACTGGCGTGACCGGAGCAACTGGCGTGGGCACGGTCGGCGCCACCGGAGCTACCGGCGTCACAGGCCCCACGGGCGTGGGAACGGCGGGGGCCGTCGGGGCAACCGGCCCCACCGGTGTCACCGGACCCACTGGCGTCGGAACAGTCGGCGCAACCGGCCCCACGGGCGTCACCGGCGTGACCGGCCCACCCGGCGTCACCGGCGCTACCGGGGCCAGTTCCTCGTCCGGCTACTACCGATACTTCCTGAGCGGAGCGAGATAACCCATGGCTGCGCCCATCCTGCGCCACTACCAGAACCTCATGCCGGCCGGAAACAGCACGCTGTTCACAGTTCCCACCGCCCGAGCGCTGGTCATCAGTAAGATTCTGATCGCAGCAACCGGCACGTCGACAACGTCGACGATCACCCTGACGGCGGCCGGCAACTGGCTGATCACCAACCTCAACCTCACCCAGGGGCAGGTCTACACCGAGACCGGTGTGGTCATGACCGCAGGCGAGGCGCTGGTCGCAACCACCAGCGCCTCCAATATCTACGCCCTGCACGTGTTCGGCGAAGAGGTGGACAACTAATGGGCACACTGTTCACAGGAGCAGGCGGTAGCAGCGGTGGCGGAAGCGCAGGTTCCTTCCAGGCCAGCAGCGCCAACGGCGCCTACGCCCGCGTGAACGTGACCGGCGCAACCAGCATGACGTTCTACTCCTCCACCGCCACCAACCTGCTGATCACGGAGATAGGTTTCTACATCGCCCAAGCCGGTGCCGTGAGCAACACCACCGGCAACTACGTCGGATCACTGAACTTCAACCTATCGGTAGCCGGTCAGCCGGTCGCCTCGATGATTCCCACATTCGAAGTGCGCGGCAGCGGGACCGTAGTTACAGCCGTCTTCCCCGAGTGGGGCCAAGTACCCCTTGCAGTGCCCGCTTACGTCCCTGCAGCGTCATCGGTCACGGCTACCCTGTCAGTCTCTTCCGGGACCACGATCTCGTCCTTTGGCTTCTTCATCGGGACCATTCCGGCGGCGACCCTGCGTTAGCGTTTAGGCTGGCGGCGTTTCGTTGTCCCATACGTGGGTTTCGCCGTACCCGCCGTCGGTCAGGGCCGTGCGCAGGGCGGGAATGTTGGAGAAATCCCACTGAATCGCCGGCCACACGTCCTCGAACCACAGCTCGACGCGCTGGTCCTGGCGAAAGCGGAGCTTGGTTACCGGCAGAAAACGCTCACCGGGCATGAACACCTCATCGGTGACCCGGGGGGTCGCCGGCAGGGTCACGACCTTGTAGAAGGTCTCGCGCACCCCGTCCTGGTTCATCGGGAACACAACCTTGGTCAGGAAGTCAGTCATGGACTGAGCATCGGCTCGGCTGAGCACAACAATTCATATCCCCGCGCTAGGCGTCGAGGCGCCTGGGCGTGACCCGAATCCATGTTGTCTCCCTCCCGCACACCCTCCTCACCAAGGATTACGACTGGTGCGCCTACACCGCCAAGGTCCGCAGATTCATTGACATGCTGGACATGGCAGGCGTCGAAGCGATCGTCTACGGCCCCGACATCCACGACACCCCCGGCGCCACCGAGTACAACGTCATCGTCGAGGAAGAAGACCGCCTTCAGTGGTTCGGCGACGCCGAGTGGGACAACACCCGCGTCTTTGACCGCTGGGACACCGAAGACATCTGTTGGCGCCAGACCAACACCCGTGCTGCCAAGCAGATTCGCCAGAACTGGCGCACCGGGGACATCGTGGGCGTCATCGGCGGCCTGTGCCAGAAGCAGATCATCGACGAGATCGCCGCCCTCGGACCGCTGGTCGTGGAATGGGGCATCGGCTACTCCGGCGTCATCCCCGGCACCCACCGCGTGTTCGAGTCCTACGCGTGGATGCACCACGTCGCCGGACTGACCCACGCCGACGACATGCGCATGTTCGACGCCGTCATCCCCAACTGCTACGACCTCGACGACTTCACCTTCTCCGATACCCCCGGCGACTACCTGCTCTACATGGGCCGGCCCACCCCCCGCAAGGGACTACCCATCATCGCCGACATCGCCAAGCGCACCAGCCTGCCCGTCCTCATGGCCGGACAGCCCGGAGAGCCCATCCCCGGCACCGAACACGTCGGATTGGTCACCGGCAAGCGCAAGGCCGATCTGTTGGCCGGAGCCCGCGCCCTGCTGACGCCCACCACCTACTTGGAGCCCTTCGGTGGGGTGGCCGTGGAAGCCATGCTGTCCGGAACTCCCGTCATCGCCACCGATTACGGTGCGTTCACCGAGACCGTCGTGCCCGGTGTCACCGGCTACCGCGCGCGCATGCTCAAGGACTTCATGGACGCCATCGAAGCCATCACCGCGCTGGACCGGCGAGCCGTGGCCAACCACGCCATCGCCCGGTACTCCCTCGACGCGGGCGCCCGCATGTACGGGGACTACCTGCGCCGCGTGCACACCCTGTACACCGACGGCTGGTACGCCGAGACCATCTCCTCGATCCCGGCCGTGCGCAAGGAGGCGTGATGCCCGAGGACTTCAAGCGCGGTATGGCCCGCACTTTCACCGTCGTTCGTGAGCGCGACATCTCCGGTATCTCCGGAACGGGTGTGGTGGCTTTCGGGGTGCAGTTCCATGACGGGACGGTGGTGATGCGCTGGTCTGTCGGGAAGGACTCGACGGTGATCTGGGCGGATCTGGCGACGGCCATTGATGTTCACGGTCACGGTGGGGCGACCAAGTTCTACTGGGATGACACGGGAGCCGAGATTACTGGCGTAACGTCATCTGACTAGAGGGAATCGGCGTGCCCAAGTATCTGTCTCCCATTGACCTGGCGAAGAACGAGCTTCGTAACGCCAGGATTCAGAACCTCGCCACGGCGCCGTCGAATCCCGTCGTCGGCCAGGTTTACTTCGACACGACCCAGTCCAACGCGTACTTCTACGACGGTGCCTCGTGGAAGGCGTTCTTCCAGGACACCTCGTCCCCGACCGGTGTGGCCGGTGGGGCACTGTCGGGCTCCTACCCGAACCCGGATCTGGCCAACGGTTACATCACGGACGCGAAGATCGCTGCGAACGCGGCGATTCAGCTTTCGAAGCTGGCAGTCAACCCGCTGGCGCGCGCCAACCACACCGGCACCCAGCTCGCGGCGACGATCTCGGACTTCGATACTCAGGTCCGCACCAGCCGGCTGGACCAGTTCGTCGCACCAACCAGTGCTGTGTCGCTGGGCAGCCAGAAGATCACCAATCTGGCTGACCCGACCAACGCACAGGACGCGGCGACCAAGGCGTACGTCGATGCCACGGCGCAGGGTCTGGACGTCAAGAACAGCGTCCGGCTGGCCACCACCACCCAGATCACCCTGTCGGGTACGCCGATCGTGGACGGCGTGCAGACGGCTGCGGGCAACCGGGTGCTGGTCAAGAACCAGACCGACTCCACGCTGAACGGCCTGTACACGCTGCCTGCCGGTGGTGGCCCGTGGGTGCGGTCCTCGGACGCGAACAGCAGCGGGCAGGTCACCCCGGGCCTGTTCACGTTCGTCGAAGAGGGCAACACCAACGCCGACTCCGGCTGGATTCTGACCACCGACGGCGCGGTCACCCTCGGCACCACCCAGTTGACGTTCGCGCAGTTCTCCGGCGCCGGGCAGATCACCGCCGGTGCGGGTCTGACCAAGACCGGCAACACCCTCGACGTCAACGGCAGCACCGACCGGATCACGGTCTACGCCGACAACATCGACATCGCCACCACGTACGCCGGTCAGGCGTCGATCAACACGCTAGGCACGATCACTGCCGGCACGTGGAACGCCACCCCGGTCGCGGTGGCCTACGGCGGTACCGGCTCCACCACCCCGGCCGGGGCCCGCACCGCGATCGGTGCGGTCGGCAAGTACTCCCTGACCAACGGCGGAACTACCACCGACACCGTCACGCACAACCTGAACACCTCCGACGTCATGGTGTCCATCCGTCAGCTCTCCGACGGGCAGTCCGTAATCACCGACTGGGCCGTGCAGGACGCCAACACCGTGGTTGTCACATACGCCTCTGCCCCGACCGCCAACACCCTTCGCGTCACCGTGGTCGGTTGAGCCGGTATTCACTGACCCATGCCACAGATCCTCGGCTCGATAGAGCTGCCCATCTACGCCGAGCTACCCCCCACCGGCCAAGCTGGGCAGCTCTGTCGCGTCGCCGGAGTGATCTACCACTGGGACGGCGGACAGTGGGTCGCCCTGTGGCCGCTTTTCATCGGCCCCACCGCACCCACCAGTACGTCCCAAAAGTATTTATGGGTCAACACTTCCGGAAATGACCCAACCTTGTGGGTCGAGGACGGCGCATGACCCTGCGGCAGGTCATCTACCGCGTCGTGGAGCAGGGCGGAGGTGACCCCACCAAGTCCGGGATCACCGACTCCATCGCCCTATACGCCCGGGTCAACCTGGCTGACACCGTCGCCAGCGCCACCGACTCCATCGGCGTGCGCCTGAAGGCCGCCTACGCCGACACCGCCGCCGGCCAGAGCGACACCATCGGGCTGTACGCCAAGGTCAACGCCGTCGACACCGCCCCGCCCCAGAGCGACCAGCTCACCTCACTGGCCCTGACCGGCGCCGACACCAACGCCGAACCCGGCGATGCCATCACCGTGCTGCGTCTGGCGCTGGAGGGCGACACCAACCTCGTCCCGGGTGAAGCCATCAAAACTGGGTTCGCCGGACCAGCCCTGTCGGATTCTGCGCCGACGCCGATCGACGCGCGTCCCACCATCACCGTGCACACCTGGGCGGCCAGCCAGACCAGCTCCGGCAGCGGTGTCACCAACGGCGCCAACGCAGTCGGAGCGGCCAACGGCACCGTCGCCACCGTCACCGGCTCGGGCCTGCTGGCCACCAACAACACCCTGACCCTGACCATCCCCGTGGCCAGCGTCCCGGCCAGCGGCGCCAAGACCCTGCGCTGCTTCATCGGGTACACCGCCTCCCTGAACACCGCCTCGGTCACCTTCACCAACCCCGGCGGTTCCCCGGCCTCCGGAACCGTCCCGGTCGCCAACGGCGCCGTCGCCGGCACCCCCACCGCAGTGGCCCTGACCACCGTGGGTACCAGCTTCACCGTCACCATCACGATGAACGCCGCCGCCCTGCTGGCGCCCACCTACCTCGTGGACGCCGTGGAGATCCAGACCGTCAGCGTCATCTGAGGCACAGCGCTCGCGGGCACGTTCTGACCGCTGGCGCGCCGACATGAACCCCCATGGACCTCGAAGACACCGCACCACCGCTGATCGGCGAGTGGACCTTCACCGCCTACTACGGTGACAAGCTGCTCGACACCCTGGGCAACGTGCTCAACCGGGTCGCATGGCAGCTCACCGCCACCAACATCATCGTCACCACCGGCAAGCAGCTCATGATGGACCGCCTCTTCGGCCTGGGCGGCGTCAGCGCCATCAGCGGCCTGGCCGTGGGCACCAGCTCCACCGCCGCAGCCCTGAGCGACACCGCCATCACCAGCCCCGCCTACAAGGCGTTCGCCTCCACCCCGACCCGCTCGGGACTGGTGGTCACCGCCGTCACCAGCTTCACCACGGCCGAGGCCAACATCAACATTCAGGAAGCCGGCCTCATGACCGGCTCCGGTGGTGTCCTTTTCAACCGGCTGGCCCCCATCGGGCCCTTCAACAAGACATCCGCCGTGGCTCTGGACGTCACCGTTCAGATCACCCAGGCGTGATCCCGAGGTACATGGCATGGCCGACGACCTGAACGACGCGATCGACTCCCTGCGGTACATGGTCGCCCGTCCGGGCCTGTTCGAGACCCTGTACCCCGAAACCACCGAGGACATGCTGCTGCAGGTGCTGCTGGACGGCATGGCCGAGGCCCAGATGACCGGGCTGCTGCTGGATCACAGCTACACCGACGACGGATACATCAGCCCGCCCCTGTCGGCCGGGCAGACCGCGCTGGTGACCCTGTACGCCGCCGTCCGGTTCATCCGCGCCGAACTGCTCAACCGCAACACCTCCGTGGTGTACGCAGCCGGCTCGGCACGCTACGAGACGGTGCAGGCCACCAACATCCTGCGCGACATCCTCTCGGCCCTGAGCAAGCAGAAGGACGCCATCTCGGCCAAGCTCGAACAGGGCGGCACCGCCTCCGCCGGGACCGCGTTCTACATGGCCGACCAGTACCTCGCCCGCCTGTGGGATTCCTACCACCACGCGGGCGAAGTCGCGGCCGGGTGGTGATCTGAATGGCGACCCCACCCAAGGCGTACGGCATCCCGTACCAGTTCAACGCCGACCGCTTCCGCAATGCCATCCGGTTCGTCTTCGAGATGGAACAGCCACCAGAGTTCGCACGGCGCATCACGTTCCACTTCGAAGACGTCATCACCTACACCGGCAGACAGGACGGCGAGCGTGTGCCGTTCGATCCGACCCAGTCGGTGGTGCGCACCACCCCCACTCCCATCACCGTGCCGTGCGACGTGCAGTTCAAGAACCAGTCCGATGAGCCCACCGCGTTCGGTACCGTCGTGCCGGCGAAGGTGACGGTGCTGCTGCTGGATGTGGACTACGTGAAGGTGAAAGACGCCTCGTACGTGCACATCAACGGTGACAAATACCTGAGACACTTCGAAGAGCCGGCCTTTGGCCTGTTCGACGTGGGCCTGCACACCATGGTCTTCGTCGCCGAGAACGAACTGTAGGTGCACGAGAACGCATGGCTTCCGTCAGATTCCGCTCCCGCTTCCTGCACGCCACGTTCGTGGACGAGGTGAAGTCCAAGCTGGTCGGACTGGGGTGGATCACCCCGCCGGTCAACTTCGGGACCATGCCGGTGCAGGTCATCGACTACCAGCCCGACGAGCGCACCGAACCGATCAGGACCAACACGGTGGCGGTGTCGCTGGCGGACTACACCGCCGACGAGGACGAGGAACTGGGTACGCGCGGTGGCGGCCTGCGCAGCGCCCCGTACTCGGTGTATGTCGATGTGTTCATGGCCGAACAGGCCCTGTCGCAGGCCATCTGCGATGACATCCGTGATGCGTTCACCGACTACTCCCCGCCGCTGGTCGACCAGATCACCGGCTTGGTGGTACCGGACACCGAGATCGACATCGTCCAGATCGTGGGACCCGAACGTCCCGGTGCCAGCACCGGCGCGGAGAGTTTCCGGCGCTACTGGCGCACTATGCGCCTGGACGCCACGCTCTACTTCTCCAGCTAGAGCGGCCGATCACTGTGCTGGAACGGACGGAACATCTGGTGGGAGCGTGCAGTGGCCGGCAACAGTGCAGTGATGAGACTTCTGGGCGAGCAGCGTAAACGCTGTTACGCCACGATCCTGACTTCGGCCGAGACGTCCCCGTGGTGGAGCAAGCTGACCGCCACCCAGCAGCAGACGTACCGCGAGAACGTGCGCTCGGCCCTGACGATCTTCTACGACCTGACCCGCGACATCGTGAAGATCTCCGACGAGGACGAGGCCCTACGCAACCAGCACGCGCTGGAGCTGATCCGGGCCGTGCACACCCAGACCACGCACATCAGCGAAGCCCTCTCCAGCACCCGGTAAGGAGCGCGATCATGGCCGCCGGATACACGCCGTTCCCCAAGTCCAAGCGCGACCTGGCCATGATCCGCCGGGTCAAGTCCGACAACTCCGCCGCCATCCAGCGCAGACTGGACCGGCTGCAGAAGCTGGTCGGCAAGAACCTGCCGCGCGTGGTCGAGGACGCCAACAAGCGCTCGCTGGCCGAGATCCAGAAGCTGGCCCGCGCCAACCTCGCCGCCAGCTTGAAGTCCTCGCGCACCCAGCTTCGCACCGGCAACCTGCAGCGGGCCATCATGGACGACCAGTACTCCATCGCCGACGCCCGGCGCATCCAGTTCCTGCGCGATGAACTGATCCGCCCCGACGTGCCCTACTACCGCGCCATCGAGCACGGTGACCGCTCGCAGGTCGGCGAGAAGCGTCCCTTCGAGTTCCTGAGCAACGGGGGCCAGCGAGGTGGCCCCCGCCGTCGCTACACCACGCAGGTGCCTCCGCGTCGCGACGCCGCCATCACCCCGGGTCCCGGTGACCGGATCGTGGGCTCACGCGAGCGCTTCAACCAAGATCGCTTCGGGCGCAGCAAGCGCCGCTCGGCCGACCCGATCATCAGCCGCAACCGCCAGCGCATCAAGCCCGGCGGCGACAACGGCGGCCTGTTCATGGTGACCATCAAGAACCCGGTCCCGGCCTACCACTACGCCCAGCGCGCCCGGGAGCAGTTCCGCGCCAAGAACGTCTACAACACCGAGCTGAACCGGGCCATCCGGGCCAGTGGTCTGGACCGTGAGGGCATCAAGTTCGTCTTGTCCGGCCGGTAGGCCAGCAGGCGGGCTACAGGGGGTCGTAGTCGGCGTCGTCGAGGTCGAGGGCCAGCCCGTCCTCGTCGAGGCCGTACATGGCGTTGTGCGCGCGCTGCTGCACCCGCCAGTTCGCCACGTCGAAGGCGTGCCAGCCGGAGGTCTGCTGCTGCACGCTGTGCCCGGCCAGATCCCACAGGGCGATCGAGTCCTGAAACTCCGACTTGATCTGGTCGCTGACCACCACCCGGCGCGGCAGGGTGACCTCGGCCCACATCCATCCCAGCGCGATGTGCTTACTGCCGTACACGCGCACCGCCGGTTCGCAGTCGTACGCGCCGAAACGCCGGTGCCAGTGCGTGGCCTTCGAGGCGGCCAGACCGGCCTCGTTGGCCGCCTGCAGGTCCCCGGTATTGAGCAGGATCGCGCAGCGCGCCCATGCCTGCTGCACCTCATCACCCAGTGGGTCAGTGATTGTCCGGTTCACGCGTCTGGCCATCCCAGCACCGTAGGCACGAGGCAAACAGGGCACCAACAGGAGACCCGATCTTTCACCCGGTCGGCCTATTACTCGATTAGTGCTGCGACCTGGACGAATCCGTAGGCAGAGTCGGTGAGCCATCACGCCTACCGGCCTCGGCATGCCATACGTAGGCGCCACGATGACAGAAGGGTGATCCGCTTGGCCATCAAGGGCGGTGACCTGATCCACACCGGCAATCTGGTCCTCATCGACCGAGCGCAGACGGCCGGGCCGGGTCAGCTCAACCAGAACTCCGAAAAGATCTATGAGCTGGGCAATTACTACAGCCTCGCCACGGTCTATGACACCCCCGACCTCACGTTCAACCTCGAAAGCTTCGACGTCAGCGCCGAGTTCGAGGCACTGCTGCTGAACAAGCGTTTCTCAGTCCCGCTGGGTACGCAGACCGCCACTGTCGTGGGCAACCCGACCGGCGGAACGTTCACGCTGACCTACGGCGGTCAGACCACGGCCGACCTGCCGTACAACGCCAGCGCTGCGGACGTGCAGACCGCGCTGGAGGCCTTCTCGACCCTGGCTCCCGGCGACGTCATCGTCACCGCGACCAAGGCCGGCGGCCCCTACACGGTCACCTTCTCGGCCGCGTACCTGACTGGGACGACCGCGACCGCGCTGACCGCCTCGGGCGCCAGCCTCACTGGCGGCACCACCCCGGGCATCACTGTGGCCACCTTCGACGGCATCGCGATGCCCGACGGGACCGCGCTGAACCCGGCCGCCGCCGTACCGATGGACGTGGCCTCGGCGTTCAAGCCGGGCCTGAAGGACGCCAACCCGTACAACGCGGTCGGCGCTGCCGGTATCCCCTACCTGCAGCTCGAAAGCCTCTCGTACCGGTTCGGTGTCACCGACAACGCCCAGCAGACCGCCGGGCTGCGCGGTGACTCGATCTTCTACGTCCCGTCCTCGATCGTCGTGCAGACCGCAGCCGGCACCAACACCGCCGGGCAGACCGTGGTGGGTACCCACCCGGCCGTGGTCTACAAGGGCGACACCACCGCCGGTGACCGGTACGCCCTTTCGGTGTCGCTGGCCTCGGGCAAGCGACTGGTGCTGGGCCCGGACTACACCGAGTCGGTCACCGGAACCACGCTGACGGTCACGGTCACGGCTGCTGTCCCGACCACGGACACCGTCCGGATCATGTACGCCAGCTCCGACATCGCGCAGTTCCCGCAGGTCGTGCACGCCCCGGTGTCCCCGGTGCGACCGGCCGCCATCCGGGGCCGCAACGTCGTGGCGTTCATCGGCGGCACCTCGCTGTCGGACAAGTGGTCCTCGGTGCAGTCGGTGAACATCGACTGGCGCGTGTCGCTGGAGAAGGACGAGGAACTGGGTAACCCCCAGGCGGTCGATCTGGACTTCGACACGCCCGAGGTGTCCGGCTCTATCGACCTGAAGCCGCGTAACTACTCCGAGCTGTACGCCAAGATCTGCAAGACCGCTGGCGTCACCCCGGGGGAGGTGGTCGGCGCGCTGACCACCGCACCGCTGCCACTGCTGGTGAAGCTGTACTCCCCTGATACTCCCGGACTGGTGCTCAAGAGCATCTATGTCCCCGACGCCCGATTCACCCTTCCCGGGTACTCGGGCCAGGCCGGTCAGAACCAGAAGCTGACCGTCACCTTCAACTGGACCTCCGACAAGGGCGAAATGATCGTCTACAAGGGCGACTTCCCCGGCTGATCCATGCTGATGCGCTAACCTCGGACACGACCACGGATGGTCGCCCCCGAAGAAAGACCCCGCTGCCTGCGGTGCATGACGGCAGCGGGGTCTTTCGTTTTGCCCGCGCCTGCGCCGACGCCTCAATCGGAACTGGACTGGACTGGCACCACGGAACCGATTGAGGCACACCCATGAGCAACCGCTTCGCGCGGCTCACCCAGCTCTTCGTGGTCGGCAAGGCCGTCGAGCTACCCGGCAACGACTACCTGTGGGTCCAGGCGCTGAACACCTACCAGCGCCAAGAAGCCATGACCGACGCCCGCGTGGCCCGCGCCCGCATCATCACCGCCCTCAAAAGCGACGGCGCCCAACGCGAAGTCATCATCGGCCGCTACCACGAATACGGGCGCGAGGCGATGATCGAGGAGCTGTGCCGCGAGCGCTCGGTCAAGAAGATCGGCGAGTACATCTCGGACATGCGCGCCGATCCGGACTGGAAAGAGCGCATGGAGATCGTCCTTCGCACTGACGAGAAGGACACCGCCGTGCCCCTGACGGTGGAGGAGCAGGAGTACATCGCCACCGTCAACGCTGAGATCCTCGCCGAGATGAACAAGCGCGAGCAGGACGAATTCGAGTACCTGCAGCAGAAGTTCGCCGACCTCGACGAAGACGAAGTGATCGACGAGTACTGCGGGGAATGGTTCGACGGGCGCGGCAGCGACCTGGCGCAGGCCGAGTACAAGCTGACCGAGCTGTGGTACGCCACCCGCTGGTGCGACGCCACCCCACCGGCCAGCCCTGACGAGGAACTGGACCACTCACGCTGTAACGGCCACGAGGTCAAGGTCTTCGAGAACCGGCCCGACGTGAAGACCGCCCCCGAGCACCTGATCGCTCTGATTACTGCAGCGCTTGCCGACATCAATGAGGTAGGGGCTGACAGCAAGGACCCAAAAGACTTGGCCAGACGCCCGGCTTCATCCAGCTCGCCATCAACGCCAAACGAGCCGGCGGAGTCGCAGCCCTCTACGTAGACGGCACGGCGGCAGCAACACCCTGGTACCTGATGGAAGCCATCGCCCACGCGATGACCGTGCTGGACTGGCACGAACTTCCCAAGGGCGACAGGCCACGCGAAGAGATCTGGCTGGACGACGAGGCCATCAGCGCACACTTCGAGATGCTCGCGGAGCAGCGTGAGGCCCAATCACGCGGGGAAGAACTGATCCCCGACGAGGACATGGCACAGAACGAGCTGACAGCGCAGTTCAAGCGCTGATCACAGGGGCGGGAACACCGGAATGGCCGACGAGGCACTCGTCAGTTTCAGAACCGACATCGGCGAGACCGTCACTCAGGTCCGCAGCGGCCTGCGCGAGATCCTCGCCGAGGAGTCGGCGTTCAGCGCCAAGTTCGGCAATCTCAACAGCGCCGGTCTCACTCGCGCGCTGGGTGAGATCGACACCGCGCTGGAGCGCACCGGCGCCGAACTGCAGAAGCTGGCCGCCCTCGACAAGAAGGCGCTGGGCAACTCCAACTACGTCACCGCCGCCACCACGCAGCTACGCCAGCTCTCCACCGAGATCGGCCGCATCTCCGGCTCTAACGGCCTGACCATCGAAGTCGGCGTCGAACTGCGCCGGCAGGCCATCTCCCAGCTCAACTCCAAGCTCAACGCCGACCTCAAGCAGCTCAGCAACCGCGCCGAAAGCGGCCTGACCCCGCTCAAGGCCGAGCGGCTGGGCAACGTCACCAAGGGCATCACCACCTCTCGGCGCGACGTCGAGCGCGGCTTCAGCATCGGTCAGGCCAACCCGGTCGACTTCAAAGAAGCCCAGCGCGACGCCGACCAGCTCAGCGCCGCCCTCGACGCCGCCGCCGGCCAGGCCGAGCGCGCCGAGGACAACCTTGCCGTCGTCAACAAGGCCACCTCCAACGCCGCCCGCTCGGCCGGGGAGTTCGCCTCCTCCATGGCCAAGGCGGCAGCTAACGCCGCCAGCCTCGATCAGACCGTCAAGGACCAGCAGAACAAGACCGGCGCCAAGCCTGCCGTGCCCGCTGCCGGTGGCGGCCGGCAGCGCGGAGGCGGCAACGGCGACGACGGCTTCCGCATCCTCAACCCGCCCGGCGATGCCGGCGACGGTGAGGGCAAGAAGCGCTCCAAGTACGGCGAGCCCGTTGACCTGCAGGCCGAAGAAGACGCCTTCGCGCAGGCCGTCGATGAGGCGATCTTCAAGATCACCTACGGGCTGGACAAGACCGGCGCCACCTTTGCCGCCAAGGCCGCCGAGGTGCGCCGGATCGCGGCGATCATCGAAGCCAACTACAACAGCCTCGGTCTGGCCTTGGACGGCATCGACGCCAAGGCCATCCAGGAAGCGTTCCTGCGCGGGGACACCCCCGGCCGCGACGGTCGCCCCACCATCCGCACCGGCGACTACGCCCCCGGCGTCAACGAGTTCGGCCCCAACAACGGCCGGCTCTCGGACACCCGCTTCAACGAGAACCGTCCCAACGAGTACACCAAGACCGAGCGCGGCGCCGAGCGCTACATCCCCGACGCCACCGCCGGCCGCCGTTCGCAGGAAGCCCTCGGCGAAGACCTCGCCCGCGAGCTGACGCTGGCGCTGGCCAACGACCGGCGCGGCACCAAGGATCTGGTCGACCAGCGGGGCGGCACCTCGGTCCTGAAGGGTCAGAGCGGCGAGTACCGCGCCTTCAACACCCGCACCGGTGAAGCCCTCACTGGCGAGCAGGCCGTGCGCTCGCTGGACGCCTTCACCAACGCCACGCGTGAGTCCACCGAGAAGCTCAACAACCTGCGGCTGCTGACGGCCGGTCTGACCGAGGAGCAGGCGCGCGCCGGCAACCGGTTCAACCCCGACACCACCGTGGCTGTCGGGCGCAACCAGGTGGGTTTCCAGGACCCGATCACCAAGAACACGCGTGGTTTCGAGATCGGGCGCGACAAGCTGCCCACCGAGATCTTCGGTGAGGAGTTGGATGCGTTCCTCGCCGGCTTCAACCGCGCCGTCAACAAGGTCAACGACGTCCGCGACGCCGAGGCCAACCGCGCGTTCCTGCGTCAGGGTCGCGAGCCGGGTGGGGAGTTCGGCCCGCAGGTCACCACGGTCACCACGACCAACGGCCGGGCCGCCGTGGCCACCGACCCTCAGGGGGTCCTGCGAGCCTACAACGCCAAGACCGGCGAGAACCTCAACGTCGAGCAGACCCAGGACGCGCTGAACGCGTTCGCCGGTGCCCTGCTGAAGACGGCCAAGACCGCCGATGCGCTGAAGCTGCTGACCGACGGCCGGCGCGAGGGCGAGCGGTTCAACGACCGCACCGTGGAGATCCCCGGCAACCGGGCGATCAACTCCACCGGCGGCACCTTCAGCGCCTTCGACGTGCGCAAGCCAAACGAACCGGTCCAACTGCAGGGCGAAGAACTGCAGAAGGCCGTCGTCGACTACACCGAGTTCTTCGACAAGCGCGCCGCCGAACAACGCAGCCTCGACGACACCGAACGCCTGCGACGTGGCGCCGGACCTGATCAGCGGTTCAACCCTGCCGTGGTCGAGGTCAACAAGAGCCTCATCGCCGAATTCGATGCCAGCCTGACCAACGCCACCCGCTATTACAAGCTCGACGCCGATGGCATCGCCACCGAGATCGTCACCCGCGATGAGCTGGTGCGCGCCCAGCGCACCCTGGCCCAGGCCCAGTTGGCCGAGGCCGAGCGCTCTTTCAAGGAAGGGCAGGAGCGCAACAAGCTCAACAACCGCCAAGACCTGATCGAGGGCGCCGACCCGACCAAGAACGGTGGCTTCGCCGAAGGCGTGGTCCCGCTGACCGGCGGGTACGTGGCGGACCTGCGTAACGGCGTGCAGGACTTCTACAAGAAGTCCGGCGACGGCTTCGTGAAGCTGGGCGAGATCTCCGCCGAGCGTCAGACCGCTCTGGGCAAACTGCTGCAGAAGCAGGCCGCCGACCTCGCCAGCGATGAAGCGACCAAGAACGCCCGGCGCCTGTACGACGCGAACAACAAGGGCACCGGGCTGGTCGAGAACGCCAAGCGATACGCCGGCCAGGACGTCACCATCCTTGAGGACGGTGTCCGCCAGTTCTACAAGAAGGTCGCCGACGGGCTGCGACGCGTCGAACCGGGCACTGTCGAGTACGAGCAGGAGTCGGTCAAGTACAACCGTGGTGGTGGTTCCGGGCGCGGCATCGGCGGCGGCTTCGTCCATGGCCTGACCAGCGGTGGTTTCGGCGGCTCGCGCGATGAGGGTTTCCTCGAAGGAATCGGCACCGCCGCCGGCACGACCCTGAAGTACTCGGCCCTGTACGGCGTACTGAACATCCTGCAGGGGGTCCTGTCTCAGGCCGGGCAGGAGATGGTGAACTTCGCCGACTCCAACACCGACCTGCAGATCGCACTGGAGAACGCGACCGGGGCGACGCAGGAGGCCAACGAGGCGGACAAGGAGTGGCTGCAGACACTGGAGAAGATCTCCATCCAAGCTGGCTCCAACGTCGGTGACGTCCAGGACGTGGTGGCAGCCGGTATCCGCACCATCGGCATCAACGCTGAGCTGTCCACCGAGCAGGTCAAGGTTCTGGGCACCGAATTCGCCCGCCAGGCCCAGATCATGGCGGTGCTGGCCAAGACCGACATCACCGACGCGGCCGGCAACCTGCGGGCCATCGGCAACTCGTTCAACATTCCGCTGCAGTCCAGCGCCCGCGTCAACGACGCGTTCGTGGTCGGCAAGAACGTCGGTGGCGGCGACGAGGCCGAGACCGCTCAGGCGGTTGCCTCGGCGGGTGAGTCCCTGAAGTCGGCCGGTTTCACTATCGAGCAGGCGTTCGCGCTGGCCTCGCGCATTCAGGCTGCCACCGACCAGACCGGTGCGGCGGTCGGTAACAAGCTCTCGCGCATCGTGTCGATCGTGTCCGGCACAGCCGGGCAGAAGGCCATCCTTGAGGCCAACAGTCAGCTCCCGCAGGACGCCAAGGTCGACATCTCGGCCGCGCCCGAGGAACAGTTGCTGGCGCTGTCCAAGGCGTACAACGCCGGTCAGCTCGGGCAGGGCACGATCAAGAGCCTGACCAACTCCCTCGGTGGAACTTCCTCCGCCAAGGAACTGATCACCATTCTGGAGCAGTATGCCCAAGTAGCGGGCGAGGTCGCCGAAAACACTGACATTGCAGGCAAGGCCAACGAGGAGTACGAGAAGCGCCTTGAAGACCTGAGCCAGAAGGTCCGTGAATTCAAGGGTGCGTTCTCGGCCATCGTCGTCAATCTGACCCAGTCCGGCCTGCTGGACCCGCTACTGGCTGGCTTTGGCGCGCTCGTCGAAGTTCTGAAGTTCGTGGCTGCTGCTGGCGCAGCGGTCAATACGTTCGTGGACGGCTTGGGCGTCATCGGTGAGGTCGCTCCCGGCATCGTCATCACCACCGTGGCCATCCTGGCCTTGGGCAAGGCCATCAGAGGTCTGGAGACCTTGGGTGGCGGCAGCTTGGCCAAGGGCATCACGACCGCTGCGCTCAAGGTCGAGGAGCAGGTCCGCCCCCGCGTGGCGGAGGCCCGCGCGGAGAACGCCTCCCGTAAGACCTCGGCTGCCGACGGTGCACTGGCCGGTGCCGCCAGCACTGCTGGGACCACGACCACGGCGGCTACCGGCGCCTCCCGTGCCGCGACGGCGGCTGGCGCTCAGGTGGCCACCACGGTCACTCGTTCGGCCACCGCAGCCGCCGCCGGAGCTGCTGCAGCCGGAACCGGGGCGGCAGTCGCCAGCGCGGCCACGATGAAGGCGGCCATTGCCACTGCAGCCGCCACTGCCGCGACCACCTCGGCCGGGACGACTGCAGCTACGGCCACGGCCGCTGCTGCCACCGTTCGGGCGCAGATCGCGGCGGCAGCAGCACAAGCCGCTGCCGCCACAGCCGCAGCGGGGGCCGCAGGAGGCGCAGCAAGGCTCGCTGAGGGCCGCGCCCGGCCCATCGTGCCCGCAGTTGAAGGAGCCGCTGCAGGGGCCGCTGGCGCCGCCGCGAAGGCTGGGCGACTGGCGGGCGTCGGCGCTGCCGCCCGCACGGCCGGAAGCGTTGCCCTAGGGGCAGCCGGTGGGCCCATCGGTCTGGCCATCACCGGCGGCATCCTGGGCCTGACGGCACTGGCCGGGCTGAAGTCCAAGTCCGACGAGCTGGGCGCGGCGATGGAGGACGCCACTACCGCCGCTGATGCCCTCAGTGATCTGGACATCAGCCCGGAGTCCACCAGCGCCGAGATCGTGGACGCGTTCAAGAACCAGGCATCGGCTCTGCAGGCTCAGATCGACCAGCTCGACGCGGCTAGCAGCGGGTTGACCGCCGGGTTCGTGAACATCTTCACCGGTAAGGCCGACGACGCCAAGGAGCAGATTAAGGCTCTGCAGGCGCAGGAGACCTACGCCGAGCAGCAGGCCAAGAAGTTCACCGAGTTCTCCACCGACATCTCCTCAGGTTTGTCGGAGCTGTCGGTGTTCGGTGACCCCACCAGCATCACCGTGGACAGCCTCAACCAGGGCCTGTCGACCCTGTCGGAGCAGGCGTACTCCTCGGCCGACCGGGTGCGACTGCTCTCGGAGTTCCTCGGCCTCATCCCCGGGGTGAAGGGCAGCACCCCGGTCAGCGACGCCGACCGCACCAAGATCGCCGCGACCAACACCGCCAGCTTGGTCACCAACGCCCCTGACACGATCGAGGCCACCCGCACCACCAAGCCGCAGTTCTTCTCCAGCTCCCCCTACCTGCCGGGCACCATCAACGTGCCCACCGCTCCCTACAAGGCGCAGGTGGACAACAGCCAGTACAAGAAGTTCCTGCAGGACAACTCCTCCAGCCTCAACAGCGCCTACAAGGACGCCCTGCCCGACGTGGCCGAAGGAGCCAACGGCGCCTACTCCACCGAGCAGATCGCCACCATCGCCAAGACCGTCGCCGCTCAGGCCAAGGCCGACTGGACGAAGGTCTACAACAACCTGTCCCCGGCGCAGAAGGCACTGCCGGAACTGCAGCCGGACGCCATCGCCAAGCAGGTACAGGACGGCATCACCGCGCAGCTCACTCCGGCCAAGGTTGATACCACCAGTGCCGCTGCGATTCTGGCCGCCATCACCGGTTTGAAGACGGTGTACGAGTCGCAGATCGCCACCGCGACCACGTACGCGGAGAAGTCCAAGCTGATGGACCAGGAGCTGGCGGCCATCGACGCGGAGATCGCCAAGTTCACCGGCGACAAGTCCAGCGCCGAGTACGCCGGCCTGCTGGAGGCGCGTAACAGCGTGGCCCAGTCCAACCTCGACTCCTTCATCTCCTCGGGTGAGGATCTGCGCAAGGCCCAGCAGGCCAAGGCCACCACCGACGCGCAGGTCAAGCAGATCGGTGAGGCGTTCTTCGTCGAGGCCGTCCAGAAGGCGTACGACCTGGGTGACGTCGATGCCCTGATCGACCTGTTCAACGAGGCCAACAAGGCCGAGGTCGCGATGGCCGAGTCCATCGTCAAGGGCAACCTCAAGGCCAAGAAGGCCGCCGCCGACGCCGAAAAGGCCAACAACGCTGCCATCGACGCCGCCCGCGACGCCGTGGCCGGAGCCGAGTCCGACAACCCCGACACCCCGGCGGCCCCGGGCGCCGAACCGGGCACCTTCGGCAACGGCGCAGGTGTTTACAAGAACCCCGACGACCCCTACGCGGTGGACCCCGACACCGAGAAGAAGGCCAAGGAGAAGAAGTCCAAGGACGCACAGGAGGAGTACGACCGGGCCAAGAAGGGCGCCGACGCCTTCGATGAGGCCAAGGACCGCTCCACCCCGGCCGACGAGGGTGGCTCCATCGAGACCGGCGAGGACGCCGACCAGCCCAAGACCCCTTTCGAACGGCGCCAGAAGAAGGCCGAACTGGCCATCGCCGAACGCAACGCCACCTCGTTGGCCGACGCTTCGCTGGACCAGTCCGACCGCGCGGTCAAGGACGCGCAGCAGCGCGTGGATGCCTACGTCACCAAAGCCCAGAAGAACACGCCCGAATACTGGGCGGCAGTCAAGGAACTCAACGACGCCAAGTACAAGAACGCCATGGACGAGATCGACGCCATGGACCGCATCGGCCTGACCCAGATCGACTCCACCGACCCCATCGCCGTCGCCGCGCTGCAGGCCGCCACCGCCAAGACCAAGCGCGAGGAAGCCGAGAAGCAGGCCGACAAGGCCGGCCTGAAGGGCCGCAAGCGCGCCGACTACCTGTCGAACTTCGTCAACGACGAGCGCTCCAAGAACGCCTCCCTGCAGAGCACCTCGGAGTCGGAGTACCTGTCCAACCTGCAGACCTCCCTTGATCTGGGACGCATCTCGCACAAGAAGTACCTCGAAATGCTGAAAGCTCGCCGTGACCAGCTCTATCTGGAGGCCAAGGCCATCGGCCGGGGCAACGAGGGGTACGCCCAGACCAAGAAGCTGGCCGACGAGGCGGCCAAGACGTACAAGGACGCCGTGGAGGGCATCAACGACCAGTTCAACCTCGGTGACATCAAGGTGCCCACCGTCTACCAAGTGCGCAAGTCGCTGAAGGAACAGACCACCGGCCAGGTGCTGGGCAACAACGGGGCCATGTCGGCCGCCGGCAACGTCACCAACGACAACTCCACGCGGAACGTCATTCTCAACGGGGTGCCGGTCGAAACGATCCTGACCATGATTCAGGACCTGTTCGGCGTGAAGGCCCGGTCCACGGCGAAGCGGAGAATCGGCGCGTGAGTGTCCTGAGATGGAAGCTGAAGGACCCGTACGACACCACTTCAGCCGGCACGTACACCTTTACGCGCAACCCGCGCAGCATGACCTCACCGTTCCCCGAACGGCAGGTGTCCTCCTATGCCACCAGCGCGGGCAAGACCCTGACCTACGAGGGCGCCACCCCGCCCAAGCAGTGGTCGTTTTCGGGGCCGATCCTGCACAAGGGCGAGATCGACGCCCTGTACAACTGGGTCTACAACAAGAAGCGCCGCATCCTGCTGACCGACCACTTCGGGCGCCAGCTCACACTGGTCATGCAGTCCATGGACGTCCAGCCGGCCCGGCGCACCGGGTACTACTGGAGTCACGACTACACCGTCACCGCACTGGTTCTGGACATCAGCGCCCCGACGGTCACCGATGTGGGGCCGCGCCCGTGAGAGACGTTCCCCCCTCGCTGGCGCAGGCATGGCGCGACGGCATGTTCGTGGGCGACCGCAAGGCCGTAGCCCGCATCACCGTGCAGCATCCCGGTATGTCCTTGCGGAACTGGTCTTTGCTGCCGGTGGGCAAGCAACGCCTCATCGACCGGATCAAGCGCAAGACCAAGGTGAAGACCCAGGCCGCCAAAGAGGCGGCGTTCAAGACGTACCGGGTCAACCAGACGTACGCCGACTTCCTGTTCACCAAGCTGAGCAAGCCCCGCGAGCTGCCCAACGTCAAGACCGTGGAGTGGCAGCGCAGCCTCGACTCCGACGTGGCCGACTGCACCATCACCATCCTGAACACCCGGCCCCTGCCCTTCGGGGCCAAGCCCGTCGCCGGGCAGCTCGATGAACCCGGCTACTACACCTTCGACCGGGGCGCCTCCAGCTTCTCCAGCCGCTGGAAGCAGGTCCGCAACGAATGGTTCGGACTGCTGGTGCCGGACAACATCATCCGCACCTACGAGGGCTACGGCGCGGACTTCTCCGTCGCACCCGAACGCGACCCCCACCTCGTGCAGACCGGCGTGTGGATCATCGACACCGTCAACATCTCCACCGACGGCACCATGAGCATCAAATGCCGCGATATCGGCCGGCTTCTGCTGGACCAGATCATGCTGCAGCCGGTCTGCCCCGAAAGCTTCTACGACACCGGCTGGGAAGGCTGGCCCGACCCGGTCACCACCGTCAAGAACCTCCCGGCCGGGCCGAAGCTGGCCTTCACCCCGCAGGATTCCTCGAACACGCCGTGGATCGGCAACGGCACGGTTCAGGGCCACACGCTCGCAGCAGCTTTCGACGGCAATGCCAACACCTACTGGCTGTCCATCGGGAACGTCGCGCCCAGCCGCCGCTTCGCCTACGAGTGGATTCAGGGCAAGGTCAACAACCAGACCCTGAACAAGGTCCGGTTCCGGACCAAGAAGAAGGGCTACGTCGCCTACATCTCCCTGAAGGTCAACGGGCAGTGGATCGGCAAGCAGACGATCAACTACCACGAGGACGGCATCGGGAAGAACGACGGCGACATCAAATACCACAAGCACGTCTCCGTCGACACCGAGAACTACATCGAGGTCACCTTCGCCCCGGTCAAGAACGTCGAGGCCGTCCGCCTGACCTTGGGCAACCTGCAAGACTTCCACATCGGCACCTACACCTACCGGGGCGGCATCCGCGACATCGAGGTGTACGCCGTCCCGGCCGCCGCCAAAAAAATCAGCACCACCACCAAGGTCGTCACCGGCCCAGCCGGCTCCAACCCCGGCTACTGCCGCGACTACACCGACATCATCAAACTGATCTGCGCCTGGGGCGGCTTCTACTGGCCCACCACCGGGCGAAACCGCTACTCCGACGGCACCTACGTCAAGGTCGCCCCCATCCGACCCGACTACAAGGTACTCGGCCAAGGCGTACACGGACGCGTGTGGGGTGACTTCATGCAGTCCGGGACCACCCCCATCGCCGCACTCGAATGGTCGAACTTCGACCAGAAGCCCCTCATGGACGGCATCTCCTACATCCGCGACATCCTCGGCTTCGTCTTCTTCATCGACGAGGGCGGCGCGGTGCAGTGGCGCCTGCCCAACACGTTCAACTTCGGCTGCTACCGCTCGGCCTACTCAGCCAAGCCCGGTTACACCAAGGACATTCACCTCATCGACGAGCGCACCATCCTCATCGACCTCGACGTGACACTGGACTCCAAGAACGTGCGCGAGGCGATCTTCGTGGGCCAAAAAGCCGGCAAGCGCGGCGCCTACGCCCCCGGCTACAACCCCAACCCCACCGGCATCCGCCGCGTCGGCGGCTGGATGGACCAGGACTTCGCCTCGATCAAAGAATGCCAGCGGATGGCCGACATGATCAGCCTCGCGCAGCTTTTCACCTACCGCACCGACCGCGTCCGCATCCCCGCCAACCCCAAGATCCAGATCGACGACCAGGTCCGCATCCTCGAACGGGTCTCCTCCGAGGGCTACATCCACTACGTGAAGTCCATCGGATCATCACTGGACATGGAATCTGGCCAGTGGACCTATGATCTGGAGACGCACTGGCTCGGACAGGACCCCCAGGCCAAGTGGCTGTTCCAGCCCGAGCAGCTCTACCACGTCACCCAGGAGTACACCGCCGAGCTGGCCGCCGCCCAGAAGGCCGGAGCCGGCATCACCGCGCGCGGCGCGCAGGAGGAGTAGGAGCCATGGTCCGACCACAGTTCCACTTCGTCGAGAACGCCGCCTCCGACCAAGCCTCCCGGCTGCAGGCGCAATCGCAGAACACCACGCGCCGGGCCACCGCCGAAGCCACCTTCGAGGCCCGAGGCGTCGGCACCCGCCAGATCAAGAAGCCCATCATCTTCTCGGTGACCTTCAGCGAGGAACCGCATTTCGTGTCCGGCTGCGCCACCGTGGTCAACGCCGACAACAGCCAGTACTTCGACCCCATCGGTCACTGCGGCATCTACCAGTGGAAGATCAACGACAAGGGCCAGTACACCGGCGCCTACCTCTGGGTCAGCGTCCAGGTCATCGCCAAAACCGTGGCCTTGCCCAACCTCAGCGCCCAGCCCACCACCCTCACCCGCGAACAAGTGCTGCAGAACCTGAGCGACCGCCTCAACGCCCAAGCCAAGGCCGCCAAGGCTCTGGCCAAGACGCGCACCATGATGTACCTGACCTTCACCGGCCGCGCCGTCAAGGACATCGGTCAGCCCGAGAAGGCGGCCACCGTCACGCCGCGCAAACCACCCGGTTTCAACTTCGCCAACGCCGAGAACAACTAGCCCCCTAGCGGATCAGGACCAGCACGCATGGCCTCGCAGACACCACGGTTCCAGCTCAACTACTTCGGCGGTGACACTCCCGGCACCCTCGACGAGGACGCCGACAAGTACACCAGCGAGGACCGTCTGACCATCGACGCCGTCCTGACCGCCCTCGAACAGCACACCCACCGCCTCACCACCAAGGTCACCGGCCCCGACCAGCCGCTGACCCTGACGCGCTCGCAGGCCGGTTCGCTGGAGGCGGGCACCACCTACTACTACTGCGTCTCGTTCGTGGACTCCAAGGGACTGGAGACCACGGCCGGACCCGAAGCCTCCATCACCACCCCCGATTCGCTGGCCACCCCGGACATTCCGCAGGGCGAAACCTCCTACGTGGCAGGCAATGACCTGATCGCGGGCCTGTACTACTACGCGCTGACAGCCCTGAACGATGATGAAGAGTCCGCGATCTCGGACCCGGCGTTCATCACCCTCATCGACACCGACAACACCGTCACCTTGACCCTGCCCGCGCTGGAGGACGGCGCCACGAGCTGGCAGGTGTGGCGGATGGCCGACCAAGACCCCGGCTACACCCGGATCGGCACCACCACCTCCACCACGTTCGTGGACGACGGATCGGTGTCCGCCGGCCAGTACGGCGACCCGGCCAACATCCCACCCGCCGAAGCCACCGGCAGCGACAACTACTCCGTCACGATCGCCCTGAGCGGCGATGACGTCACCGAGATCCAGAACTCCTCCGGCTGGCGCATCTACCGCTCCACCGTCTCGGGCAACTACGACGCCGCCGCCCTGGTGCACGAGGTCATCGAGCGCACCGAGGAGACCGACCCCACCGCCCCGCTGCTGAGCGAATGGCTCGACGACGGCGACGCCACCCTGACCGGCTCACCCAAGCTCCTGTCCAACCAGCTCGACATCCCGCCGTTCACGTTCGAGCAGCACACCGCCGGGGCCCTGCCCGCCGCGACCAGCTACCCGGACAACTACCCGATCATCGACACCAACCTCGTGCTGTACGTCGCGCGCGCCGGGGCGTGGCAGACCATCACCGGCGGCAGCGGCGGCATCCAGCGCGGCGTGGCCACCTACGTGGGCACCGACGCCATCCCGGGTCCCACCGGCAGCCGCGCCGGGGACCTGTACTACAACAGCGCGCTGAACACGTGGACCGTCCTGTCCACCAACGGCCCGACCGGGCCGAGCGGCTCTACCGGCCCGAGCGGGCCCACCGGCTCGACAGGAAGCACCGGCTCCACGGGATCGACGGGAAGCACCGGCGCGACCGGCTCGACGGGGCCGGCCTACACCCCGCCGACCATGGCCCGCATGGGAGCGATGCGCTACAACCGGGGCTACCAGAACAACCAGTTCAACGTGACCGACCCCAGCAACACCGCCTTGGTCATCTCGCTGTACGACAACCCCGGCACCGACGGCGCCGGCAACATCAACACCTCCGTCACCTTCGACCCGGCCCCGCCCGCCGGACAGCCGCAGGCCGTCTACGGCACCCCCTCCTACGCCTTCGCCTACGGGGACGGCAGCGGCCTGACCGCCACCGTCACCGCCCTGCCCGGCGGCGCCATCAACACCACCTACACCGCCTACAGCTCCCCGTCCAAACTGCTGGGACAGATCGTCGTCGTCCTCGACTTCCCCGCCCAAGGCGTGGCCATCTCCGACGCCACCGGATCGGTCGTCACCGACGCCAGCGCCATCAGCACCAGCGTCACCACCCCCGGAGCCCCCACCACCACCGTGGCCATCGCCGTGGGGAACCTGCAGTCCGAGGCGGCATGGAATGCCGGGACCAGCAACGAGGTCACCGTGGCGCGCACTGCCGGGGCCAACACCACCAACAACCCGTTCAACTCCACCCAGGACTTCTACCGCGCCAGCGGCAGCAACAGCGGCATGGTCCCCCTGTACATCGGCTCCTACGCCACCACCGCCGCCGGCATCGAACTGGACTTCACCGCCACCCAGTCCGGCGCCGCCCCCCTCGGGGCGCTGCTCATGGTCATGGCCCTCAGCCCGGAGTTTGCCGGTGGTGTCGGATGATCCAAGACTTCCCCGCCCTGAACGTCAGCGGCTACCACCCCGTCGTGGCCGACGCGCTCGCCCAGGACGCCGTCATCGGCAACCACCCGGTGTTCTGCGAGTACGACTACAACGACACCTCGTTGATCTACCAGCTCCCCGGCCTCTACCTCTCCGGCGAGGGCGCCACCTTCGACACCGTGCGCATCGGCTCACGCATCCGCTGCAGCGACCCCGACCCCACTCTCAAACCCGAGTACGACCCGGCGCTGTCCAGCGACACCTCGGCCACCATCACCGTGGACCCGGGCCTGCGCAAGGCGGCCAGCGAGAGCAACTACCACTACCAGTCCGTGGACCCCGTCACCGGCCAGCCCTCCGGCCCGACCGCCGTCAGCGCCACGGTGCGGCTCTTGGACCCCCTGCCAACCCTCGGGCAGACCACGCCGTTCTACATCCAGTTCAGCCCGGTCCAGCACTACGCGGTCAAGACCGTCGACCACCAAGGCAACACCATCGGGCTGGGCTACGTGCCCTACGACGTGTTCGGGCGCCCCTACGGCTACGGCTACCACTACGAGTTCGTTCAGGGCGAACGACCGGCCACCGGGCTGGTCTCCGGCGGGTTCGGGGCCATCGAGTTCTTCCGCGAGGTCAACAACGTGCGCACCGTCATCGGCTCCTACCGGCTCATCGGCAGCGCGCTGGCCTCCAGCACCGACGGGCCGATCCTGTCCTCGGCGCCCCAGACCTACATGTTCGACTGTGACGCAGGAGCGCAGCCCACATGACCCTCGCCGAGTACCTGGCCCAAGCCCAGTTCGCGAAGAAGAAGTACGCCCGCGTCACCATGGTCATCGACGTGGACACCGGCCGCTCCGGCGAGACCAACTACGCCTTCCGCATCCTCGCGCCCAAGAGCATCACCAACGTGGTGGCCACCAACGACAACTACGCCCTGACCCTGCTGAACGGCAACCCGCTCAACCCCTCGGTCACCGCCAGCGTCATCGACGTGGCAATGAAACTACCCGAGCAGGGAGCCCAAAGCTGCGGGGTGTCCTTCGACCTCGTCCTGGACGGCAAGCCACTGGTGGCCAGCAACGGGCAGAGCTACATCTTCGCCGTGCGCCAGGACGGCCCCCGCACCGCCCGCAACCCCTACTACGACCCGGACAACTCCGGGAACACCTACGCCAGCAACGAGGACGACCAGTACTACGGCCCCCGCCCGGACCTGCACCCCGGTAACGAGTTCGACGACGCCGGAGCCAACATCGCCCCCGACGAAGACGTGTGGCTGCGCTCGGCCATCACCGGTATCGACATCAACCTCGTCGACCCCGGCGCCAGCGACATGAGCACCCGGGAGATCTACAACCAAGGCAGCTTCGCCGGGGACTGAGCCGGCCCGGACCCGGGAGCTGAGCCATCAAAGGCAGACGGCGCCAGCACCGACCAGAACCCCCCGGCGTCCGGGTGCGATCACCCTAACCGCTCACGCGGACTGGGCAATGCTGACCCGGTGACCGGGCCGGTCGTGCAGCAACTCGGAGCGCTCGTCCCAGAACCGGTCATTCTTCGAGACCGTGGGCGAGGTGTCGGAAGTCCCCGCCCGCTGGCCCACCAGCAGCGGTGTCGGGCAGTAGACCCGCAGCATGTCCTTCTGCAGCGCCGGCAGGTAGTGGTCGATGTGGGTACTGGCCTTGCTCCACGTGCGGATCAGCAGCGGCATGGCCTTGTCCCGCACGATGTACCCGTGGGTGCGCACCGTGCCCGTGCATCGCTGAATGCGCCCCTCCCACACCGGGTCCTGCCAGTGCTGACCACCCAGCATGATCATGTCCCACGAATCCGGGACGTGGGCGGCGAACTGCTTCCACCGCAGGCCGAAGTCCTCCACGAAGATCGCGTCGTCCTCCAGCACCAGCAGACTGCCCACACCCGAACGCCACGCTTGCGTCAGCTCCCGCACGTGGGCCTGCGCGCACCCGAACGCACCGGCCGAGGCACGGAAGTACCCCGGAGCTTCTGCGGTCACACCCGGCACCGCGCGGGGCACCGGGAAGGGCCAGCGCTCCGTCGGCCGTTCACGTTCGAACGCCTTCAACCGCTTCTTGCGCGTCGGCAACGAAATCACGACAGCGTCGTCGATGTCCATGCGCAGAGGATCGGGCTGGTTTCGGTTGCAGAGCAGGTCGAAAAGCCACTCATGGTTACTCTCCCGCTGGACGTCCTCAACCTGGTGCTGGCCGCCGTGCTGCCCATGCTGACCGCCCTGATCACCGCCCGCTGGGCCAACAGCGCCGTCAAGACCGTCGTGCTGGTCCTGCTGTCCGTCATCGCCGTCGCCCTGCAGGGCGTGCTGTCCGACGACGGAATCCTCCATGTGCGCGAGTTCTTCATCCAGACCTGCCTGCAGTTCCTGCTCGCTACCGGTGCGCACTTCGGACTCCTCAAGCCTCTGTCGGTCACCGGTTCCACCGGCGTGGTCGCATCCACCGTGCCCCAGGGCATCGGCGGCCCGGCCGACAAGCCGGGCAACGTGGCCGACGGCGCGCCGAACTGATCCACCCCTGACCGCTCACGATCTGCGTCCAGCAGGGAAAGACCGACGGCGCGACCAAACCGGTCGCGCCGTCGCCTGTTTCACCGGGGGGCCCTGTCTACCCCACGCCCACCCCGGCCAGCATCAACCCTTTGCCCGACGCCCTCACCGGTAGAACGCTGTTCCGAAACACTTCACGGCCGCGACGTCTCGCCCCGAAACACCCGCTGACCTGCAGGTATACCCCACCCGGCGACCCCCGGGTAGTAATGACGCTCCGTCACGCGTGACGCAGGATGTGGATAACCGCCGCGACAGCAGAACACGCACCCCTCCACCCCGGTTTCCGAATGTCATCCGAACACCCCAGGAGCCTGCAAACGCCCAGGTCAGCGGCCCCGCATCGAACATTCGTTCGCAGTGATGTCCGATCTGCTGGCTTTCGCCGCTGGCGCGGTGTCTGGACTTTGCCCGGCGCCCCGACGTAGCTTTCTGCCACCACGAAGCGTGAGCGGCAAGCCCCCTCCGAAGTGGATTCAGTCGAACGACCGACCCAAGGGGGTCTGCTAGTCATGGGCGAAAACACGCAGCCCGGAGTTCCTTCCACGTTCGTGGACCGCGAGCAGTTCATCGGCCAGGAGATCGCCCCTGTGCTGGCCAAGTACATGCGCTGGAAGGGGCTGCTGTTCGTGCAGGCCCACCTCGCGGAGATCGAGCAGGGCGTGGAGGGAACGCTGGGTCTGGTCCTGCCCACGCCGGCCAACCCGGTCATCGAGCCGTTCTGCGAGCACCGACTGCGACCAGAACTGTCGTAGGCATGAGCTAATCTGCCGGACGGGCAGCACGTTCCACCCGGTACGCCCGTACCACCACAACTTCACACCACCCGGTTGAGGCGAGGCCGCAACCTGGGCACCACGACCCGAGGGGTCGAAAGGGGCCGAC